GAACTTCCATGTATCTAAAATTGAATGTTTAAAACTTCCGCTAACATTGGTTTTGCGTAATGCCGACTGCTCTCCAGCATCAGCAAATTTTTGTTTCATTCGTATTCTTTGTTCTTCGTTCATAATTTAATTGTTAAAAGGTAACTATAAAACTTTACTTTTCAGTCATTTTGTAAAGGTGTTGGTTGACTGTTGCGCCTATACATTAGTTAGGTAAAGTGGGCGACAGGATTCAAACCTGCGTTCATCGTGTCTAACTTAATAGAGCCTCGTGCATTCATCATCTGTCTGCCACGCCCACCTATCCCATAACATGGGCTAAAACGCAATAGCTTCAATTGGTTTCCCATCTTTTGCAGGTCTTTACACTATCTCAGATTTTCGCCCTACTCATAGTTTATTATACCGCTACTGCGTTTAGCCCAATTCCGTTATTCACACCCCAAACTTACAAAAAATGTAAAAGCCGGGGTGTTACCCCCGGCCTCTACTGCTTACCACTAAACCCAAAAGGGTTATTTTTGACTCGCTGAGGAGTCTGATAAAATCTCAGCTATTATAACTTTAATCTCTTCAGGATTTACGCTGTGAAGGTCGATTAAATTCATAATGGCTGTTTTATCATCAATATAGTATTCTTGGAAAGTCTCAATTGTTTTACGCTCTTCCATTACTGTTTTGCCACTAGGACGCTTGGTTACTTTAAGCATTCTAGGGTCACCGTTATCATCTAATCTTGGTAGCATATGTAAAGTTTGTTTAGAAACTTTAGAGATAACTACCATGATTTTGCTTTCTGGGTCCATTATACATTCTACATAAGGGCACTCGTTGCTTATAGGTATAAGCTTTGCTGTTTGCTTGCCATTCCACGTTGATTTGATAGCAAGCATTGTTGGTTTAATACTGTTGTTTTTCATTTAATTTTTGGGTAAAGTTAGCTAATTAACGCTTTTCTATCAAAATCTTCCACTAAAGATACTAGTGATTCCTTTTCTAAATCCGGCACAGAGCACAGCTCGCCAACGCTTTCTAAAAGCTCTTTAGGAACATCTAGTAGTTTCGCATAGATTTCAAAATATTTTTTTGGATTCAAGAAACTGTCTATGTAGACAGAACTTGAAGAATTATCACCAAAGAATTTTAAGATGATATTCTTTTGATTATTACTAAACTTTGAATATTTACCGCTTAGAAGGTAATACCAGTCAGATTTATGCTTAGACATATCAAATATGTAAAGTCCTGTTTTATCATCTACAAGATGAAATCTTTCAAAGTATTTAGAGCTTCGTAAGTGTATCTTTTCAAAGTTTATAAATTCTGCATCCTCACGCATATGATATTTGCATATCAAACGCATGTCTTCAGGAACAAGGTGCCCCACCCATGAAACATAAGTTTCAATGGGTGTGACACTGCTTCCTCGTTTAACACCTAAAACCGGATACATAAAGGCTTTAGATTTTTGGAAATAATCCGTGTACAAAGATTCGATAACCATGGGGTTTACAGTTTTACATTACCAACTAAGAACTCATAGGGAAGACTAAATGAGCGATTTGAGTAATGATAACTTGCTTTGTTGAGTACATCTGTAAGACGTTCTTGCCAAACATTCATAGTTTCGTCTGTAACATCGAAAACATAGCACATGTTGAACTTATCAACTACCACAAAGTGAAAGTTGATTTTCCACATATTAGCGTCTGGTTTACTGAGAACTAACTCGTGGTGAACCATTCTGACGTAGAGTGCTGCCTGTAACCAATAATTATAGAACTCTATTGTTGTTGGAAACTCGCTGAGTGTTTTACCACTTGTCTTAAGGTCACATATTGTTATAACCTTCTTAGAGTGGTCAATGGTTATATTATCAATTATACCCTTTAAACCAAAAGGGTAAACTGGTCTATAATCCCTTGATATAAACATCTCATTGTATACTTCTTGTAACTCAAACTGTGCCTCTGTGTTTAAAAGCTCATAAGCCCGCTTATTTTGCTTTACTGCTACAACGGCCTCTTCACAAATTCTCAGTGTCTCTTCGTCGATTAAATCTTTACCTAAGCTTGATTTGAGGTACGAGAAGTATTGTTTGGATTGGTCTGTGATAATCTTTTCGAGTCGCTTCTTATCACCTGTCAAATGTACATCTTTTTTGTCATCTACCAAACTTTGATAGAGATTTATTTCTTGCATGTGTGCAAGTATCTCTTTATCATAGTCTTCTAGATTTTTCTCAAATTCTTCTTGTTTTAGAAAGTGTTCTTTGAAAATGTAATCTACAATTCTCCGTATGCTATCCCCGGGAAGATTCGTGGGAACAACCACAAAGAAATCGTCAAAGCGTCCTTTATCAAGAAGAAGAGTATGTATAACCTTACCTGTAATCAAATAAGATTCTACTTTGTCTTCTCTTTCATTTAGGATGTAATGCTTATAAAAAGCTGACGGCGAATACAGTAATTTGTTTAGTGAGGAGTAGCTAAAGTAAAAATCTGTAGCGTAGAATTCTCCTTCTAGTGCAAGTTCATCAAAGTTCATTTTGTTCTTTACGTTTATCGTTTATTTCTATTTGTTCAAGAACAGACTCAGCAATTAAAAATTCTGTGTCTATGAAATCGCATTTTACTTTATGCTCAGAGAACATATATTTTTCAATTATCCACTTGTGTTCAGAAAACATATATCCTGATTCTAGCAGATGTTTAGAGTCGTTTTCAACAGCTCTTTGACCACCCATAGCACCACGAAATCTATGTGGTGTACTCATCTCTCCTTTATTTAACTTTGTTCTAACAAACTGCACAACAGCTTGAAAGTTAACATGTTTAAAGTAATCAGAAGAGGCAACACTTTGATAGTTAAGATTCATCAGTAACACTATATAAAATAGAGATTCTTCAAAATCACAAGAAGCTATTATTTCTAGAGCTGTATCATTATTAGACTGGTCTTGGCTTTCTAACATGTTGTTTAATGACTCAAACAACTCTTTATCAATAACTGTTACATTGATTAGCTTAGTAACCTCTGAAGAGTTAATGATTTTCATGTTGTTCTGCAGTGCATAAAGTAAAGCCTGTAATTTTTCATTGTTTAACTCTACATAGTGACGTAAGTCTATACATATTACATCACCATCTTCATCCTTTTCACGTGTAGGATTAGTGAGAAAATTTACTGTTAAAGGATCAGGTGCATTTGATAAATTATTAAAATAGATGCGTCTTTGAGTAGAGTCTGGTTCAGATAGCATTCTTCTAAGGTCATAATCTACTCTAACCATAAGTTTGGTTATAGAATGAGCTTTACATAGTTCTACAATTTTTGCAAACTCTAATTTTATATTTTCTTTTCCTTCATCGCTGTATCCTTGTCTATGCTGTAAATCAAACTTTACCCAGTTGTGAAGTTCATCTAGATAGATTAATTCATGAGCCCAGGTATACTCAATCATGTTGTCTATGTAACTATCTTTGTTAATAACTAAGTAATCAGCTTTTTGAATATCTCTTTTTACCTGTAGAGTTTTATTGTCTTTAAGGGCGCCGAGTTTAGCTCTTGGAATTTTACAGGACTTATCTATGAATATACTAGGAAAGTTACTAGTGTCAAAAGTAGATAAGTTTAAATGACGCTCTATGTGTCTTTTAAGATGATCTTTATCATCATCTGCTATAATCAACGGATTTTCAGATAGTGTAATTGTTTTGAAACCTACCTCTTTATTAAAGATTACATTAACAGCTATATGTGTTGGCTTAAGCATAATAGTTTGTTTTTAGCGGGATGGTTGTTACGCCATCCCGCTGAGTTAAACATTGATTAATTATTCCTTTGTGTTTCTTTACATTTGAAAAGACTGGAAGCTGAATTAGCTCGCAGCCATCTTTACTAATTCTGGATTAGTCATAATTTTCTGGAACTTCTGTTTGTTACCAGATAATAATGCACGTACAATAAAGTACTTAATATCCTTAGTAAAGATTTCCTCATCTGTAGAAACAGTAATGATTCTTTGAATCATATCTGGGGTAACAGGATTGTTTTCCGCATGCATTAATGCATAGTTTACAATCCGAGTGCCCATTACACTAGCAATGTCTGCTCTGTAATTATCTCCTCTACCAATGTTGGTGCGTAAAGCGCCTACAATGTATGACATATCTTTGCTGAAGATATCTTTTGGAGACAATAGTTTATCAAGTTTGTTGTTGATAAACATGGTAAACATACTAGCAAATTCATTACCAACAGAACCTTCACCAATCATTTGAATTAAACCTAGTGAATCATCAAAAGATTCAATACAAGAGATTGAGTTGAAGAAAGTAGTAATGCTACGAGGGTTGAGTGTGTCAGTAACTAACTCTGGATTCAACAACAAAAAGTTGATGCATCGAGTGTCAATATTAACTTTCTCTGCCCAGCGGGCCCATACATCAATGTCAAATTTAGTTTCAACAGTGATGAAACGAGTCTTTTGAGCATTGTCAAGAGATGTAACTTGATAGTTACCATTGTCTGGGTTAGTGGTTAATACAACGTGCCAGTTCTTTGGTAAACGCCAAGAAATATATTCTTGCCGGTCAATGATTTCCATACAAGCTTGCATAAAGCGGTGCATTTGTGTTAACTCATAGGCTCTTTATCCTATGATTCTGTAGTTTCTTTTAGATTATATCTACAGGTCAGACTATATCATCACATATTTCTATGTGTCATGCGCTCGTGGTGTTTTACTGTCTGTTCTAGACTCCATACACTAGTCGTTGCACCTTCCTTATATCCCTATAAGGCTTGGCTCAGGATTGTCCATCTCTGGAGTTTCCCTGAATTCACATGATTTATTGCGGACCACCCGCTTTATGCTTTTTTCCATCTATAACCACCAGCAGTTAAGTTCTTAGATATTGCTCTATTAATATTAGAAATACCAAGTTCTTTACTTGCTTGTTTTATAGATTCCCATTTTTTGATAAAAATATTATCAATAGTAAATTGTAATACTGGTTCCAGCTTATATTTTTTATCTCTAGAAAAAACTAGATCTACTTTATTATAAGACCAGATATATCCACCTGCAGAAGTTGAATTACTCATACAAACTGCTTTTATGCCATTAATACTTTTGGCATTAATAGATTTAGCTGCAGCTGTAAGAGATTCATAACTTTCTAAATACTCACCTGTATCAAGTGAATACTTATGTACCGCTTTAAGATTATGAGGTTTTAAACCATTTGCAAAAGCTTTTTTTCTAGATATGCTAATCCTTTCTCTATATACAGAATCTCTTACTAAACTTTGTGGGTCTAGTATGTGATTTATATAAGGATTAATCTCTCTAATGTGATAAGCTTCTCTTTCAATTAATACATCTTCAGTACAAACTTCTAAAACTTCAAAATAGATGTTATTAGCACCATATTTGTTGTATAGATTTTGCATTGTTCTGTTATGATGTTTTAAGTTTTTAAGAGACCACAAATGGTGTTTTAACCTATGACCAATATTACAAGAGCTACCAATGTACTCTTTATCATTAATTTTAATTTTATAGATTCCTATACCCTTTAATGCTGTCTTAAGAGTTTGTGTGTTTAATTTTTCCATACCATAAAGATAATTAAATTATTCACACAAATACTTCTTGACTGCATATTTTGTTAATCCGCGCGGGTATAATCATCTAAAATTAAGAAGCCACCTTCACCACGGCCCTGAATCCACTCTGGAGCAGCATGCGTCATACGCTTTGCCCCGGTGGGTTTATATTTAGCTTGAATATACATTGACATTACTGAATCTTGAATCCAAACTTTTTTACCGTCATCTTTTACCATCTCAAATTCTTTGACGGGAAAACCAACAAGGTCACCTAATTCCTCAATCTGAGATAAACTTAGTTTTACAATTTGCATATTAAGCTCTTCAGCTAATTGAAGTAGAGATGAAGTCTTACCAAGACCTGCCTCGCCTTCGATATTCACTGCTACAGGAATCTTTCCTTCTCCTTGAATATGTTGATTGTTTTTTACAATGTGACGTAAGAACTCTTTTAGTTCGTCAAGATTTAGTTTTACTACGTTGTTCATGTTGATTTAATTAATTGTTTGTTTCTTTTTCTTCTAATTTAACTACTTGTCCAGGTAAGTGATCAAAGTGTGTGGACACTGATGATACTACCCATAATACTTTACCTTTTACATCAATTGGTGCAGGTGCTTCTCCATCTGTAAAGAAGATTAGCGCCGTGTACTTTTTAAGATTCTCTCTGTAATAATCAATAATAGGTTGAAAATTGGTGCCGCCACGACCATGAATAGTAAACTCTTTTTTTCTAGGATTGAATTCCTCAATAGAAGAGATTGCCGCGTCAGTTTGTGCAACAGTGATTTTACCACCAGTTTTGTGGATATGAACTAGTTCATTCACAAATTCCTCGAGCTCATCCTTATTAACAGACCCAGATGTATCAATAGCAACAAGCAAATGCTTGTGATACTTAATCTTTAAACCAGGGTTATCTTCATAACGTTTGTTATACTTACGTCTTAGCTTCTTTGTGTATGGTATATTAGACCCACCACTAAAGCGACGTAAATACTGGCGCCAATCAAACTTTGGAGGAATGTCTTGTAGTAGTTCTAAGAGCTCTGCTACTTTACCGGGCATAGTACCTCGTGTTTTAACTGCAGATTCAGCTTCTTTAAGTAAATGTACAGTTTGTCTTTTAAGAAGCTGTTTGTCAGCATCTGATAAACCTTCAAACTCTTTCCATGTTGGGTGATCACAAGGAAGCTCCCCACCATTTTCCATTTTTTCAAAAAGTTCATCTGCAGCTTGACAGCCACAACTACCTTTTTTCTGATATTCTTCCTGAGCGTTTTGTAAAGCTTTGTAATAATAGTCGCTGCCTGCTTTCAGTTCTAGATTTAGTTCAGCATAGTTTTCTATGAAAATACCTTCTTTGGGTAAATCTTCACGGTCAATATACTGGTTAATTTCCATGTCAGCGGCTACATTAAAGAGCTCTTTATCACTATAACCATCGTGCAAGTAAAGGTGAAAGAAAGCAATGTGCATAAGCTCGTGTTTCAAAATACCTTCTTTGACATTAGGTTGTAAACTATCCCAGAATTCTGGATTTATGCATAGTTTATAGTTAATGCCCATTTTTGCAACACCTGCGGTGGGTACTTTATCCTTGTTAAACTCTTTACTAAGAGACAAGGCGAATATCCCATAAAAGGGTTCTTTTAGCATAAGATTTTTTACTGTCTTTGCTAGGTTTTCATGTCTGTTCATAATATTTGAAAGTTGAATTTTACGGTATAACCCATTGTTTTTAGATTTATTATTGTTTCTGCAGATCTTGACATCTCATAAAGAATTAATTCTAAAGGCCCTAAGTCATCACTATAGTTTATTATGTCTAAAACTTGAGTATAGGATGTTACTTCAGAATTAGAATTGTAGATTGTTGCCAAACTTGTAAAATTAGCCTCTTTAAATTCAATAGGTATCCCGCGAAGTTTAATTAGAACTAACCATAATTTAGCTACCATTATGTCTTGGCTATCAATAATAAATTTAGCTACTAATTTATCATCGTTTCCTGCTTTTAATTGTTTACATACATTTTCAAATTCATCTATTAAATCACTCATTTTCTAAAGCATTTAGTTTTTCATATACGCGTTGCCACACTTCGTATTTTAACCTGTAATCTTTTAGGTTTAGTTTACCAAGTTCTTCTACTAGATATAATGCTTGTTTAGCATTAATTATAGCATCACTAACAGAATACTTATCTAATAGCTCGTTTACTTTTTTGTCAGCCTTAAGTTCTACAAATTGTTTCGACATGCGAATTCAGATATAAGTAATGCATCAACTATTCCATCATGAGGTTTATTCTTAGGATTAGTTCTTAGCATTTCTGGATTAAACATTCTGTTAGCTGCTACTAAAGCCATTGCTTTAGTGTCGTTGGCGCTACTTTTTGCTTTAGATATCACCGGTATTCCTAGAAAGATATCTTTTTGCCAGGTTTTAGGTGGCACCAAAACATATTTGTAACCATTAGCTACAGCACACATTTCTATAGCCCCAGATTGGTGACCCATTGAAAACGCGGTTGTTTTACTGGTACCGAAGATTACACCAACCTTTTCTATAACAAGAACTACGTCTGAGTTATCACCTGCTAGACTGGTTATAATTTTGTTTAGCGCGTGGTAGTCGAGCTCCTTCTTTATCAAGGGCATTGTGTGAATCTTTATTTCGCTTTCAGGTAAGTTTTTGTCGCGGTACACAATAGCACCATTCTTACCGGGGTCAATAGCAATGTATTTACTCATGGGTTTTTATTTATTTCTTTAATAATCTGTTCTACTTCTGAGATGTATTCATAGATAGTTTCATCTACAGGGGCGCCATCATCAATTTCTTGACAACAGCTTAGATACAAAACAAGAAAACTTTCACTCTCATCTGGAAACTCTTTAGCTTTACGTTTCATGTAATCTTCAAAGTCTTTTATAGATGTTTTTTTATGATTCTCCATATTTCTGTTTGTAAGAGGTTATTAACGCGTGTCTTGTTTTAGCTACGCCGTGGTTTTTTACACAATCTGCCAAATCTTTATCTAAAAGTATGTTTACACTTTTAACATTAAAAGTTTCTTCATATTTCTTTGAGGATTTCATACCCGCATCGTCATTATCAAATACAACGATTACGTCTTTAAACTTAGATTTTAGCTTGGTCATTGTTTTCTCTGGGATAGTGGTGTTTTCACTATCTGGTACAATTTGCGTAGCATTACCAAACTGCAGTAATGTAAATGCCATTAGGTCTTTTAGAGAAGCTAGTATAAACAGCAATTCTTTGTTGTAGTCTATCTGTTCTAAGCCTTGAATATAAGGCTTGACTTTCAAGAACTTAGCTGTTGTACTATAAGGTTGATAAATTTTGTAGAGAGATCCGTCTTCTTTAAAGTAACCATAGGTATAGTTCTTAGCAATCTTGGAGTATCTTATTTCCGTACCTTTGCTTTTAGAATACGTATAGCTTTCAAGGGGCTGAACATTATAATGCTTAAGTAGAGCACTACCAATCTGATATTTTTGCCAAAACTTTGCATCGTAGTCTGTCCAGTGCCGCATTGAGTAATCTTCAATTTTAAAGATTTCTCTTTTGATGATTCTTGTTTCTGTATCACCGGTGTTGTTTTTAGAGAAGTCCTCCATGATTTTGTTAATTGCTTGAACTCTGGTTATACCAAACAGTTCAGCAACTAAATCTATGTGATCACCTTGGGTGCCGGTTGAAAAGTCTTTAAACTTATACCTACCTGTTGGATTAACATAGAGAAACATAGAAGGGTTTTTATCATTGGGATTAAATACAGATTTGATTTTTACATTTTGACCGGTAAGAACATCACAACAGAGATAGTGCTCAAAAACCCATGTAGCGGGCACACTGTCTATGTCAAATACTACATTTTTAGTTTTTAGCATTGTTAGAGATATTTGTTAACTAAAAACCCCGGCTGTTACACCGGGGCTTTAGTTACATTTAGTTAAAGTTCAAAATCCCCTGTGGGAGAACCAAACGACTCTCCTGTATCAAAAGGAGGTAGATCATCAGAATCACCACCACCTGCAAAAGAAGAAACTTCTTTAGCTCCAGGTTTCTTGGTGACATGTACGTTAGCATCAAAAGGCATCAATCTAGAAGATCCCTCTTCTACATCATTTCTTTCCATTGCTACTTGACCTTTTCCTGTTCTTGGTAGGAACAAATCATATCTTGTGTAACCCTCGCGGCTCAGATACTCCTTACCACCAATACAGAAATTAATCAATGCACCACGGAAAGGTTTTTGAGCATTTAATGCATTAACAAAAGACTCAATAGTGTCATGCTTCTCATCTTGATCATTAAACCAAGATGTTGTATCGGTAGCTTCACAGATAGTTTTAATTGCCCGCAAGATTTCTGTATCACGAGAAACTTCACGGCCAGTTTTAGTAACACCATCTACATAGGCATACTGACTCATTTTAACGCGTCCAACTTGACCTTTGTATTTAGGCCCATCTGGTTTGTCTTTGTTAATAGCAAAACCTTCAAATCCAGGAATCTCTTTAGTTTCTAACTCCAGGATAATATGGTAGGAGTTTTCTACAAAAGTGAAAGGTTCTAGTCTTACTTCAAGAATCTTTGCTGTTACATTTCCTGGCTCAATTGTTTTTGAGACATAACTACCACCACCTTCAGTGGTTACTTTTTTTGTGCTTAGTGCCATTTTTGATTGATTTAAAAGTTAATGATTGATTTACGTACTAGTTCTAGATCGTTAGGAATCTCATCTGATTCAAACATTTCGAGTGGTGCTTTACATGTGTTATCGCCACTGTTCTTTGTCTCAAAGACATATCTAAGATTATTGTCCTTGTCTTTCTTTACCTTGCCATATAGTACAATGGAAAATAAACCTTCGAGAGTAAGTTTCTCGTCAATCATTTTGCCGATTGTTTTAGCTTTGGTTTTACGAGCGCCAGCGCTATCATAAAAGTCTTCAGCATGTGTAAGGAAGAAGATTACAAGATCTTGTCTCAAATCTTTTGGTGTTTTAGCAACAGCTGCTATACCGGCACCAATCTGAGTAAATTTCTCATCGTTAAACCTATATACTTTCATATATAGCCGGACTATATCATATTTGATTTTTTTTATAGCATAAATACTTTTATAAATCAAATCCACCTCTTTAGTCTCTGAACCTTCATCCTTTATAGGAAGCTTGGCTGCGGATTGTCCATTGTACATACTATAGCTTTTTACTATACTGTTGTGATTAGCAACACCCTTTATTATATTACTATATAAAGTTAGTACCATAGTCTTTAGGATATCCCCGCAATTTAAGTGGTTTTACAAGGGCATGATTTAATTCCACCCTTTTTCTAGAGCTCTATCAAAGAACTCAAAGCTTGACATATACTGCCAATCATCAATTACAATAGTTTTGATCTCTGGCCGGGATGTGGATACATATTCTAAAGCTTTGATAACACCTCCAGGAGTAGATGTATTACTCATGTTACCCTGGGGATAGTCTTTGCTTACAAGTATGTACTTTTCTCGCCAGCCTTTAAAAGGCAAAGGTTTGTTTGCAACGTTGATAATAAACGTTGTTTCAGGATCTAAAGTGCGGATACTGGTAGACTTACCAGATCCAGACTCAGCAATGATTAAGCATGCTTCGGCCATCTTTCTTTAATTAATTGGTTTAAAAATGATTTGTCGCTTACAGGAGACTGCCACAATATTGCAGCAAGGTCCTTAATAGTCATCTGATCAATGGGCGCATCATTGTCAGGATCCATGATTTCAAAAGATTTACTCTTAGTCTTAAGACTTGGTAACTCTTTTGGTGCAGATTCAATTTTTGTATCTACAGTTACTTCATGTAACTCATCAACAGGAATTAAATATCTCATATGTCCAGAGCTAGTAGGTATAGTGTCATACTCCTCAGCAAAATGAGGATTGTATTTCCATCTATAAAGTTTACGCTGTGGATCCTCGGGTTCTAAATTAGAACTCACATATTCTGTATAGACATCAGTGCCTCCGCTAAGTTCATTAGCAAAGAAGCCCATACAGTAATAATCTTTGTCTTGAGGTTTCCAAGCTAACTTAGGAACAAAGTTAGCATCTGGGATTCCGAGTGCGTTAAATACTAGTTGATGATGTTCTTTTAATTCTTTGACGATTTCTGCTCTTGTTTTTGTTGACATGTTATGTGATTTTGGTTAATGTTCTTTTTTCTTGTGTGGGTGGAGTATCTGTTTCTACAATCTGCATCTTCTCAAACTCTGCTTTAAAGAAACTCATTCTGTTATCGCCGTTTCTACATTTTAGGAAGTGCATGACAAGAATTTTGTCATCTTCAATAATGTATCTATCTGGGCCATAAAATCTAATCTTTTGTTTACCTGGCCGGTTTATACCAACTACCATGTCTGCATGTTGCAACAAAGCATCGGCACCAAAAAGATCAGATTCTAGAATGTAGTTTCCATATTTACCATCTTCACTGCGCTCTGGCGAGTCAATGTTTCTGTTAAGCTGGCTTAATATGATAAATGCTATAGGATACTTTCTTTTTAACTCAGTTATTGTTTCGCTTAAATTGTAAAGTGTTTCATATTTATCTTTTTCGTAAGTCTCTTTTTTAACCAGTAGTGAATGATCTAAGGTAATAATTGTTTTTGTAAAAACCTTCTCTTCGTCAACTATTTCTGCGTGTTCTTCCATGTAAGTTTCTACGATCTTTTTGAACTCTTTTGTTGTGCAAGGTTCATCTACAACATCAATTGGATACTTTACTCTACTCTTTGCATAAGAATAGCATTTAGTTAAATCTTCTGTTGTAAGTTGACCATCCGCGCTACATAGATACTTGTAAGATTTACCTAGATAACTGCTGTATTCACGAATGGCAGAGACACGAGCAAGCATCTCAAACTGAAACTGTAATACTCTAAACTTTTGCCCTTTATTAAGAGAATAAGCGCTTCGTATTATCTGGGCCGCAATAAGAGTTTTACCACTGCCTGGTCTTCCACCAATAACAGTCATAGAGTTCCACTCAATACCATCTGTAGATGCGTCATTAAATTTTACCCAGGGTGTTCTGATGCTTTTAATCAAGCCTTCTTGCCTACCTTTTAGGTAGTTAAGAGAATCAACAAACCCTTCCTTTTGGCTTTTCCAAGCCTGTTTACCTTTCAACATATCTATCTATTTAATTATACTACTCTTTCGCTGAAATGCTCGCTTCCAGGATCTTCGTAATTACCTGTTATAATCATCTCACAATAATTAGCTAGCTCAGACTCTGAGGTGCGATCAGGTAACGTTTTACGAATAAAGTACTGGGATGTACGCATGTAAAGATAGTTGCGTAGCCGGTACTCATTTATATAAAGCTCTGTTGCTTTAAGCACTGTTTCCCAAGAGTAATCAAAGCTTTTAAAGAACCATTTGAAAGCAGATTCTAGATTTTTAGGATTTACTCTTGCTTGTTTACCGCTAGGTAACTTACCTCGAGGAAACAATAGATTATAGCTTCTAATGTGTTCTTCATACTCATTGCCAATAATACCCTTAGAAAGAGTTTCAACTGTCTTATCATATAAAGTCTCCATTTCTGCAAGCAGTAAATTACCTTTTTCAGTAACAAGAGTTTTTTCTTCTTCTTCAGAGTAAACAATGTAATCTTCAGATTTAAGCCTGCGCATCTCAAAATAAAGATTGATTTTAGTATGATCAATCATTATCTTCTCTTTAAAACATAAAAGAGCAAATAACTCATTCGGAGTTATCGACATTTTCAGAGTTTGCTGAAAAAGTGTTATAAGTTTGTTCTTGGGGCTTAAGCTCATGTAAACATTTATTATGGGTTAGAATAACGTTATAATCTTTAACTTCTATAAGATTTGTAATGGTTTTTATAGAATATATTACGGTGCCATGGTTTTTACCTAAATAAAAAGCAATCTGTAATTTTTTATGACCTAAATCATAAGCAATCTTACAAAATATTTGTCTGTATAAAGCACCTCCTCGTTTTAGTGTTTTGATTGTTTCACCGGGATATTGTATTTGAACTATATTGTTTATTGCTTGCTCTATTGTTTCTAGGGGTAGCTTTGTAACAATGTCTATTTTTTCTAATGTTGAAACCTGTATAGTAACATCATATATTTTAGAAATACGTTTACAAAATCTGGAGATTTCTTGATGTAAATCGTGGTAATAATTTGGATTCATTACCATTGTATCTGGTTTTTCTGTATTTTCAGTAGACATTCGTTTATCTTGTTGAATACATCCCCGGAATCCCAGTTCTCAAGTTTGTTATGAGCAGCAGATGCGGGATGTGAAGTTACTAACTTTTTATTGTTGTCTGATACAGAATCCTGCCATTCACTAGCTTTTTTACCCATGTAAACATAGATAGTTTGAGGCTTGTGCCAATTGAGCATATCAAAGAGATAAGCTAAAAATGGTTGCCAGATAAGATAGTGTTGGCCTACTTTATTTACTGTAGTAGTAAGAGCAATGTTTAGTAACAATACTCCTTGATTAGACCATCTTGACAAATCTGGTTGAAAATTCTGTTTCTCTTTGTATACAGTTCGCTCTATCTCTTTGAAGATATACTTTAGCGATGGCGGCACATGCTTAGAATCATTACTCACAGAAAAAGCTTTACCATCCGCTACCCCTACATAGGGATAAGGATCCTGTCCAATCATGACTACACTTAACTTGTCATAAGGACAATCATAAAAAGCACTAAACATTTTACTAAGAGAAGGAGTAAATCTTCTGCCCTCTTTAGTTTCTTGTTCTAGCTTTAATAGGATTTTGGTAAACTCATCACTGTAAATAAAGTGTCTAAGTACTGTTGCCCAACCAGACGGTTCTAATTTTGCGTGTAATTTGTCTCGTATAGAATCTATATCTATATTTGTCATAAACTTTAAACATTTAAATTATGGCTGTTACAGTTAAGGAACTTCAAGATGACCATTTGGTATCAATTAAAATCAGTGGATTTTTTTATAAGCGTGTAAAATCTATGCTTTTTCGTCAGTTAAATAAACTTGATCCAGAGATTGTAAAAGAGTTTTTGAATCCACAAGCATCAGAAAAGTCTCCTGAGTTTTACAACAGTAATCCAGAAGCTTTTGATATTCAAACACTTTTCATTTTGCTCAGTGAAATTGAGAATGCTTCTGTAGAACAAAAGCAGTTTAATGAGAAAGAAATTCTAGAGCCAGGAGACGAGGGATATGTAGAACCAACTAGTGAAGGCTAAAACCTACTATATCTCCAATTTCTAGGCAGGCATTAATAGCCATACCGAGTTCTATTTTAGAACAGGCTGCAAAAGATTTGCACACTTTTACTTGAGAGCCGTTTAGGTCTTTAACAAGACATAAACCGGCTTTTTCTTTTACCTCATATTTCATCTCCTCGAAAGTGTAACCCAGGAAATTTGCTAGTTCTCTTATCATAGCATGAACTTTAGCAAGCTGGGCTACACTCCCATCAGATTTAACGGCTTCTACATAGATTTCAATTGTGGCACCCTCGGGCAGGTTCTTTAAAAACAGATCATACTTTAATTTCTCAGCATGATCAGAGTATACAAGCTTTCCATTTTCTTTCTTAAGAACGCCGTGAAACATTATTTGTTAGGTTTATCTATTTTGTGATCTACAGTAATGATATTCAGAGTAAATCCTAACCAGCTGATCACAATCTCTCTTCTTTTTTCTAAGATTTGTGTGCAGAAAGGATCTTTACACTTTCTGGTATTGATGCATCCTTTCAGGCAGGATTCAACTTTACTAGGATTTTTACGCACGATCTGCGTATGTGGAATAAGATTAATGTGTTGGTAACTTTCTTTCCACCCGTTTACAAAAGTAATTGTAGTCATAGTTTTTCTTCAAAGATATTAAGTTTTTAGTAAATGTATTTGCCTACCAAAACGGTTTGGCCTTGGGGGTTGGTTGTGGTTTTTGGTTCATCTTGATGAAACTCAGGCATTTGTTTTGTAGTCCATTCACACTCAAACCCAACAGGCATCTTTGGTTGTTGTAGGGATTGGATGATTTCATCCTCATCTATAATAAGTTCACCATAAGATTCCTTTAGTTCTTTATTACAGACAAGTATTGTTTTATCAATAGCCTTTCTCAAATCTTCCCCTGTGTACTTATACTTCTCTTTGGCTTTGTTGTAGCCCCAAGTCGCACCAAATTCAAACCCTACCAACTGCCCATCATTATATTGACCATCATCAAGATGTTTCGTGTATGGTAGCTTTTCTAATTCGGCTAGAAGTCCTTGCTCCCACACTTCTTCATTATCATCTTCAAGTGGTGGCAAAAGGGGTACAAATTCAAGAACAGGTGAGTTGTTGAGCGGTAGGTGGGCTGTGATTTTTTTAGCTTCATTAACGGGTTTAACACTTATATACTCTGCAATTATGTTAGCATCATTTAAGTAAAACCAATCATTTACTTTAATCTCTAAATCATTTACCACCAGCAGATAGTTTTCCGTTTTGATAATGTTGTGTGTCATATTATTTCTTTTTAAATTGTTTAAACACTTTTCTAACTATTAAGTCAGTTGTATGAGTAATACAACATTCTTCTTTTTTATGATTAAGTGCTTCAAATAACATATCTTTAACTTCTTCCTCACTATACATTCTTTCAGCTTGCTTGATAAGTTGTTCTGTTAATTCAGCTCTACCATAAAAACAATTATCACAACCACACTTTGTTGGTTCCCTTGTTAAATCATCTTCATCATAAGGAAAGTAATCAGGATTCCTTTTATCATGTACACAGAGTCGTGATAAATCTATTTCAGCAGCTTCTTCAAGCGTTTCTTGTTTAGGTTCTTCATTTTTTATAAACCATTTATCACCTCTTTTTATAAAAAATAAATTAGGATTATAAATTATATCCCCATTGCCTAAATATTCGACATTTCCCATATTTAAAACATCAAGAATACTACTTGATTCAAAATCTTTTAGTTCTAATTCTTGTTTAGGTTCTTCTTGTGGGATTATGATTTTGTAATCAAGAAAATTGTAACCCCAAGCAGTTCCATCTGCAAAACCTTTTTTTACCTCAACACTCTCACAACTTGGATTCTTGACAAACCATTCTAAAAACTCATCATCAATAGGTTGTACCCCTTCTGCGATTAGGTCTTGGTCTGTTGTTAGGATGATTTTTTTATATATAGTATGATAACCATTTAATAATAATCCTTCTTTTTTAAAACATTTTAATACATTATTATTTTGAAAACAATAAAACCAATCTCCTTCTTTAATTTCTTCATCAGAAGTAATGTAGATATGTTGGTTTGTTATATGTTTACTACTATATCCTTCTATATCACTATAATTTAATTCATTACAAGAATTATCTATACATAATCTACTCGGTTTATCTGTTGGTAATATGTGTATGTTTTTCATAAGTTATTTGTTAAAGGTTTCATTGTAGTATTGTTCTGCTGACATGCATCAATAATAGGTTTAGGTGTACATACATGACCATCACTCCATTTAATACCTGGAGGAGGTGTTAATTCTGGTGAGCTGTACTTGGTACCACACTCACTACATATAAATTTATTCACTGTTTTATTTTTTAGTAATCATTCTCCAAAAGTCTGGCACAGCTTTAAACCAGAATAGATAGAGCATTACAATTACACACGTAGCTACTGTTATACCTAGTATAACCAATAGTATTCCTCCTAATATTTTCATAGTTTTTGTTGTTTAACAATTTTAATAAGGTTTTTAAGACATTCAAGTTCTGCTAAAGATATTTAAATATAAATCCATTTACATATTTATAACATATTCCTCTACAACATTTTGATATAGAGCCAGTATCTATATTAAGTTCTCTAGATGCCTGTCTTAATGATTCAAATTCTTTTATTAGATTATCATCTTTATCATATTGACCAACCTTTTTTCTAAGTTTTACAGAGTGCTTATATCTTTCATTTTCATCTTGGTATCTTTTTTTATGTGCTTCTGATATGGCCTTACCAGAGTTAGGTCTTTTTTTACCAATCATACTTTTTGATATGGTATCTTTTTCTTCTTGTGTTCTTTTTCTTCCAGTTAAAGAGTTTTTAATCTTAGTTTTAGTATATTCATTATGACCTACACCATCACCACCTTCTGATAGGTTACAAAGAGATTCTATACCATAAAAAGAAATCCAATACTTTTCTCTTTCAACCCAATTATCTTCACATTCTTCTATAACTTCCATTATAGGAAGAAGATTGTTCGATAACAGCTTTAGTATCCAAGCCGCTAATTTTTTACTAGCAGTTTTTTCTAGACATTTTTTACTCTTATGTTGATGCCACCTTCTTTTTAAATTAGTTGTTTTACCAACATATTTAATCTCAAGTGTCTCAGGATGCTTTAATATGTATATGTATGTTTTCATAAACTATATACCACAAAAATCATACCAACGAGCATTTAGATGACAGTCTGTCTATTAATTCTTTTAGTAAAATAATCTGTGATTCTTCATCTAGTGGCATCACTCCATTTATTTCAAGCTTCTGATATAACCATCTAAATGCTTGTTGGTAAAGTGGGGTTGAAATTACTGTTACGCTACACCACTCAATAAATTCGTCAGGATGAGTTTGGAAGTTATAGATAAAACTATTGTTTTGTTCATCCACATAATACATGCAAGGTTCATCAAAACCAAGTTCTTTAAGTTCTAATGCTTGTTCGTAAGGCACAAAGTCCTTTTCATAGTTTTCAGTCATAAGTTTTATTGTTAAGGATGAATGATTACTCCGTTTGGATAATAACTTTGTTCTATTGAGGTTATATAATCACTTACTGATTCCCAACTTTCTTCAACAGGAAGTATTGTTGCTGATGATAGGATTTTTTTTAAACAATAAAGATGCCCCTGTATATTACCTTCAAGATGTAAATCTTGTGTAGCATAAGTATAATCTTCAAGTTCAGCTATTTTAGCTTCAATCTCTTGTTTACCTTCTTGTGTTAAATAGATTCCTTTCATAATTCTTTGTTGTTATAAAGTTTAGCAAAATCAGATACAACTACAAAGACATCTTCAATATTACTATATAATGGATATCTTTCAATTGTAGTCCAATATCTGTCTTTACTTTCAAAGTCTTTCTTTAAAAATTGAATTGCTTCCATAAGCCAATCATAATTTACATGAAAACATAGCTGCTCTTGATGATGTCTTTCACTAACACCATATGTGAAGTTATTCCACATTTTATTTTTGAAAATATAACGTAAACTTTCTTCATCATATTTACATATCATTTTAGCGATTTCTATATTACGTTCTTGTATTTCTTGTTGTGTCATATCAATTCAATCTTAACATTGGGTTTAGGATACTTAATTCTTATTGTAGAATCTGGATTTAATGTTCCTACTACAATCATATATTTCCCTTGTACATATGCTCCTTTGGCTTGATATTCTAAACCAAAAGGTGTGGGAAAATCTCCTTTGATTATTGTAACTTTCATTCCATTCATAATATTTCTTTTAAAATGTAATCAAATGCTGCTGAGTACGCTTCTTGGGGTGTATTGAATATTTTAGAACTTGAGGTATATCCTACACCGTTATAGTAGAAGTACAGCCATTTATTTTTTTGTTCTTCTTTGCAGTAAATCCAAATACCATATTTAACTCTTAGCCATTCAACCACTTGCCATTCTTCAGGTCTTGAAAACAATTCAACTTCATCCATGTGATCTTCTATTCTTTTATTCCAATTTGTCCCGGGAATATCTGAACCAATAGAGATATGATTATTTACTAATCCGTAATGATATGTACACTCTACATCAAATCCTTTTTCTTTAAGAAGTTTAGCTTGTTCAAAGGTTACATATGTTGGTACTATACTCATAATTTTGCTAAAATGTAATCAAATGCTGCTGAATATGCTTCTTGTGGTGAGTTAAAATCACCATCTTTAAGCCTTGTATTATCTTTTCTCTTAATTTGAAAGAAGTATTTTTGGAATAAATCTGTTTCAATAACTTCAATCCAAATACCATGATTAACTCTTAACCATTCAACTACTTGCCATTGTTCAGGTGCTGAAATGTATCCAATTAACATTTTATGCATTGGAGTATCCCCAATTGTAGTTTGAGAATGGTTTTTATACTCTCCTGTATAAAAGTTTAACCCACTATAATAAGCATAAGTAGGTAAATCAAATTCTTTCTCTTTAAGCCATTTAGCTTGTTCACGGGTGACGTATGTTGGTTTTATTTCTTGTGTCATAACTTATTTTTAAAGTATAGTTTTGAGTAATAAAAACTTCTTGGTTCATATGTTTCACTACCGCCAACTTGAAAGTGTTCTGTCTTTTCTTTAGCTATTGTGTAATAAGCATCTTGGCTGGTGATAGGACACACCGCGGGACAGATCTCTATCTTTGTGGCATAGGGTAAAATCTCTTTTATCTCATCAAAAGGCTCACCTTCTGCTGATAATTGAATACTACTTACGTATATAGTCTTACCTTGTTTGAACAGCGTTAATAACGCTTGAGATAAACCTTGGATTAGAAATGCTTCATCTACAGCAATGATGTCATAATCTTTGCTGTTAGTTAAGATGTCATCTCCGGTAACAACGGTTTTACATTCCCAGGATAAACCACTATGGGTTAATACATGATCTAGAGAGTATCTAGAATCTATCTTGGGTTTGTAAAGAATAATCTTTTTCTTTTGGTATCGCGCTCTTTCTAGCACGGATAATAACCTAGTGGTTTTACCGCCAAACATGGGGCCGGTAAATATTACAAATTCAGGAAACATAAGCTTTGGGTTAATGCGCCCTCCTTATAAACAGGAGGGCGCTAATTAAATTACCAGGAAATCTTCCACAAACCCCAGAAGATACTAATGGTTCTTTTTGTTGGAGTAATTCCTTTTTTAGTATTTCTACTTTTTTTCATAGTTCTTGATTTAGCATTTTCAACGTCAATGTAACTTTGATAAGTCCTTGCTAAAGCAATAGATGGTGTAGAGTTTCTACCAATCACAATCTTATCATTTTCTTTCTTGATAAGGTTGTTTTTAAATAGAAAGCCTATTAATCTAGAATCGCATTTCATCTCGGCTCTAAGATCTTTAGCATTTTTTACATCATTTTGCTCAATGTGCTCGTAAATTCTCTTGATTAGCTCAAGTTTCTTTTTTGTTGCTTTAACGTCTGTTGTCATGGTTTTTGGTTTAAGAGATAAATAAAATAATCGTAGTCTTCAGATAAATCACCGTCTAGTGGTAGATCATCTAGTAAGTTATCAAACTTTAGTTTTTCAAGATTTGGTGAGTACCTTACCTTATCAATAAAGAGTTCAACCATGTTAAGTTCTTTATCTGTTTTTGCATTTTTGGCTCGCCCATAGAAATAAGCTATGAGTAAACCATGTAACATGTAAAAAGATGTTTTGGCTAGTTTTCCATATGTTAAAGGCTCCGTTTGAGTAATATATTGTCCCCTTGCTGTAGTGACTACTTCATCAACGGTTACATCATACTTATGGAGCTTTTTAAAAAGCTTTTTTAATTTTATTAGCTCTTTAGGTGTACAGCTTAAAACACTAACTAGTATGTCTTTATTCTTTATCATCATTGTCGTAGCGATATTCTTGTATACATGTTGGACACAGTTTTAATCCAGAAATTTCATCTTGAGACATCTCTGAAATGATTTCAGAATCACAATTAGGACAAAGATTTCTTTCAAAGTCTTTATCTGAGGTCCCCGGTGGTAAATTTGGTGAGTACATAGTTAAACAGTTATGATTTCTACTTTTGTTAAATCTAGGTGAGAAATGGCTTCGTTTACCCACTTTTCATCTATGGTGTTAGCGTAACACAAAATGTGTATAGTTGCTGTTTGATCTGCAGATAGGCGTAACAATCGACCTATGCGCTGGCTAGATTTGCGCTCGTTACCATATGCATGCATAATAATCCCTTCTTTAAGATTAGGGATATTAACACCTTCATTAAGCTGTAAGACACAAGATAACTTAGTTATATATCCATTCTTAAAATCTTCCAGGTTCTCTTCAGATTGGGGATTGTTAGAATGATAACTGTGGCTACACATCTTATCGGCCTGCTTTTGTGTGTTGGTAAAGAGAATGCATTTCTCCTGGCTGGCATTAAACAGCTTTTGAGCATATTGTTCTTTGCTCGGGAACTCCATTAACGCCTTCATGCGCATTATACGCATGATCTGTTGTTGTTTAGGAGAATTAGCTGTGATTGTTGCCTGGGTCCAGTAATTATACTCTGCTAGTTCGCTAGTGTACCAAGATCGGCGGCCATCCTTGCTTGTCTTACAAACAGACTTATTAGGATTAAGCTTAAGCATATGAACTTTGATTCTATAATCGTTAAGAATCTCGTCTTTAACAGCGTCATCAGTAATATACCGATATATAATCGGGCAATAGCGTTCAACCATAATACCTTTCTCTGAAGATTTGTATTTAGGTGGTGTGCCTGTTAAGCCAATTACGGCGCCGGTATAGTTTGCTAACCAATCTTGGTGTGAAAATAACAAAGAGTGACACTCATCTAGGTAAACTACATCGTAATAAATACTCTGTTTATTCAAAGATAAGTATGTCGTAAAGCTTATGTGCTCAAGTAAATGCTCGAGGTTATGTTTTTTAGCTTCATCTTTCCAAGATTGGAAAATACTCTTCTTTGGGGCAACTACTAAAACCGTTAGGTTCTCTGTATAAAGAGAATTTATGTGTTTTAACGCAATCAGTGTTTTACCTACGCCAACGCTTACAGCTAAACCAGCTTTCTTTTTTCCTTTTAAAGCTACCAGCGCTTCTTCTTGTATCTGATCTCGTGTCATTTAAACTATTTGTTATTGTAATAAGTGTAAATAAAAATGTTGCTAATACTACTAGTAAGTATATCAGTGAAAATACTATGTCATAGGTTGTGTAATTCATCGTGTTCTAAGATTTAGAGTTACGGCGTCCTCCATGCTAAGTGTGTCATGAATATAATTATGACAGGTTCTGCATACAGGCAGCCAGGTTGATTCTTTTAAATGATTATCGCCAGTGCGACCAGCTTTATGATGCACATCTGTAGCATTCAGCGTACATCCTGGAAGATTAGCTTTACACAATGGATTTTTATCCATGAATACTTTTCTGAGTTTTGTGTATAGAGCATCATCTAAAACCCTCTTAGGAGAGCGGGGGCGTATTGGTTTTTTAGTCTGCAATTCTTGACTAGGTTTTTGGCAACTCCAGCATGATTTACAATACTTTTCACGCCCCACGCTCTTCCATATGAGGGACTCCCTTTTACAAGACGAACATATTTTCTTTTTAGCTTTCACAAGCTTTTAGTCGAGGTAGAAAATTAGGATCTTGTTCAAGTTGATAGAAGTTTGGTGGTAAAATACGCTCTTTAATAAATCTCTCAACTAAATCTTTCTTAGAAATGTTGAGGTCTTTAAAAGAAGAGGTGTTTACTACTTCTAAGGAGGGTTCTTGTTCAGCAAGTAACTCTTGCACGAGGCTGCTTTTAGGGAACAATACGGTAAATAACCGGTTTGTGCGATCCATTACAACTTCGTGTTTCATTAGATTTACGACTTGCTGTGCTCTCTTATGCACTTTAAAGATACGAGATTTTTTCTGTTTGCTCATAACTTTAAGTTCTGTTTCTTCATACACTTTTAAGCCATATATAGCTCTGTGATAAAGAAAGTTTTGGTACTGCGAGAATTCATCTTTTTCATAATTCATTACTCGCTTGGGAGAGACTTGGTACTCTTGCATTTTGCCAGAGTACATTGGTTTTGAATAAGGTTTTTGTGACATAATTGATAGATAGATTTAATTTACAATTTTGATATTGGGGGCCCACTAGGAGCCCCCGTTATCGTTAATACATAATTACAGATCAAATGTGCCTTGGATGGCGTCATCACTGTCATCATCACCGGCGAACACTTCTTCCTCTTCTTCAACTTCCTCTTCTTCAAAAGTAGGTTGAACACGAGTAGATACTAAGCTTGCTTGATAAGCAGCTTTGATATCATCTGTGTTATTGTGCTGAATAGTTTCATCTTGTGCATTGATGTCTTCACGGAAGAATGTTTTGCGGTAGATGGGTTGACCATCAACGCAACAAATAACACCGGTAGCACCAGCAACTTTGTAATCGCGTGCCGGTTCTTTAGTGTTAAATGGCTCTAAAGACTCGATTACGACGATTTTACCAGGCAACTTTTGGCCTTTGAAGAATCCCATTTCTGTGAGATCTTCCATTTTACCATGAATAAGAGCGCTCATTTTAGATTTGCGCAAGAATCCTTTGTCATCAATTTGTACTCGGGTTTGTTCTACCCTGACGTGTCCCCATTCAGCGTTATTCTCGCTAGGGATGATTACATTTCCAAGTTGGTCTGCTGTTACTACAACTGGGTTCATAAAAAATGATTGAATTGGTTAAGCCCAAAATTAAAAAACTCCACTGCGCACGGGCCTTTATGCACAGTAGAGTATCACAACTTCGTGTTGCAATATTATTCGAGAGGATCTATGTCCTCTAATAAGTCAGTATCATCAACAATTATATCTTCAACAGATTCTATATCTTCATTATCATCTACAACCTCATCAAGGTCTGGATCATAGTATCTTTGAGATTTATTAATTGAGGACCCACTAAATGGGTTGTGAATTATGCTGCCACAATCAAGAGAAATTAAGAATTGTATCTCCTCATGATCTAACTGAAGGTATTGCTCAAGTGACATTGAGATTACTTTTCCGTTTGGTAATTGATACAGCACGAGCAAAGTTAAATAAATAAAATTTATAAATGGGGGGCCTCTCACCCCCCATATATAAACAATCTACCTCTCTGTCAATCTTTTTCTAACAAGGGATTCTTACAGTATTCTGACATTTTTATCAGTTCAATTTCAGTAAACCTTTTTATATCAGATTCTTTTTCAGGATCACGGTTATCAGCAAAATAGGTTTTAACCTCATAAGATTTTTGATGATAAATAGAAAAGTCTGTGATTATGCCCATCACATAAGTAGCGTTGTCAATGAAAAATATAAGATCTTTCTTTAGAGAATTTTCTTCGCTGTAATTGTAGCCTAAGTTTTTTGTATGAACATATACATACTCACCAACTTTAAATTTAGGCTGCGGCAACTTTTCCTTACTAAAAAGCTCTAGATACATTGCATACAAATAGTCTTTTTCAAAACCTTGATAGGTGTTTCTTTCCAAAAGTTCTAAGATGTCTTTTACAAAATCTTTAGGTGTTTGTGGAATCTTCATTTGAGGTCACATTTATAAAATTTAGGGTACATTAGATTACTAACCTTTATCCAGTAGTTAAATGTAGTGGGTTTAAGGTGGCCACTAGGACCACCATTCCACTTTCTAGCAATTACCTCTGGATTAGTATAGTTCTTGATTTCAACCCATTTCTCAAATGCTTCTACAGATTTTGTTCTAGAGTATCTGTCATCAAGACTAAACTCTATTCCTAATCTATTAAGTTCAGCAACCATAATTGGCCTGATTTGTAGTACACCTACGGCATCTTCTTTAGGGTTAAATGCATTAGGGTTACCACCACTCTCTACCATTATCATAGCAGATATGAGTTTGAATAAGATTAATCCTTTCATAGTTCTTGTTTTTTAGAGATTTCTGAAATGTGTTCTATAATGACACTCATGAAAGGAGTAAAATCCAATCCATAATATGCCTCGGTTGTGTCTCTCCAACCTAATTCTTGAAACTTTTTATCTAATTCTTCCATTTGTTTTAAATTAGTAGTCAGGGCGGGATTTGAAATTGCATTTGTCACAATATTTTGTTTAGCGTCTACCAATTCCGCCACCTGACTGTACTTTATATATAAATCTGAATGATTAAGAAAGGAATTTCTAATGAAATATATCTACGATTTGGTATAGTAGAAGTCCCCCATGTTATCATCAATCCTATTTGATTGAAAGTCATCAGTCTTCCCCATTTATATTCTTTCATACTTTTTTTAAGTTAATTTGTAGTCAGGACAGGATTCCGCCACCTGACTATTTTTAATCTGTTACGTAATTCAAATTGTGTTTTTGTGCAACTTCTATAAACTTATCCTTAACAAAGTCGTCTATCGATTTATATTCTCCACTATCCTTGGCCATTTCCCACCACCAACCTCTAATCTCGTCTAATTGTGAGATATCATTGATGAATGGATAATGTAAATCCCTATTGTGTAAGTCAATCAGCATCACTGAATAATTTTCAATATCAGTTCCTGCACTTAAATCGTTACCATAGACTTCACATTCTACAATAGTTTGATTTCTTTGATTCCTTAAAAAATGTATCATTTTGTTTGTTTTTATTTAGTTTGTAGTCAGGACAGGATTCCGCCACCTGACTATGTTTATCTATTCTCTAGTCCAGAGAATATAAAACTTGTCTTTACTCGTAGTTTCTATAGATGCGTGGTATGAGTTACCTTTTGTATAAACTCTCCACGATTTATTACTTAAAACTACAAAATGTTTGTTATAATCTTGAATTGCGGCGTTAAACTTAAATGCATCGTTATAAAAGATAGCGTTTGTTATACATTCGCCATTTTTGTAAAACAATAGAGCAACTCTTTCCGGGTGCTCATGAGATAATAGAGTAACTACCACTTGACCTTTATAGTCTTCTTCTTTGTCAATGTAGTTCCCGTCTTCTGTTAGGGACTCTTTCATTGCTTTGTAAGTGTGATCTATATAGATCATGTTTTGAGCGTTTGCAGCGCTTCCTATAAACAGTAATAAGAGAAATAATAGATTTTTCATAATTGATTGTGTATAAAGGGCGGGGATTAGTTTCCCCGCCCATGGTTCAAAAATAGTTTAATCAAACATTTTCTTGAATGATTGAATCAAGTTCATCATGACTTTTGGGTCACTGGCAACCCGGAGTTTCATGACTTCGCAGCCTACCATGTAGCCAACTGCTAGAAGTCTACGTTCATACAATGAGAGTTCAATACCGTTAATATTAAACTCATCACTTTTAACGTGATTTCCAGAACTTTCAAGACAGCTTGCTACTGTTGAATCATCTTCTCTGACAACTTTGTCTACAAATTTGTCATCTTGTTCCCACAAATTTTGTGGAATGTTTAAAGCTTCATTTACGGTCATAAAAAATGGATTTAGTGGTTAATTGATTAAATGATTTAGGATTGACGAATAGTGGACATATAGTGGCCCAAGGCAAAGATTGAGAAGATCGCTTCTTTTTCTTCTGTAGTAAGATCTTCTTTGCCTGTAATTCCAGAATACAAACTTGTTAAAGCCTGATCAAGCGTTTCACTTGCTTTAAGGGTTTCTACAGATTTTCCTGCAAGCTCTTCTGCTCTTTCTTCTGAGATGTTTAGAGCTTCATTTAAGGATTGTGACATAAAATTGAGATAAATGTTTGTAAGTTTATAAAGGTATACTTACGACCACCTATAAGTTTGGCGGGCCCCCCAAGTTGGGATGGAGTTAGGAAACGTTGTGGGAGACCCGCCGTAGTTTACTGTTCGTTGTTTAACATATAGATTGCGTAATCTATGTTGTTGCGATAAGCTTGTAGGCGTGTGGTTAACACAGAATCTTCTTCTACATATTCTAAATCTTCATTAACCCAATCACGCATATCTTCCAGGGCGTTGATAGCTTGGATTTTCTCGTAAGAAAGTTGTTTTAGCGGCGGCGCCGGTTCTTTATCAAGAGTCTCAATAGTAAAAGCACTAATGAATATACCGGTAAGAACCACAGCAATGGCTAATAGAATGTTTTGAAATCTTTGTTTCACGGTTTTTGGTTTTTAAAAGAGGTTATTCATCCACTAGAGTAGGATGATTCACTGTGTTTTACACCTAAAACTTTGATAAAGGTTTAACAAACCTATAAAGTACTGCAGCACATTTTGTGTTATTCTGCATTGTTCTTAAATCAAAGAAAAACTGGTGCCCTCAACAACTTGGGAAGTTATTAAGTTTTTTACCCCTCTGCACTCAGTTGTAGTCCCACACTTTCGACTATCCATAGAAACCTATTTATGGTGACTACACCGCCTATGGTAGTATGTGGTTTACGTGTCTCTACTACTACAACTGAAATGCATTAGGAATATCATAATTTTACTAATAAGTTTAGCTCAACTGTATATTTTTTTTTATGACCGTCTACTACAGTAGCTATGTTTTCTTCAACATTGTGTATTTCATAGACATGAGAATCGCCTTTTACTTTTACAAAATCACCTTTTTTCATAATGTTTATTTTTAAAATGATTGATAATTAATTAGTTATCCCTCTGCACTCAGTTGTAATAGTTTTAGTCCTATTGTTCCAATAACTACTAAGGTGAGACTCTACAATACTCACATTACAACTGCTCACCCCTTGGGAGCTGATTAAAACGCTGACTGGTATATTATATCTTTACCTAAAAAGGATTATCCAGATATAACGATAGTCTATTAATCAGGTAGTTTCACATCTTATCACGAGTATTCAAATAAGCTTTACGTGTTTAAGAAGTCTTACCTCTCCTAGGATGAATGTGCATCGGGGATAATGAAGCCAGCACTATTTAGCACACTATTTCTGGTTACAAGGAAACATTTGTCATAAGACCGCCGAGTTTCTTAGTGCTGGCTTTAATACTAATAGTATTCTTCATCTTGGTCAGCATATCCTATATCAGGAGATACATATCTCAGTCCTTCCTGATTAACATGGTGAACAATAGAATGATCATAACCAAATTGAAGATACATTTGCTCGTTATCTAACTTGTTGTTAGCAATGGTGTAATCATGAGATAAATTCTCATAATTATTAAACTTCTCCACTATGCGAGCAATGGCACCTTTTTCAGACCTTAAAGCATCACCCACCTTAAAATATTTCTCTTTATGAGATTTAAGGTGAGTGAGCTTATGGTCTTTGAGGAATTGTTCATACTCTTCTTCTGAATAATTCCAAGACATTTCAAATGTGTACTTAGCCATAAAATATAGGTCGTTCAGATTATCCTGCTAATAGACCACAGCAGCTTGTTGAGGACTCGCAATCTTTGGTAGATCACTTACAAGGTTAGTATTTTCCCCCTGTCGGTTGTTATTTCTCATATAAATAGGATTCAACAGATTACCAGTCTGCATCATGTGGCTTAACACATATACTCCTAAATTAATATGGTTCGTCACAAACCATTAAGCATCTACCTCTGTGACTTTCTTGAGATAGAGATAAGCGTCAACAAAGAATAAATTCTTTATAATACTTCTAAAGTTATATAACTTCCACAACATATCAAGTTGCTTATAACTGCATGGTTTTTAAGTCTGCACAAACGCTTAATCATAGAGATTATATCTCATATGATACCATTACACTCTGCAAAAGTGTTTGATACTATCTATTTTACTTGCAGTAATAGATAGAATGGTGTCGTTGCCCCACATGCTTGTCAAGGTTTATCAACCTTAAAGAAAAATTTGGAAGCTTACGGTTTACCAACCTTGGTCTACCAACCAGTCAAGCCATCAGGATACTTTTTATCGTATTCTTTCTTTAGCTCTTCTAGTTTCGCCGGGAAATCAAGAATGCTTAGACCCTTAAGCCCACGCATATCATTAGTTTCCTTAAGCCAGTAGATAAAACCAATAGTACAATGTACTTTGATTTTAGAAATGTCTTGATTGTCAATCATGGTGATTAGGTATTTGAGTTGTTTATGGTCGTGTGTAAAAAGTTCTGTGCTATTACCCCCGCGGCGGATTCTCTTTATCAACAAATCAAATCCCTTATATAAGAGAAGAGAAAAAGACAATAGATAAGATAAGAGTAGCAACGCTAGGTATTCTCCGTGCTATATCTCCCAAATGTTATCTGGTGCCTGGCCTAAATTAGTTTGATTATCAAGTTACTAAGAATAGGGGGTATATGGCCACCCACTCACTGATACTCAAGCACTTACGTCGTGTTACTTAAAGTAAAACTGCTGTATTTATGTTGTTGTTGTGAGTGATAAGCGACCCCCACCAGTGATATCGTAAACAATCGCCTTTTCGCGAGTTTATCCACGCGGTGGGAAAGTGAGACTAACTGCTTGATTATCAATACTAACTTCATCGTAAACAATTTTAGTTTTTAGCGTCTAGAGATGAGCGACACCCCGAGTGCAATTTTACTCGAGGTACTTGATAATGAGAAGGTTAGGCTTATAACTCATAACCCGGCAGGCCCCGCTTGTTTCTGCGGGTGGATTTGAGGGTGGGCTTAACGAAGCAAAAGAATGTAAATTTGGCACACACTGAAAAAAAAGGTAATTAAAAAACAGGGTTACCCGCAAATGCGAGCAACCCTGTTGTGTGCGAGATTAGGTTAGATATCGCCTAAACCTGCGTCTTCGGGTGTGGCCTGTACAGGCTCCTTAGACTTACGCTTTGGCGTCTCTTGCTGTGGTTCTTCATTGATAATATCATCAATGGCTTCCACGATAGGTTCCTGTGCAGGGGTTGGCGCGACAATACCGCTTGTTCCTGCGCGTAGGCCACGGCGGCGGGCAAGGATTTCCTCTGCGACCTGTTGTGCGACAGCTTGGCCTACAACACCGGGTAATGAGGCAGCGAATTCAGCGTCGTCGTAAGCTGTGTCAAAGCACATTTCGTAGCCATCACGACGATAATTGGGCTCAATCATCATCACGCTAGGATAGGGTTTGCCTTGTGCGTCGTTTTCGCTGCGAAAGAACAGGGGTCTACCTTTGTCGTCTGCGACATAGTTGTTACCCTGAATTTCTTTGTACTCGGCGAGAGCGTCTTTGCTGCCGGTGACAACATAACGCTTGGTCAAGTTGCCTTTTTTGTTGGTGTATTTACCAACAAGACTTGCTTTTAATTGAGACATAGTTTTTGGATTTAGTGGTTGTGTTGCAAAATTGCATTATGTCTTAACGGATTAAATGAATGTAAATTTGGCATAAACAGAAGCAAAAGCAACCGTGGCTCGAGGCCACGGCTACTTGTTCAGGTACTACTCGGCTAGCCCTAAGCACTCAACGAGCTCAATGGGAATAAGGTGCGAATCGCGGCAATTAGTCTTTTTGCCAGGAATTGTTTCACCTGTAACTGCGTCTATCTGCGGGTGTTTCTGCACCTCATAGCGGTAGCGCTCATTGAATGGGTTAACACCAATCACCACGCATTCGCCATATTCAACGTAGGTACCATCTTCAGCACCTTCTGGTTTGTGATAATGGGTGTCTGTGCAGTACACCATGTCACCAACAGCAAACTTGGGCTCCTCGAAGGTACCTAATAGCACGTGCATCAGAGCTTCTTTGTTGCCGCATGTTTCTACAATGCAGTCAACGAGTAGATTGTTTACACCGTCGAGTTTTCTAGCGAGTTGTCGCTTAAGAAAATCTACTGGCAAATCTACACGCACAGTTTCGTTTTGAGATGTTTGTTTCATAATGTAAAAGGATTTAGTTAATTAACCAAGTGAATGTAAATTTGGCACACACACATACAAAAGGAATAACGAGGCTTGCGCCCCGTTATCCTAACCAAATACACCTTATTCAAGGCTTGCCTACCACGCTAATAGGTGCGGGTAAATTTCTTACTACAGCGAGAATCATGTTGGTTTTCATGCACCATTTCCTTACTGTCATAGTCTTGGTGCGATGATAAATCACACGCTCAACACGAACAGGAATGGGTTCTTCACTGTGAGATAGACATACGTCTAAATAGATTTCTTTTGTGACATTTTCATTAGTCATAATTGATAAGTGTTTATGGTTAATGAATCAAATGAATGTATTACCGCGTCGAGGCAAAGACTACGAGTTAAGGTACTTGGGCCCGCGAGCGGTGCCCTGCACTACCCTACAAACAGTAAAGCCCCGCATCACTGCGAGGCTTTACAACTGTTGTTACAACTTATCTTCTTCTGCTGTGCCGAAGAGCACAAGCATTAGAATCATCGCGAATGTGGCGAATATCCAGAATGAGCCATGACTTGTAACCTGCAAGAACCCAATATCTGTGAATACAGAGATTAGAAATGCAATGCTCAACAGTGGAACAAAGGTTGCTACTAATGCAGAGAACCATACGCGTAGGAAAAGAACTAATAGTTTCATAAGATAAAGTGTTTAGTTAAGGGATTAAATGAATGTATCGCCGAGAAAATACTGGTGCTTATGCAGCACCAGTATCTTTCTTGCGAAGAACGCGGAACAAGAGCGTATCACCGCAGGCGGTAACGTCAAACTTCAACAGAGAACCTGCGGTAATCCATTGATTCAAACGCGTTTGCATTTGCGTAAGCTCTTGGCTGTTGTCGTTCTTTACAAAGAACAAATCAACACGATGATTAGAGTTGCTCATATAACAAGGGGTATTAGTTAAGTAATCAGATGAATGTACACATAGAACCTTCGTAGCAACACAATGCATGCACCGCATGCATGACATGACTAGCAACGCATGTGCATGCACAGTATGCACAGCACAGCATGACAACAACAAAAGTTTTTCCCTTGGAAAAAAACTTTTGTTGGTGTGCGCGCTGGCTTGCGCCGTAGCACGCGCAGCATAGGGGGTGGCCACCCGCGCGTGCACGGCGGGGGCTCGTTTTGTGGGGCCCCCCTCACACTGTCTATTATCTTATATTGTATATCCCTCACACTGTTTAATGTATCAAGTTTTCTATTCCTAATATGGTGGGGGGTGGGTAAAAATGTGTAGGTACCCGGGGGTATTGTTATTTTTATTTATATTAGTAATATGAAAAGTGAAGATGCTTATTATTTAGATGGTGAGGGTGATGGTATGCGCGGGGTTAAGTTTGACTCCGAGAATTTTGAGGATGTGATGATATCTGTTGGTTATAATAATACCAGGAAGATATTGTTTGGTGTTATTAGTTATGAGGAGTTATTAGAGCGTGCGCGGAAGGAGAACATGGTGTTGTTTTTAGGGCACGACCCTGATGAGGGTATTACTGACGAGATTATTCAGGACATGTTGGGATATTATGAGTATACTGAGGAGTATGAGATTTGTGTAGAGATCCGCGACTTTTTATTGAAGCGTGATGGTGGGAGTTTGGATAAGTAGGGAATAATGGTTATATTAAGAGGTATAATTGTACAAAAATGGCAGCGAAAAAAGAGAATTCTGGTGTAAAGCGGGTTGATGTTAAGATTAGCCGTCCTGGTGTGCATTCAAAGAAGAAGTCTAGTGGATTAAAGACTAGCAAGAATTATAAGAAGCGGTATAATCGTCAAGGCAGGTAAGCATGTTAAACAATTTATTGAATTTATTCAATTTGATTAGGATAAGGGCCCAGCGCACTGTGCCCGAGGCTTCTGATCTTTTCATGCTTGGTGTTAGAAATGATAAGTATGATGGTGATTATAGACCAGCTATTATTACAGTGCAGGATTTCATGGCATATATAAACTTCAATGTTGCTACTGGTGGGGGATTGTTTAGTCAAACTGTGAATGGTCCCACTGTTACGAATACTACTACCGAGACAAATATTTTGGGTACCGGTGTTGGTAGCTTGAGTGTGCCGGCGAATGTGTTTATGGTTGGTGATAGCTTTCATATAACAGTTATTGGCCATTTATCCTCTAAAAACAATGACGATCTGCGTATAAGGGTGAAATCTGGGGGTGTAGTATTGGTTGATACAGGCAACATAAACATGCCTGGGTTGACTAATCAACATTTTGAACTAAACCTTGACTTCACTATTCGCGCTATTGGTCCCGCTGGGGTGGCTAGCATTGCTAGTGGTGGCCAGTTTACATATATAAAAGATGCCTCTTCTGCTTTTGAGGGGGTAGATTTTAGTGTTATTAACAACACAACTTTTGATACAACGGTGCTTAACACACTGACTATCACCGCACAATGGGATGCTGCTAATCCATTAAACTCTATTTACACTGAAATTGTAACTTTAACTAAAACATATTAACCATGTCTGCAGGTAATATAAAAACATATGGTCAAAAGGGTAGTAATATGCCCTACCAGCTCAAGGTACTTGAGGGGTTGCAAGCTTTATTTACGTCACTATCTACACTTGTTAGTAATACAGGTAGTTCTACTGGTGCTTTGTTGTCGTCAACGGGTGCTGGTACTATTGCTGTAGCCACTAAGTCTGTATCTATTTATAATGCTGGTGCCGCGCCGGGCACTGTGAATGTGAATGGTGGGGGCAATGTTAGTCTCCCTGCGGGTGTAACTTTGAACTTTGATGCTGGCACCGCCTCTAAATATCCGGCTGGTCATTTTGCATACAACGCTTCTGGTACAACCTTTATTATTACCTATACCTACTAATGGGCAATAGCATTAACATAAGCAAGTATCTTGGCTCCAAGGTAAGGGGTATTGAACCGCCAATTGTAACAGGTTCTCCTTTATTTTTGGATGATTATCCTGGAGCTGGGGTAGCGTATTCGTTTCGTAAGCAAAGACTTGCTTATGGAGGAAATGCTGTTCGTGTGCGTAGGAGCAGTGATAATGCTGAGTTAGATATACCTTTTGCTGGTGGAGTGCTTAGTACAGCAACATTAAGTTCTTTCTGTGCTGGAACAAACGGTTTTGTAACAACTGTATATGGTCAAGATCTTTCACTTAACAATGCTAGACAGTCTGTGTTATTGTTTCAACCAAAAATATACGATTCTGTAGGTGGCGTTATAACTCAAAATGGTAAGCCTGCTATGTTGTTTGATGGTATTGATGATCATTTAGTTATAGATACAGCTTTACCTTTGACTAGTCATACTATATTTGATGTAGTTAGTGTAAGCGGTGTAACAGCATCATCATCACCAAGAATTAAATATGGAGGATCACCAAGCGGCCCATCTTTTTCTGAGATGTTATATGGTTATGGTGCAGTTACTGGCACCTTAACTAACGAAACTGAGTTTTTCATTTCTTTCCTTGCAGGTCAAGTGTATGGTTATGGTAATACTGTAAGCCCTCTTAATGGTCAGCTTTTGAACTCATTGGTGTATATTAGTAATTCTTCTTTTACAGCTAGAAGAAACAATACACTGTTGTCATTAAATACAGCTACAACCGGTGGTTTTAATAGTGTTAGAGAGCCAGATGATATAAAATACATAGGTGCAAGAAACGACGGCACTTTGAATTTTAGTGGATATATGCAAGAGATAACAGTATATCCAAGTGATCAAACATCTATTGTTAATGCTGCAACGTTAGATATAAATACATATTACAATGTCTACCCTTAACGGTTATAAGTTTAACACACAGGCTGATGCCATTTTAGCAAAAAGTGCATGTGATGCATTTTATGGTATTCCTGTAGGACCATCTAGTATAACACAAAGTTATGTAGACTACCATTTTGCTGATAGGGATAATCCTGTATTCTGGTATATAAAGGGAGATCCTTCGCTAATACCAGTTTTAGGTTCACCAACAACATTTACAGTTAATGATAGTGTAGATCCTCCAGCTTTGCTTTTAGACTCATATCCAGGAGCATCAGTAGCTTATTCTCTTAGACTATTAAGTAGTAGTTATACAGGAGCAGCAGTTCGTGTTAGAAGATCTACGGATAATGCTGAACAAGATGTTAATTTTACAGCAGGGGTTTTAGATACTAATGCTCTATTAGCTTTTTGTGGAAGCGGTAATGGTTTTATATCAAGATGGTATGATCAAAGTGGGAATCTAAAAGATAATATACAATTGTCATTAGGAGCTCAACCAAGAATTGTATTGTCAGGAAGCCTGGAAACAGTAAATTTAAAACCTGCAGTAAACTACATATCTGGTACGTTTACAGCTACATCTTTAGAAAATGTAACTGCTCAAAGTATATTCACTGTAGGTCAAGTAGTTACATATAACCAACTTCAGTCACTTATTTCTTTTGATAGTGTATCAATAGGTTTTGGCCCATGGATTCGTTCTATAGCTCCTAATTATTGGAGAACACCTAGCACAAGTGCAACAGACGCTTTTGATTTTACACATTTAAGCAATATGTATTTTGATGGAAGTTTACATATAACAGCAAACAACTTCTTAAACCCACACATCTTATCTTCTTTTGCATCAGTAGCCCTTAATAATAGAAAGTTTGGTATAAGCGATGCAACCTATCTTGGAAGATGGTTTCTAGGTAAGATGTCTGAATGTATTGTATATCCTACCAGTCAAGAGACTGGGTTCAGGTCAGGGATCGAATCAAATATGAGCACCAATTATTCAATTACAATATGACCGTATTAGGCTATAAATACTTAACTGAGGAAGATGCTCAACAGGCAAGGAAAGATTGCTCTGACTATTATGGCATTCCTGTTTCTCCAAATGATACTACCCGGTACTGGGTTGATTATCAATGTGCAATGTTAGATGAACCAAAGTTTTGGTTTATACTATTTAATGATAGTCTAACTGTTGTGTTAGGAGAACCTACAGAATTTGAAGTAAACACAAATATATCTTAACCATGGACGCAGTAACACTAGGAAGAATCGAGCATTTACATCCTCAACTTAGAGATGAGGTACGCTCAATATACATTGATAAGATAGTGCCCGCGCTATCTGGTCGCGCTACATGTCGTTTTGCTTATACTCTACGCACTTTCAAGGAGCAAGATGATCTCTATGCTAAAGGTAGAACTGTTTTGTTTGATAGTTTTGGTAATCGTATTGGTAAGGTAACCAATGCTAAAGGTGGCCAATCTTATCATAACTATGGCCTAGCTTTAGATATATGCCTTATTGTTGATAAGAGACACGCATCGTGGGACTATAAAACCGACTTTGACGGCGATAAAGTAAGTGACTGGATGGAGGTAGTAAAGATCTTCAAAGCTCATGGTTGGGCATGGGGTGGTGATTGGAAGTTTATAGATAGACCTCACTTTGAAAAAACCTTTGGTTTATCTAACAAAGAATTGCTTCGTCGCTATAACGCTAAAGAGTTTATTCCGGGTACAGAGTACGTGAGATTGTGAAACAAACCTGGGCCAATAGAGTAAAAGAGCACGTTCATTTTAACTGGGATGTGTTAGAAATTATCACTAAAGGTGGTAATGGAAATATGTATTTGGCCAATGATGGTACTTACAAACCTGTATCTGGTGGTGGTGGAGGCATTCCTGTAGTTGGTGAATATCGCCATGACTGGGTTGCACCATATTCATATTGTGGCACCGCGCCCACGGGAGCACTAGACACAGATCCTGTATGGCAGATTGATAGACTAGAGATTACAAACACAGGAGACGTTATATTTTCGTCAGCTTATAATGTAGCTTGGACGAATAGATTAACGGCAACTTATTCCCCGGGTCAGCTTCTCTTACAAACAGAAAGTGACTGGGTAAGTCCCTATAGTTATTGCGGGGTGGCACCAATTGGTGTATCAACAAGCGATCCCTATTGGGATATACAACGAATACAGGTAAACAATGATGGCTCAACAACTGTGTTGAGTGCTAACAATGTTGCCTGGGATAACAGATATAGTACTATATATAATTAAACAGATATGACAACAAATAAACCAATTACAATCGATGGAGTTACTTATGATAAAGTAGCCGCCTCTTTATCTTCAATGCCTTTATTCAGGGAAACTGAAATTGGGCAAACTGTAGCTATTAGATTACAGTATTATGCAAAGGACGAAAACGGAAACGTAATTAGACCTGAAGATCCATCTCAGTATGATGTACCCATTGTGTTTGGAGATGTAGTAACTTCTCAAGATACTGATGCTTTAGTAGCATTTTCTAAAATTACTGAGGCAATTCAAGGATATATTAACGCAAAAGGTCTTTAACCATGGCTATTAGATTTGCAAAGCAAGCTGGTAACTGGAGTGACCCTTTAACTTGGGATGATGGATTAACCATTCCTACTACAGGTGATGAGGTTTATTTGAACGGTTACAATGTAACTGTTGACCAAGATGTAACCACAGGTTTTATTTCCAACTCAATAACCCCTATTGGTGTTCCATTAGACCCAATACCTGACATGACTTCTAACACAAGTCCTGTTGGTGTAGGGCAAGCATTTGCTGCTTTAGGCCCAAATCTTGATGCTTGGAAACCATTTAGAAAAGGGATAACTACATTTTTGCCTACAACTGATGGTTGGCTAAGTACAGCAGCCAATGTTGGTCAAGTAGGATTTCAATTTAATTCAGCAAAAAGTATCCAAAGATATGCTTGGTATAGTAATCAACAAAGTACTAACTACAGACCTAGAGATTGGACATTCCAAGGTAGTAATGATGGGGTAACATGGGTTACGCTTCATACTGTTGTTACAGCAACAAATGCTGCTGCATATAATAGTCCAAACATTTCTAACCCATCTTCATATACATACTATAGGATAAATGTTACAGCTACACAAGGTGGGTGGCAAATATTTTTGAATGGCTTAAGCATGACTGAAAGTACCTCTTTTGGTAATGGGTATCTTAGTGGCGGAACAGCAACAATTGCAACATCAAGAACTGTTAACGCTAATTTATATAATGGATTTGGCACAAACCTAATTGTAATAAGTGCTGCATCTCCTAATGTAGTGAGTATAACAGGCAATATGCCTGGAACAAAAGCAGCATCAAGTAGTACAGTTATATCAGTTACAGGAAACTGTACATTGAATTATGTAGGTAATGTTGCAGGAGCATTTGGGATAAGTGGACAGTTGCAAAATGCTCGTGGAATTGTTTTATCTGCTGCCGCTACAGTAAATGTTACAGGAGATGTATATGGTGGTTCAAATAGCCATGACAACTTTGGTGGGTCTGAAGATATAGGAATTCAATCTTCAACAGGTGCTATAATTAACGTAGTAGGAAATGTATCAGGAGGAACAGGTGCAGGTAATAGGGGAATACAAGGAAGTAATAATGATACAATAAATATTACAGGTAATGTAACAGGCGGAGCAGGAACAAATTCAACTGTTATTCTAAGGGGAATATTACTTACAGGTACATCAACTGTGCCTTGTAGTATTGTAGGTAATGTGACCGGTAGTGTTAATTCTTTTGCTATACTATCAACATCAACATATCCTGTTAAAATTACAGGAAACATAGAAAATCATTCTAGCGGTAGAATGGCTATATCGGCAATTTTCTTATTCCTAGAAAGCACTAATATGAGTTGGCAGTTTAGAAAGTTTGACCTAACTACCAACACGCTCTACACCCCCGGTGTTGCAACTGGCCACCCAGCAGAGGCAAATGTAAGAACAGGTATTGTTTACGGCCCTACAAACAACCTAACAGGTACTTGTGCTGTGCCGCCTGCTGCTGCTGTTAGTATTGGTGTACCTGTTGATAATACAGTAGGTACTGGTTACTTAAATGCTACAGACATCTGGAATGTACCACTAGCAAGTATTACTACACCTAATAGTATTGGAGAGAGATTAAAAGATGCATCTACTGTTCAAAGCACCGGCGCCCAGCTAGCTGCATTCTTGTAATACCCAACAATAATTTGTATATTATAAGATATCAAGAACAAAATGGAAAAGCTAAATCTTAAAGTAACTCTACTTTCATATATATCAGTGGTAATAACATTCTTTACACCACTCGTACCACTACTACTTTTAGTATTCTTTGCTGTTGTAGCAGATACTTTTGCAGGAAGATGGTATGCGAAAAAACAAGGTGAAGAAGTACTTAGTGAAATCACAAGAAAAGGTTTTGTAAACAAGATGTTTACATACGGCGGAGGACTCACGTTTATTTTTATGTTAGATAGCTGGGTGCTTAATGATTTTGTAATGATGTACTTTCCTAAAGAATATCTATCTACATTATTTACTGCTTTGTTTATAATCTGGATAGAGTACAGTTCTGTTGATGAAAAAGTGAGATGGGAAACCGGAAAAGGTATTACTGAAAGAATATTTGAGTTTGTTAAAAGCATTAAGAAATCTATAGGTGTAATCATCAACATCAAAAAACATAAACATGATGAACCTGCAGACATTTGATAGATTTGTACGATATGCCAGTTTGGTTGGTATAGGTGTAATCATATTCTTTATGTTTGATACATATTTAACTAAAGATGAAGAATTAATATCTACAACTAAGCTAGAACTTGATGTTTATAATCTTGGTAAGAAGATTGATTCTACAAATTATCAGATTAAAACTTTAAATGTGCAAGCTGATAAAATCTCAAACCAGGTAAATGTTACTCTTACAAATGTCAAACAAATCAAAAAGCAGCGTGATGAAAAGATTAACTATGTTTCTAATCTTAATGATTCTGCATCCTTTGTGTTTTTCACAGGTTGGATATCCCAGGATTTTAGTACTGGAAGGTGATACAGTTATTGCTATAACTAAACAGCAACAACGTAATCTAAACGTGCTTTATCTAAGGCACGAATATGCCCAGATACAAGTAGATAGTCTAGAAAAAGTTGGTACAGATTGCCAAGAATTAATACTGATTAACAAGAAGTTACAAACTACACTTGGTATCAAGGATTCTCTTATTGACAAAAAAGACGCTACTTACACAGAGATAATAAACGTCAAAGATCAAAACATTAACAAGCTTGAGAAAAAAATTAAAAAAAGAACTGTGATTAGTAGTGTGGTTGGTGGCCTACTAGTTGTTTTAATTATTATATTTGGAGTCTCATAAAACGGTGTTTTTAATTGGTTACAGAGCCCCGTAGTTTTTACTACGGGGTTTTCTTTTTGTACACTTTAAACATTTTATGTATATTTGTGTAAACTTTAATGATATGGAAAACCAACAAGAAAACATTAGTCCTGAAGAACTAGTTCGCAGGCGTGAGGAGCTAAGTGCTCATTACAAGGAAACTATTCCCTTTTTAAAGAGGCAGCTAGAGTATGAAGAACTGCTCACAAAAATTGAGGAAGCTCGTGCTAACCGGTTTATGATTCAGGTTAAGGTGGCCCAATATATGGCGCCAGATCCTGAAGAAGAGCCTTTACCAGAAACTAGTTCTAAATCTCGTAACCTAAAAAAGTCTTAAGATGGCCATAGTTAATCAAGTTCAAAAAAGAACTAGATTAAATTTGGCTGACATCATTAAGTATCAGTTTTGGCACCATTGCTTAGTTAATGGTATAAAAATTACTGAGACTGAGATTGATTGTTTATCACATCTTGCAGTTTTGGGGGAGTTTGAGTTGATCCCGTTTTGTGACCATATTGTCAATCACGAGATTCTCTCAAACCCCCAATCTGTAAGAAACCTGGTGGTAAAACTGCAGACAAAGAATCTAGTTCTTAAACGTAAGAAGTCTAGGACTATTTACGTGAATCCTGAAATAAAGGTTGTTATACAACATCCTGTGTTTTTAGACATCAAAATGTTATCTAATGACCCCTCATAAGATTAAGTCATTTATACCAGAGATAGCTGCTGATATGGGTGTATCAGAAGCAGATCTTACAAGAATAGTAGACTTTTACTATAAAGAGTTGCGTCAAGCTCTAACTGGTCTTAAGTACAAACAGATTATTGTAGAAGGTCTTGGTAAGTTTAACTTAAAAGAAAACGCTGTAAGGAAGAAGATAGATACTCATAAGAACATCATTGAGCATTCCCGGCGTGATACCATGCAAAACTACAAGCTTGTAAAAATTTGTGAAGAAGAACTAGTAGATCTTGAGCGTGCTCTACAGCAGGTTATAGAAGATAAACAACGCATGAAAGCTTTTTACGATGAAAAAAACAGATATATTAAAGATTTGGAAGAACAAAAAAAAGATTCTTGAGGGTATTAAGAACTCTATTATTACCAAAGAATCTATTGAGCAAGTAGCTGATGTACGCATGGCTATTTGTAACAAGTGTCCACACATTGATAATGCTGGGGCATCTTGTTTAATGCCCGGCACGCAACCTTGTTGTGGGTTATGTGGTTGTAATCTTAAATGGAAAACGCGTTCTTTGTCTAGTGCCTGCGATGATAATCGCTGGGATGCACTGACAGATGAAGAAACAGAAGAACAAGTTAAAAACGATCTTAATCTAGAATACTAATGTCTTATCAAAAATGTCCTATTTGTAATGGTACAGGTTTATTTTCAAACCCTGTTTCATCAGATGTTATTTGCCCCACATGCAAAGGCACTCGCATAATCAGCGAGTTAAATGGTTTACCACCAATATATGTGGACTGTTTCAACTCAAACGACAACTCAATTAATCTTAATCATGGCAGTCAAATTTATCCCGGAGACACACACCTACCTTTCGACTAATCAGAGTGAAAACATTCAATGGACTAGTGTAACATCAGTTATTAGCAAGTTCAAAGAGCCTTTTGATCCTGTATCTCAAGCAAAGAAGTCTTCTCAAAACAAGAGGTCTAAGTGGTATGGTATGGCGCCAGCCGAGATTCAACAGATTTGGAAAAATGAATCTGAGCGCGCGATGTCCATGGGCACCTTCTACCACCAACAAAGAGAGAATGACCTATACGCATGTGAGAACATTACACTAGAGGGTAAACAACTACAGATTGTAAAGCCTATTGAGTTTGATGGTATCAAGCATGCACCTGATCAAAATCTTGTTGAGGGTATTTACCCAGAGCACTTTGTTTATCTTAAATCAGCAGGTATATGCGGCCAGGCTGATAGAATTGAGGTGGTTAACTCAAAGGTTAACATCATTGACTATAAGACAAACAAGGAGATTAAGCGCGAGGGTTTTAAAACCTGGGAGGGTGTAACTAAGAAGATGCAGAAACCTTTGGGTCATCTAGATGATTGTAACTTTAATCATTATGCATTACAGCTTAGTATTTACATGTATATTATCTTGAAGCATAATCCAAGATACAAACCAGGTAACATGCAGATTCATCATATTGAGTTTGAACAGAAAGCTGAGGATAAGTATGGTAACCCAATTTATCATCAAGATGAGCGCGGAGACTTTATTGTCAAAAGAGTTAATGTAATAAATGTACCCTATTTGAAAAGAGAAGTTGTAGACATAATCAAACATCTATCATAAATGGCTATTCTAAACGAAAACATAGAACTGTTCAAATGTTATGTTAAAGCATCACATTTTACAAAAGATGATAAAGATTCTGATGACTATCATTTATGTTATGCATTTGCAATACAATCAGTAGCAGGAAAGATATTAACATTTCATGTTATGACTGAATATGGTATGCTCAGATCAAGAGTTCCTATATCAGAAATATATATGGATGAACCAACTAATGATATCCCTTTTCATTTTAAACAGTTATGGGATTGTTTTAGCGAAAACGTATCAGTTATTACCTATGATTATCTGTATGAAAAGCGCTGTCAAGTCGTATTAAAAGATGGGTCTAAAGTATGGGCAACATATTTAATGACAGTAGATTGGTACAGAAATTCTTATTCTGATGAACCTTCTGATTATAAATGTGGACACATATTAATTGCAGACGACGGTTATTTACTATGTCAACCAAACAATAGAATCTTCTGGAAAGATTCTAACTGGATAACAAAACCTTTTCCTATTGAGCCTTTAAAGCTTAAGGTAGATACAGATTTATTGTCTGTTGAAACCCAATCTGATAAATGGGTTTCAGAAAATGGAGATAGCTATTATTACGATATAAAACCTATTAAAGATGGTGAGAATATTTGATATTCAAAATGGTGCTGTGGTGCCTACTGAGCACTGTTACACTATGAAAAGTCTTAAGACTATTATGGAAGAATATCCTGATAACCATCTTAAGATTTATCAGTACGTGTTTTACATGACCTGTATGAATCCGGATCTAAATCCTTTTTTTGATGTTCCAGATATTGATCGCGAAGAGCTTATTCTTCAAGAAATAGATGCTGACTTTTCTACAGAGGATCCTTATATCATGCATGCATTAGATGTTGTTAAGAAACTGTATGAAACACCAACCTCGCGCGCGTACAAGGGAATCAAAACAATGCTTGATAGATTGGCGGATTACATGGAAAATACACCCATTGAGCATGGTAGAGATGGTAATATCAACTCTCTTGTTAATGCTGCAGCTAAGTATCAACAGATTCGTGAAAGCTTTAAAGGTGCATACAGAGATCTTAAAGATGAACAACAATCCTCAGTTCGCGGGGGCCAAAACTTAGCATATGATCAGTAGGAGTGGAGTAAAATACTATGAGCGTATACCAACGTGGCGTAACGGAAACTGGGAAGTTACAGAATTTGGTAATCGCGAAGAGTTTAAATCTTTTGTACTTGACCGGTTTAAAGAACCAGGTCAGTATGGCTTTAATGAAGACACTGCTATCTTTAAAGAACAGGCAACCATATTTAATGCACGCAACTATTTTTGCCAGGCGCCTATTAAAAGCAAAGATTTTGTCAACTACTGGGATGATCAGAAAGTTAAAAACAGAAATGGTATAATCGTTATTTCTGGTGATAGGACATGGTATGTATGCCGTGATTACTACATGTGGCTCAATTTCTTACCTATTTACGATAAGGAAGAGAGCTTGTTTGGTTTTGCAAAAGTTCGCGATGCTCAGTATCATATGGCCCTTTATGAGTTACTAGCAGAGCTTCATTATAAACACAGCGCCATTCTTAAGAAACGTCAGATTGCTAGTTCATACTTTCACTCAGCAAAATTTATAAATCAGGTTTGGTTTGAAGAGGGTGTTACCTTAAAAATGGGTGCTAGTCTTAAAGATTACATCAATGAAAAAGGTACGTGGAAAATGCTTGATGAATACGCTGCTTTCTTGAATGAGCATACTGCGTGGTATAGACCATTCAATCCTAGCAAGACATTAATGTGGCAACAGAAGATTGAGGTGCGTAAAGGCAATAGAAAAAGTGAGGTTGGTCTTAAAGGTACTATTCAAGGTATGTCATTTGAAAAAGATCCCACAAATGGTGTAGGTGGTCCATGTAAATACTTCTTTCATGAAGAAGCCGGTATTGCGCCAAAGATGAATGATACTTTTGAGTATATAAGACCTGCACTAAAATCTGGTTTTATAACTAGTGGTATGTTTATAGCAGCAGGATCTGTAGGTGATCTTGATCAATGCGAACCTCTCAAAGAGATGATTCTAAAACCAGAGGTAAATGATATTTACGCGGTGGAATCAAACTTGATTGACAAAGACGGCACCCATGGAAAATCTGGATTATTCATACCAGAGCAGTGGTCAATGCCACCCTTTATCGACAATTATGGCAATTCAAAAGTGGAAGAAGCCCTTGTAGCATTAGAAGAACAGTTTGCTACATGGAAGAAAGAGTTGCCTGCAGATAAGTATCAATTGCGTATATCACAGCATCCTAGAAATATAGAAGAGGCTTTCGCATTTAGAAAAGAGTCAAAGTTTCCACAACATCTTGTTAATGCACAAATTAGACGTATTTTGGATAAAGAAATTTCTATTGAATATGTTAATTTAATTCGTGATGAACATGATAAAGTTGTTATTAAAGAAACTCGTAAGCTCCCTATTAATGAATTTCCAGTCCCTAAAAATGCGGTTGATAAAGAAGGTGTTGTTGTTATATACGAGCGCCCTGTTAAGGATCCGTCTTTTGGTATGTACTACGCGTCTATTGACCCTGTGGGAGAGGGAAAAACTACAACGTCAGATTCGTTGTGTTCGATATATGTGTATAAAGCTCCAACGGAAGTTACAAAGATTGAAGCTGATAGCGTAAATAGTTATGTAGAGGGAGACAAAATTGTTGCATCCTGGTGTGGTCGGTTTGATGATATTAAGCAAACTCATGAGCGCCTGGAAAACATAATTGAATTGTATAATGCCTGGACTCTTGTAGAGAATAACGTTAGTTTGTTTATTCAATACATGATGATGAAGCGTAAGCAAAAGTATTTGGTGCCAAAAGATCAGATACTTTTCTTGAAAGAAATTACTTCTAACAAAGCTGTGTATGCAGATTATGGTTGGAAGAACACAGGCACCTTGTTTAAAAGCCATCTTCTATCTTATGCTATTGAGTATCTGCAAGAAAAACTAGATGAGGAGATAGATGAAGATGGTAAAATTGTACGTACAAAATTTGGTGTTGAACGTATACCTGATATAATGCTGTTGCGCGAAATGCAGGCTTATCAAGATGGTCTTAACGTGGATAGATTAGTTGCTTTTTCTGCTCTGGTAGCATTTGCTAAAATTCAGCAAACAAACAGGGGATATGTAAAGCGTGTAATTAGAGATGACGGTAAATTGGAAAAATCAGATAAATTGAGTAAATTTAATAATAGTCCGTTTAGACACATGGGTAAATCTGTATTACCAGTAGGTATGAAGAGGAGTCCATTTAAAAACTTTAAATAAGATGCAAATATATAATGCATTACAGCTCAAGAAAGGAGCAAAGGCAGATTACAACAGGTTGGGTAGTGTTACCCAACCTTTACAATTTATTCCTGACAAAGAAAAGACTGATGAGTGGGCAGCTTGGAATGTTGACTGGTTAGAGTGGAATGGTATAAAGCAGCTGCGTCGTAATGCGCGGCGCCTTATGAAGAACTACAAACTAGCAAAGGGTATCATTGATAAGACAGATTACATTGTTAGTGAAAACAATGAGATGTCAGATCTTGTTGAAACTCTTACACAAGAAGACTATAGTGCACTAGAGCTTAAGTTCTACCCTATTATCCCAAATGTGATTAACGTTCTTGTATCTGAATTTGCTAAAAGAAATACTAAGATCGCTTTTAAAGCCATTGACGAATATTCATACAATGAGCTTCTTGAACAAAAGAAGTCAATGGTTGAAGAGTTTCTTTTAACTGATGCTCAAACTAAGATTACAAATAAGTTGCTCGAAATGGGCATAGATATTGAATCTGAAGAAGGTCAACAAGAATTATCACCCGAAAAGCTAAGGAGTTTACCAGAAATTGAAGATTACTTTAGAACTAACTATAAGTCACAAGCAGAGCAGTGGGCTACGCACCTTATGCAGCATGACATGGAGCGTTTCAAAATTGAAGAGTTAGAGGAACGTGCTTTTCGTGATATGTTAATTACAGATAGAGAGTTCTGGCATTTTCATATGATGGAGGATGACTATGATGTAGAACTCTGGAATCCCGTTTTAACTTTCTATCATAAGTCACCTGATATTCGTTATATCTCCCAGGGTAACTATGTTGGTAAAACAGATATGATGTCTGTATCAGATGTCATTGATAAATATGGTTATTTGATGACTGAAGATGAACTTAAGTCATTAGAAGCTATTTACCCGGTGCGATCTGCAGGTTATCCTATTCAAGGATATCAAAATGACGGTACCTACTATGATGCTACCAAATCTCATGAGTGGAATACTAGCATGCCAAGTCTTGCATATCGTCAGTTTACATCTGTATATGACAACTGGATTTATAATGGTGGTGATATTGTAAACTGGATTCTTTCTGAGAGCGAGGATTACTTAGATGTCGGCGTGGCCCACTTACTAAGAGTAACAACTGTATATTGGAAGTCACAAAGACGCGTAGGTCATCTAACTAAAGTTGATGAACTAGGAAATGTAGAAACAGCTATTATTGGGGAAGATTATATTGTTACAGATAAGCCTGTATACGATACCACTCTTTTTAAGAACAAAAACAAAGAAAATTTAATTTTTGGTGAGCACATAGACTGGATCTGGATTAATGATGTTTGGGGTGGCGTAAAGATTGGTCCTAATCACCCTTCTTTCTGGGGAATGAATAACCCCGGTGGTATTAATCCTATTTACTTAGGTGTACAAAAGAATCGTCCAGGAAGACTACGCTACCAAATGAAAGGTGATACTACCCTGTATGGTTGCAAGTTACCTGTTGAGGGTTCTGTTTTCTCAGATCGTAATACTAGATCAACCTCGCTAGTTGATTTGATGAAACCTTTCCAAATTGGTTATAACATTGTTAATAACCAGATTGCTGATATTCTTGTTGACGAGCTTGGTACCGTAATTCTACTCGATCAAAATACTTTACCTCGCCACTCTGCAGGTGAAGATTGGGGTAGGAATAATCTAGCCAAGGCATATGTAGCAATGAAGAACTTTCAGATGCTACCTTTAGACACAAGTATTACTAATACTGAGAATGCGTTAAACTTTAATCATTTCCAAAAACTAGATCTTTCTCAAACAGAAAGACTAATGTCTAGGATCCAGCTTGCTAATTACTTTAAGATGCAAGCCTTTGAAGTGGTTGGTGTAACACCACAACGTATGGGTCAACAGATTGGTCAACAAACAGCTACTGCTATTGAGCAAGCTGTTGTTGGTTCATATGCTCAAACAGAACAATACTTTATACAACACTGTGACTATCTAATGCCTCGCGTGCATCAAATGCGTACTGACATTGCACAATACTATTATTCTACTAAACCTTCATCTCGTTTACAATACATCTCTTCTAAAGACGAGATTGTTAACTTCCAGATGAATGGCACTGATCTGTTGTTAAGAGACATTGGTGTATATGCTACAACCAAAGCTAATCATAGAGCTATCTTAGATCAGATTAAACAACTAGCTGTTCAAAACAATACTGCCGGCGCAAGCATATATGATCTTGGTCAAATTATTGAGGCTGAATCTATGGCAGATGTTTCTGGTGTTCTTAAGAAGATTGAGGAGAAAACTACTGCTCAACGTCAAGAACAGTATCAACAAGAACAGCAACTTGCCCAACAAGCACAACAGGCTAAACAACAAGAAGAGCAGATGAAACAACAATATGAGGCTGCAGAGAAAGAGAAAGATCGTCAAAAAGATATTCTTGTTGCTGAGATTAGAGCTGCCGGCTATGGTTCTATGATGGACATTAATAAAAACGAGCAATCTGATTATCAAGATGCTATGAAAGATATCAGAGAAACAGAACAGTATCAAGAGCAAACCAATCTTCAAAGAGAAAAAGAAACTAATAGAAAGCTTACAGAGGCTGAAAAACTAACTCTTCAAAGAGAAAAGTTACAAGTTGAACGAGAAAAAATAAATGCCCAGGTACAAATTGCTCGTGAAAACAAGAATCAGTATGACTTAAAGAGCATTAAAAAAGAGAAAGAAACAGAATCAAACAAGAAGAAAAAATAGTGCGTGCTATATAATAAACTATTTTTCCTGATTACAACCTTAACTGTTTCAACTTTTTAAAGTTTATATAATAAATTTGTATATATTAATACCATAAACCAACAAACAATGGCAGAAAATAAAAATGAAGAGGTAACGCAGGTTACACAAGCAGACATCAATATTGATGAATTGTTTGCTCTTCCCGGCGCCGAGAACATTATAGTTCAAGGTGAAGAGGAAGATGAAAAAAAACCTACTATCTTTTCGTCTACAGGTGTAGACACTTCGTTCCTTGACAATAAACCGCAACCAGCAAAACCTGCTGCAAAGGTTGAAACTTCAAATGATGATGATGAACCATTAAGTACTGAAGATGCTGAAGAAGCATTAAATGAACTTGATAGTTTAATCTCTCAACAAGAGGATACAACAGGTCGTGGTCGTAAAAAAGTTGATAAGAGTGGTCTCTTAGAACTTGCATCAAAAATGATTGAAGAAGGTGTTCTTTTTCCATTTGATGACGACAAGCCGTTAGAAGATTATTCTGCAAAAGATTTTCGTGAGCTTTTTGAAGCTAACATGAAAGAAAAAGAAGCAGAACTTTCACAAAAAATTCCTCAGCAGATTTTTCAATCTATGCCTGGAGAAATGCAATACCTTATGGATTATATATCCAAAGGTGGAACAGATCTTAAAGGTATGATGCAACAACTGTCTCAAGTTAATGAGGCAATGGAACTTGATCCTTCTGATCCTACAGATCAAGAAGTAATTGTTCGTCAATATTTATCTCTAAAAGGTGACATGTCACAAGAAGAGATTGAAGATGAGATTGCAACATTTAAGGACATGGATCGTCTTGAGCAAAAAGCTAGTCAGTATAAACCTAAACTAGAAGCTGTTCGAGAAAAAGAAGTTGCCCGTCGCATTGCAGAGCAGGAAAAACAAAAAGAACAACAACAAGCTATCGCAGGTCAATTTGTAGATAGTGTATATGGAGTTCTTGAAAAAGGTGAACTTGGTGGTGTAAAGCTTGATCGTAAGACTCAAAATATGCTTTATACTGGATTAGTACAACCAGGATATCCATCTATTAGTGGTAAACCAACTAACTTGTTGGGGCACCTTTTAGAAAAGTATCAGTGGGTTGAACCTAATCATGAGTTAATTGCTGAAGCTCTATGGTTGTTAGCAGATCCTGAAGGATTTAAAACTAAAATTAAATCTCAAGGTAATCGCGTCGCAACTGAGCAAACTGTGCGCTCCTTAAAAACAGAACAAGCTCGTAGAGTAGGTTCTGCAGTAGTAGAGCGTGAAAGTGATACAGAAACTAACAAATCCAGAAAAACTTTACAACGATCAAACAAAAATATTTTTCAACGTTTTTAACTTTTGACTTTTAACAATTAACCCTTAATCAAACAACAAAACATGGCAACTCCAGTTTTAAATAATGGTATATTCCTACGAGATACCAAGTATGCTGCCAGTTCTCACGTGGATTCTTACCACTTAGTGAACATGTTGAAAGATGCAGAACCTATGGATATGGGCCCCGTTGACCTTTGGGCAATGGCTCAGAAAGTAGAAATGCCTCTCTATCAAATGTCCTCTTTCGGCGGTAAGAATGTTATCCAAGTTGATAACGCTCGCGGTGAGTACAAATGGCAAACCCCAGTAAGCCTTGAGCTTCCTTACATCATTGAAGATATTGAGCCTAACAACCTTACTAAAGGTATTGATGGTCAAACCTTCAAAATCAAATTAAACAAGCGTGAGTTTGGTCATGGTGATATCATCACTTATGACAAATATAATGGCGCTGAATTGTACATCACTGCTGATGACATCCTACCTATTGGTGATGGATTTATCTACACTGTGCAGTTGGTGAACAATGACAACTACCGGTTCTTGGACAACAAGTATCTTGCTAATGGTACCCGTGTATTCCGTAAAGGTTCTGCACGTGGAGAATATGGAGAGCGTTTCTCTGATATTCAAACCGGTGCTGGATACCGTGAGTTCTACAACTACGTTGGTGGTGCTGAAGCTCACGTTCACTATAGCATTTCTTCTCGCGCTGATCTTATGATCAAAGGTGGCATGAATGCTGACGGTACAGTTCCTGTAACTGAGATCTGGCGTAACTTTGATAAGCGCATGGATCCTTCTATCACGTCTCTAGAAGACATGGTAAAAGTTATGGGTAAAGATGCTGTTAAGCGTGCCATGCAAAATGGAGATTTGTCTCGCACTTTCTTGACCACAATGGAAGCTGCTCACTTGACCAAAATTGCTACTGATATCGAAACCTACTTGATGTGGGGACACGGTGGACGTATCAAACAAGATGGTCCAGATGATTTGCGTTTGTCTGTAGGTCTATGGAAGCAGCTTGATAACTCTTTCAAGCGTGTTTACAACAAAAACAACTTCAACCTTGACTTGTTCCGCTCTGAGATTTTCAACTTCTTCAATGGTAAAGTTGAATTCAAAGGCCCAGATCCACAACGTTCACTAGTTGTACAAACTGGTATGGGTGGTATGCGCATGGTCAATGAGGCTATCAAACAAGAAGCTATCAGCTCTGGTTTGGTGATTCAAGCTGCTGATATTGGTGCTATCACCGGTAAAGGTATGGACTTGAACTTTGGATTTGCATACACTAGCTATGTGATTCCTTTCTTGGCCAACGTGAAGTTTGTATTGAACCCTGCGTTTGATAACGTATATACTAACGACATTGAAAACCCAATCATTGATGGTTATCCTTTGTCTTCTTATAGCTTCATCATCTTTGATATCACTGACAATGTTAACGACAACATCTTCTTGTTGAAGTTATCTTGGGATAATCAGTTGAAGTGGTTCTACCAAAACGGTACCATGGATTACATGGGACGTTCTCAAGGATTTGCAAGCTCTGGTCAATTCAACGGTTACCGTGTGTATATGACTCAGACTATGCCTGCAATCTGGGTAAAAGACCCCACCAAAGTTTTGAAGATTGTTATGCGTAACCCAATCACTGGAGGCTCATTCTAATCATAAACTTGAGTAACAAATGGGGAGGAGTCAAATCCTCCCCATTTTTACTTACTAAAAAAATATAACAATGGAACTGATTAATTTTTCATATTTAGTAGCAAACGAAATCGTTTCTACCACTATACCTGATAATGCATTACTATTGTTTGGTAATCCTGATTCTACTCGTGATGATGGTTATAAAACATGGAGTATTGAGTTTACTAGCTTTAAAAATGAGCTTGTTTCTGATTTGTATGATTCTTTCCTAGGAACTAATTCTACTGTTACTCAGCAAACAAACTTATCAACAGCTGTAACTATTAATGCCGCATCTGGTAAAATCACAACCGTATCCTCAACTTTAGGATCAAATGGTGAACAACAATTTACAGTAAATAACAACACCGTACTTACTACAAGTACTATTTTAGTTACTGTAGAATATCCTTCTGCTTCTGCTGGTTATCCACTAGCATCAATTAGTGCGGTTGCAAACGGTTCTTTTAGTGTTGATATTAAGAATATTTCTTCTTCAGCATTAAATGCAGCCATGAAAATTCACTTCTTAGTAATTAACTAATCCCTTTTTAAAACCAACAAATCATGACAATTGTCGAAACTTTAGATCCAAAGAAACTAACACCTGTTTCTGTAAGGCCATATTTTGATGGCAACATTTCTAACCTAGGTCTTGAAAAATACGGGCTTACGCTATATGATGGTGTTTACCATGAAGAGCAACTAGCTTGTGTAGAGATGAATGGTGTTACTCGTTACCTTACAGGTTTAAACGAGTTTGCTCCTGAAATTAAAAAACTAGACCCTGAAGTTCGTGAAGCTCGCATCCGTGAGATTCGTGTAGCTGTTGCTGAGTTAGAACGCGAGCTTGCAGCTAACATCATTGAGCCAGAAGACAAAGATTTTTGGAATAAGGTTGAGTTGCTTCAACCTAACAACAAAACCTTCTGGAACAAGATTACGTTACGTTGTGGTAATGATCCTGTATACTTAGATCCTAGTGATCCATTTGATAGGATTAAGCTTTATGCTATTAACTCTGGAGGTTTTTCCATTGTTGCTAAAAGTTTAGATGACGCACGCGCACGCGCGGTACCACCTAAATTTTATCTTGATAGGGTAGAAGAAACCATGGTTACTAAGACCGAGGGTAAAAAACTACGCAACCGCGCACTATCTGAACTGCAAAAACTTTATGATAAGAATAGCAGTAAGTTGTTCTATGTTGCTAAAGTTGTAGATGCAGCTAGCCAGATCTATAAAAAGAATACTCCTAATGACGTTATCTATGACGCCATGGATAGATTCATTAATGGTGAAGGTGTTGAGTCTAATAAAACCCGCGCGGCTAATCAGTTCTTGGATGCTACAAAGTTAGACATGGAAACTTTGAAAATCCGGTCAATTGTTAAAGACTCTACTTTCTACAAGTTTATTTTGACTAAGGGAGATGGTTATATCTATCACACCGAGACAAATGTATTGTTAGGAAGAAATGTTGCTGACATTGTAGAATATTTAAAGAATCCATTGCATGAGGATATTTTGCTTGACCTTACTAAAAAGGTTGAGCGTAACTGGACACTTTAACCCTTAATCCTTTATACAATGAACGCTGTAAAACCCAAAATGAATACCATGAAAAAAGGTGGAGCTGCTAAAGCAAAACCTATGATGAAAAAAGGCGGATCTATGCCTATGGTAAAAAAAGATGGCAAAATGGTACCTGCATTTGCTGCTGATGGCAAAGGTAAAATGATGTACGGTGGTGCCAAGAAATCTATGATGAAAAAAGGCGGCGCTGCTCGCAAAAAGTAATGGCTGCTTCTAAGTCAAAAACTAAGTCTAAAGTAAATCAGGCTGGTGTTTACACCAAGCCTGGTTTACGTAAGACAATCTTCAATAGAGTCAAAGCTGGTTCTAAGGGAGGTGATCCTGGAGAATGGAGTGCGCGCAAAGCACAATTAATGGCCAAAGAGTATAAAGCTGCTGGTGGTGGCTATAAGACTAAAAAGTAATGGCTAAGGATCCACAACAAAGTTTACGTGACTGGACTAAGCAAGAGTGGATGACTTCTGGCACCGCCGCTAATAAAAAGCGAGGGTCTTCTAAAGAAGTAAAATCTAAAGGTAAAAAGCGCTACTTACCCAAGGCCGCGTGGGATTCCTTATCAACAGGAGAGAAAGCCGCAACAAACAAAGCTAAAGCCGAGGGCAATAAGAGAGGTAAACAATTTGTACCTCAACCTAAAAGCGCTCGCGAAAAAGCTAAAAGATATCGTTAATTTTTGTATATTAATCTTATGAAAAAGACTAAACCCTTAAAGAAAAAAGCTTACGGTGGTGTACAAAGTGGCGCCGGCGTAGAAGAACTACAGCGCTTTAAAGCTGCTGGTAAAAAGAAACCTGCCTACAAACGTGGCGGAAATGTTAAACCAAAAACCAAATAATTATGGCTAAGTCTAAAGCACTTTCTATTTCTGCAGATGAAAAAAAGTGGCGCACTGAGTCTGACTTATCAACTCTACAACGCGCTAAAGAAATCATGGCTGATAAATCTCGTATGTCAGCTGTACAGAGTCTTGCTAAACAGCAACTTTCTGCATTATCTACAATTGTTCAAAAGAACGCATCTAAACCTGCACAGAGTACACCTGTGCGCAAACTTAAAAAGTAATGGCAAAGACAGAAATTAATTATTGGGAACTAGCAGATGAATATGCCTCCTCAAAACATAAAATGGAAACAGGCGATCATATTTCTAAGTATGAAAGATATGAAGAAGTAAAAGAAGCTTATGAAGCCGGGTTTTTGAAAGCTATGGAATTATTAAAAAGTGAAAACTGATGGCAAAGACAGCTGCGTGGTTAAAATGTATTGATTGTGGTAAAGAAGGATATTCTAACAGTAAGCTGTTTAAAAAATCTGGTCATGGAAGATGTATTCGATGCAATAAAATAAAGTGGGAAAAAGATAATCCTGTAAAACTTAGAGCTCAAAGACTTCAAGGGAATACTACAAAGAGAGCTAAGCAAATGGGATGGCCAACACCAGACTTTAATACTGAATGGATCTATGAAAAAATCAAGAAGGGACATTGTGAAGTAACTGGCATTCTATTTGATTTAGAAACAGAAGTTCGTTCATCAATACATGCTAAAAATCCTTGGGTACCATCAATTGATAGAATAGATAGTTCCAAGCCGTATCTAAAAGATAATGTTCAAATTGTGGTGTACATGTATAACGTATGTAAATCAGAGTTTAATCATGAAGATGTTGTAACGTTTTGTAAATCATTAATTGATAACGAAAATGTCAAAAACATACAAGAGTCCTAGTTGGCAACGTAAAGAAGGTAAGGATCCCAAAGGGGGTCTTAATGCTAAAGGTGTAGCTTCTTATCGCCGGGAAAATCCTGGTAGTAAGTTACAAACGGCAGTTACAAAAAAACCTTCTGAGCTTAAACCAGGTAGTAAAGATGCTAAAAGAAGAAAAAGTTTTTGTGCTAGAATGTCAGGTATGCCTGGGCCCATGAAAGATGAAAAAGGTAGACCTACTAGAAAAGCGCTTTCTTTAAGAAAATGGAACTGTTAATTTCTTAGTTATGAAATGCATGAAATGCGGTGGTGCAATGACACCAACTAAACTTACTAAAATGGAAGCTGGTGGCAGCTGGATTAAGGGTGCCATTAAAAAACCTGGATCATTGCGTGCTACCGCTAAAGCAGCAGGAGCTATTACTCCTGAAGGTACTATTAAAAAATCATGGTTAAACGAGAAAGCTAAAGGTGCCGGTAAGACTGCTCAACGAGCTAGACTTGCTAAGACTCTTGGTAAGATGAAAAAATAATCAATGCTAAATTCAACTATACAGCTTAAGATCAAGCAACGCCTTAACAAACTAGATAGTCAGGATTATGATAATCTTGAGTGTTGGCATATTGTTGAGGCTTTTAATAAAGCGCAAGTCGAATGGTGCCGCCGTCAACTTCATGGTTTTAACCAATTTAAAGAAGGTGATGAGCAAAGCAATCGGCGCATTGATGACCTTCAAATTCTTTTAACCTCAGCAAACATTATTCTTACTGACAAAGAAAACTACAGTTTTGGTCTAATACCTGCTGATTATTTTCAATGGAAGAGAATAACTGTACATGCTAAAAATGAATGCTGTCCTGCTAAGAGAATGGTAGTTTATCTTGTTGAAGAAGGTAACCTAGACATTATTCTTAAGGATACAAACAAACGTCCAAGTTTTGAGTGGGGTGAGACAGTAGCTACACTACGTGACGGCAAACTTTTTGTTTATACTAACGAAGAGTTTGAAGTTACAAAAGGAGACTTTATCTATTACCGCCAACCTCGGCGTATTCAGATTACCGGTTGTGTAGATCCTTATACAGGTTTTACATCAACAACAGATGTTACTAGTGAATTTAAAGATGATGTTGTAGAAGTCATGATTGACGAAGCAGCATCAATTCTTGCTGGTGATATGGAGATCTTTACTCAATACCAGAGAGAACAACAACGCGTAGAACAAAACAATTAATATCATGTCTGAAAAACGAATTTTAAAAAGACCCGAGGTTATCAAAGTTCCAGAATCAATTGGTATTCCAAACATTGATAAACCCAGTATCGGTACAACAAAAGATGTACCTGACTTTAACACAATGAACCCTTTAATTACTGAATCTGTAGTTGAGTATTTAAACTATAGAATTCAGCAAGAAGAGTATTCTTCTCGTATATACATGTCTATGACAATGTGGTTAGACGAAAAAGGATTTAAAGGAGCCTCAGCTTTGTGGCGTAAATATTCAGATGAAGAATTAACTCATGCAGACATTGCACGTAAGTATCTTCTATCATTTGGTGTACAACCTGTTACTCCTAGATTAGATTCTCCACAACAAGATTTTCCAGGCAGCTTGCCAGAAATTGTAAAGCTCTCTTATAAACATGAGATTGAGGTTTCAACACAAATCAAAAAAATGGCTGATCATGCTCTTGGCACCAAAGATCATATTTTATATGAGCTATGCCTTTCTTATTTGAAAGAACAAGTCGAAGAGCATGATAAAATGCAAACCTGGATGGATAAGCTAAAAACTTTTGGTACTGATCCATTAGCATTACGCTTATTAGATAATGATATGGGAGAAGTTGCAGGTGGATAATTTTTTAGAATTTTGCATTTGAAAAACTTTTTCTTATATTATAGTATGTTTATAACCCTTTTAATCTAAAACAATGGCTTATTTTAATCATTCTTTCCAGAAAGTGTTCGTAGGAACTGCTGGAAACCAAGTTGAGTCGCCAACGGCGGCAGGCTTGGATCAAGGTTATGTTACCAGTGTAGGTATGCCTATGGTAAACCTTAATGGTACATTTGTTACTGGTCGCAGTATTGCTCCCACTAATCCAAAAGCAACTCCTGCTTATGGTCTTTTTTACAAAGATACTTATGCATCTGTAGGAACTGATACTTCATGGAGCGGTGCTAGTGCATGTTGCCCTTTGATCCTTGCTGGTTCATCTTTTTATGAAAATGACAAGATTGGTAAATTTCATGGTGGATACCAAGAGACCAACAAGTCTAAAGAGATCAATCCTAAATATGTTCAAAATTTCTACGTTGTTGAGCCATGTACTCCTCAACAAGCAATTGTGAACATTGGTAAAACTCCGTTTAACACAGCAGTTAGTGGAGTATCTATTACTGCTCCTGGTACTACTTATGTAGGAGGTGTTGGTGAGACTACCACAACTGTTACTGGTAACGGTAATGGTCTTACTGTTGATACAACTGATACTGGCGGTGCTATTACAGCTGTATCTATCAACAACCCAGGTTTTGGTTACAAAGTTGGGGATGTTGTTGCAATTGATGGTGGTGATGGACTTGCTCAACTAACTATTACTTCTGTAAATGGAAGCAGTGTAGATGGTGAGTGTTGCTTTGAATTCCTTTGTGATGAGACCTACTACTTGCGTCTTGACATCAAAGGTTCTCCTGCACTACGTTTCTTGAACCACCAAGTGTATAACACTTTGGATCACTATACCGGTTGCTGCGCTCCTGGTGTATTGGCACCTGCTCCTGTAGATTCTACCTTGGTTATGATTGGCTGGGCCTCTCAAATCATGGACACTACTCGTAACGTACCATACCTTGCAGATTTCATCTACCCTGTAGTAATTTCTGAAACTATTGCTGGTAACACATACTGGTTGTATCCTCCTGGAACTAACCTAAGCACTTTAGCTCCTGCTCCTGCTGGTGTAACTTATGCAACTTGGGATAATTATGTATCTCCTGGTCATACTGCTAATGAGTGTGCTGGTTTGGTATTATTTGGTGCATATGTAGATACCACTTTTGGTAACTGCTCTTTCCAAGTATCTGACTTCTATGAAGTTGAGCCAATTCAGATCTATGCTTCTATGGTAGATTACACTGGAGATCCTTGTAAGTTTGAAGGCATCTGTGTAAACCGCACTGAGTGTCTTGGTTTACAAGGTAACGGATTTGGTGAGACTGTTTTGCGTGACTTGATTCTTTCTGAGAGCTATCGCCAAAACTTCTTTGCAACCGATATTCGTATCCGGGAAATCACTCAAGGTGATAACGTGTTCAATGTAATTAACCGTAGCACTCGTTACTATCGTTACTACTTGTTGCACAGCGTACCTCGTTTCAACAATCCTACTGGAGTGTTTGATAATGACCGGTATATGTTGGAGATTATTACAAATGGTCGCTCTACTAGTTTTGAACAAACTGTAAACGCATGGCTTACTGCTTGCGCTCAGTGTCCAGAATTGGAAACGGTTGCTTGTACTCCTTGCAGCACTTCAGTAATTGATATTCCAAGCAATAGTTAATCATTTCTGAAATCTTAAGTTAAAGGGAGAGTGAGAGTTTATCTCTCCTCTCCCTTTTCTTATATATCTTAGCATATGGCAAATCACGTTTTAAGTCTTGATGTACCAACCATAATGACAGGTTGTGTTCTTAAAGTAGTAGATACTAGCGTTTATGCTACAGGTTTACCTATTACATGTCCTACACTGCATATAACATTACCAGGATATTCTTTTTCTAAAGAGTTAAGTGTAACAGAAAACTTTAATCTAAATATCACGGCCTGTGATTTAGGAACACAAACTAGTGGTTGTGGTACCACATATACAGACTTACCAGATGGAATATGGATTATTAAGTATAGTCTATCTCCCTCTGATCAGTTGTATGTAGAGTACAATCATCTGCGTATAACAGCAGCCCTCAAAAAATATGAGAAAGCTTTGTGCGCGTTAAACCTTGCAAACTGTGATCCAACCACCAAGGTTAAAGATAAACTGCGTCAGTTGCAATATATTCGTACACTATTAGATGCCGCTAAAGCTGCAGTTGAATACTGCCATGAGCCAACAAAAGGTATGGATATTTACAACTATGCTGTAAAACTTCTTGATAAAATCAATTGTGTGAACTGCTAACTATTTAAAACCAACAAATATGGCACAATGTTCAAATTGCAAAAGTAAACTAGGGTGTGGTTGTCAGCGTAAGACAGCTACTGATGGACGCTCAGTTTGTGTAAACTGCGCGGCGAAGTATGAGTACGATCTGTCTCTTATAAACAGAAACAAACTTGTACAACCAAATCCTACAAAATCTGATGCACCTGTTATTCAAAAAGTAAGTGTAAGATTAAGCGATGTTTAAAACATATGTTGTAGGAGACAATAGCCTTATAAAAAGGCTAGATAATCACACTCTACCATGGGTAGATTTGACTAGCACTCTGTTCCCAAATTTACAGATGCTATCAATTCTAGATGTTATGTCTAGACCCGGTGTAGCTGACTCAGCTATTATTGTTGGTAGGGTAGGTGGTGTGTCGACTATTAACAAAGGTATTCTTGTTACTAATAATGCAGGGCTTACATGGGGAACCCCTTCTGGTAATTATCAAACTGTATGGAATGTAGGTTTTGCCTGGCATGAAGTATGGTGTATAGATAGTTCTAATATTGTAGTTGCTGGAAATAATGGAAGAGTTGCTATTTCTAATGACCAGGGTAACTTCTTTAATCTTGCATTAGGACAAGTTCTTGATAGCGGATTAAATCCTGTTGATCTATACTCTATACATTTTATTACAACTAACATTGGTGTAGTTGGCGGAATAAATGGTGAGGTTTATTATACATCAAATGCCGGTGCAAACTGGAGTGTTTTACCAGGATCAATAGGTGTAATAAATGATCCTGTTGTAGGTATACACATTAGCCAGGATCAACAAACAATTATTGCAGTTACCGCACTTAAGATTTGGCGCAGCACAGACGCTGGCGCTACTTTTAGTGCAGTATATACATGCGGTGGACTTGTATCTAACAGTCTTTTACATCTTACTTGGATTAATGATACTACTCTGTGGGCTACAGGAACAGCATCTTTAAGACTAAAAACAATTGATGCTGGAGCAACATGGATTACACAAAATACACCAGTAGCTTTTGGTGAATGGCATTATGGTGCTCACATGTATACTGCTGATGATGGATATGTAACAGGAACCGGTGCTGGTATAGGGGGACCTGTGTATTCTACAGCAGATTCAATGGTGTCATTAACACAGTCTGATAATTCTTATTACTTACCAAGAGCAGTATGGACAGAAGAAACTCCTCCTGTTACATGTACAGTTTTAGAATCTTGCGCAGATGGCTCACAAATCAGTATTAGCCAAGATTTAACAGTCTTTATTGGTACAACAATTTATGTCTCTCAACCTGAGAGTATAAAAGGTTGCTACACAATTGTTGATGGTTCTTGTGGACCAGTTATTATTACACCTTCACCATTTACATTTAATGTAATTCAAGATTGTGATGCTTGTAGAATACCATGTTTTGTTTTAACAAACTGTGAGGATCCTACAGACATAATCTATTCTAATGAAGATCTAACCAATGATATTGGTAGTGTAATTCAGATACAAGGTTCGCCAAAATGCTGGACAGTATCTGCAGGTAGTGAAGACGGGTGTGATTGTATTGAGAAAACTGTAAAAACGGCGTCCTTTAGTCGCTGCGATTTATGTTTACCTAAACCGGTAAAGAAAACTAAGTTTTATGTTGAACCCGGATATACACCCAAAGCATGTACAGAGGAGAAAGAGATTCTTGTAAACTGTGCATTTGTTGAAGCATATTATTCAGACATGTTATCCAAGAGATATGGGATAACTGTATGTTGTGAGTATGATTTGCTTGAAACATATCTGGAAAGAGAAAAACTTCTAATGCTTCAACTAACCGGTCCTCAAAATTGTACTAGCGTAAGCAGTCAGTGTGGTTGTACATCTAATTGTACATCTGACTGTACATCTGGTTGTACAGGTTGCTCAGGTTGTTCAAGTTGCTAAATAACCCAAAAAATTGTATATTAAATAACATGGTACCAGTAAATAAAAATAAGAATGGCGGATGCACACCAGTTTCATCAAACTGTGTGATATGGCAGGGCCCAGATATTCCATGCATTAATCTATGCAGTGGAGATACTATTACTGATGTAGTTTATAAGTTAGCTACAGAATTGTGCAAACTTATTGACATGTTTGATCTTCAGCATTATGATCTTACATGTTTAAATCTAGGTTGTCCTACGCCAGAAAACTTCAAGGATCTTATCAATATTCTGATCCAAAAAATTTGTGAATTACAGGGAAATTCTGTCCCTGGTATTGCTAGCACTGGTGGTGGTTGTCCAGATAACTGTGTTGTACCAATTGCTGAATGCTTCTATTACACGAATAACCTTGGAGATCAAGTTCGCTTTTTGTCACTAACAGATTACGTAAATCTCATTGGTAACAGGTTGTGTGATATTGTAAGTGATATTACCCAGATACAGTTAGCAATATCTCAGTTAAATATTAGGGTTACAGCATTAGAAAATGCACCGGCGCCCACATTTACACTACCAAGCTTTACTCCTGATTGTGTAATTACACCACCAGTACCTACAACAATTGACATTATTTTAGAAGCTCTTGAAACTCAGTTTTGTCAATTAAGAACTTCTACTGGTTTACCATCTGATATTTTTTCAGCAATTGCTAATCAGTGTCCTAATCTAAACAATAGCCCAGCACTTTCACCAGGTTTAGGTAATATGTCATCTCTTCCTGGATGGGTTAATACTGTAACAAACTTATCTGACTCTGTGACAAACATGTGGTTAACCATATGTGATTTGCGTGCTGCAGTACAGAATATTAAAGTAAACTGTTGTCCAGATGGTTGTGAAGATCTACAAATTGTTCTTCAAGCTCTGGTTGTAAGTGGAGAACTTCGCTTATACTTTACCGGCACCATTCCTGCAGGTTTTGTTGAGTGCTCTGGTTCAACCACATTTACAATTTTGGACACAGCAGGAAATCTCTACAATGCCGTTGTTAGTATTCCTTCGCTTATCAATAGTACTTACTATGGAGTATCAATAGCTAGTACACCGTTGAATCCTTTGTTGGATTTTACGATTAGTGCTACGCCGTGTTTTAATAACACATCTATTGGTCAAACTTGTTTCCAAGTGCTCAATGATACGGTGAATAATACGATTCCTTGTCCTGTTGTAACACTTACTCCTACAGCCAGTACTATTGCATGGAGCTTTAACCATCCCGGTGGTGCAGCTACATACAATGTTGAGTTGTGGGATGGTGGTTCACCAGGCTCTTTGATTACTACATATGTACAAGTTGCTGGAGCTTCTCCTGCTGCTTATAGTGGTACATTTAGTGGATTGACTAGTTCTACCACATATCGCGTGCGTCTGCGCATAGTTGTTGGTTCTGAGGAACAAGAATGTTCTTATAACATAACCAGTACTTTGTCAGATCTTTGTGAAGCTCCAGATTCAGTAATAGCTAACTTAACATACTAAAATGAGCACCTGCAACAATTGTAACTGCAGCAAGACTAAATGTACTTGTGATTCTTACATGACAACCCCACCTGCTTGTCCAGGAGGTGTGGGTTGTCCTACTCCTGAGATTTGTTCAGAGTTTTATAATATGTGTTGTGTCGTTTATAACGGGCCCACTATTGTAGATCTTGACCCATTTATTATTGAAACAGGAGACACACTATGTAACATTATGGAAAAATACATACTTAATCAAATTGACGGTTGTATTGATCCTACAGGACCATGTCTTTCTACTACAGGTTTGTCAGTAGGTAATGTAACATCCAGTTCTATTACTGTAAACTGGACAAGTAATCCTACTGCTACAAGTTATCAACTATTGGTGGCAACTAGTTTATCAGGGCCTTTTACACAACCTAACCCTACAACTACCTTACTAACAGATACGCTAATTGGCCTAACTCCAAATACAGAATATTACATTCGTGTAATTAATACTTGTGATGTGGAACAAGCTTGTCTTTCAGTAACTATTAAAGTAAGAACTTTAAACTCATAATTCATGGCACCAATACCAGCAACAATTACGGTAACCTTTAATTCTAACTACGCGGGAAATCATCGCGTATGTTGGAGGACTAGTCCATCTTCACCTTATGATTGTACAACTGTTGTAACATGTACCGGTGGAGGAGCATCTTGTAATGCAAACATCATTACTACTGTTGATAACGAGTCATGTGGTCCAGTAACCTTTGAAGGATATGTACAACCAACTTGTGAATCAGAGGTATCATTAAACAAACGTGTACCTTTTTCAGTAACATTTACTCCTGTTCCTACATGTGATGGTTACAACATTGAGTGTCAGTATACAGTAATGACATTTACTGTAACTAATGCTGGTAGTAACTATGATCCATTAAACCCGCCTACAGTAACAATTACTGGTGGAGGTGGCTTAGGTGCTACGGCTAATGCTGTAGTAGGTGGTGGAAATACTATTGCTGCTGTAAACTTAGTAGCACCAGGAACTGGTTATACTAGTACACCTAGCGTAGTTATTGATCCTCCTCCTGTGCCAGGCATAACTGCTACTGCTGATGCAATACTTACACCTTGTAACGTATTCAACATTACGGATTGCGATAATTCAGTAGAAGCATTCCCTTCTATACCTGTTAATGAAACTGTTGCTGTTTGCTCAGTAAATGACTTAACTATTATTTCTGTACCGAGTGGTATTGTTATTACTCCTGGTGGTTGTTGCTATGATTGTCGCAACATTACCTTTACTGCCGGCGGTGGTGGTGCAAATGCTTACTACGTAGATTGCAGCGGAGAATTTATAGGTCCTGTAGCCATTGCTCCATTAGCTACACTATCTGTATGTGCAAGTAACAATTCTTGGTATATCACTAGTGGTATTGTAACCGTTGGTGATCCTTGCTAAAAAACATATGTCTCAGTTTGTTGGTTATCTGTGACAACGAAGCGGCCCCCTTTAATGGGGGCTTGCTTTTTGTATATATTTGTAAAGAAGCCATATAATTAGTATATTATAAGTATGAATAAAGCGTTTAAAAAGCCTAACTTAAATCTTCCCAGATTCGCTCAAAAACAAATTAGCTTGATTGATGCTGATTTTTTAAAAAGATTCGCAGAAAAGAATCCTGACATGCCTCTGTTATCAATAAGAGAATTTAAAAAAGTAATCAGGGTGTTTAACATGGAGATAACTGAAAGGGTTATTGAAAACAGAGATGGTGTAGAGTTACCCCAAAAAATGGGATACATATTTATTGGTAGTTGCCAAAGACCTAAAAAAGAGAACATAGATTTTGGTAAATCAATTAAATATGGAATAAAGGTTATTCATAGTAATATTGGATCTGATAGTTATTTAGGTAAGATCTTCTACAGCAATTATGCTAACCGTTACACCTTTCCTAACAGAGAGTTGTGGCAATTTAAAGCAGCTCGTTTATTTTCAAGAACTGTTGCTAAAACCTTTCCTGATTATTGGCAGACATATATTGTGGTAGACAGTAAAAAGAAGATCTCTAAACTAATTGAGGATCAAGGTAAAAAACGCCGGAGCAAGTTCTTAATTGAAAAGTCTCTGGTTAACTATAATGAATTTGATATATGAATACTATAGGTGATGCTGTATCAAGATTACGGAGTATAATGAAAGCTGTCAATGAAGACAGCTTTATTACTGATCGTATGTTGTATACAGTAATATTGAAATATGCTAAACTCTTGATAAAGAGAGATGATGACCGCGGTAAGATTATTCGCATGTCATCTATCTATAGCGTGCTACCTTGTGTAGAGCTCATTGAGGTTGACAAGATAGAAGCCTGTTGCTCTGGGATCAAAACAAACTGTACCATTATGCGTACTAAAGACAAACTCCCAAAGATCTTAGATGCTACTTACGGTCCCATGTTCAGATCAATTACATCTATTGATGGGTCTCAATCTATAACGATTACTGATCCCGGTACATATACATCCATGACTAAGACTAGTACTTTCAAGTACAACAAGAATGTCTATTGCTGGATTATAAATGATTACATTTATATACCTAATCAAACCTGGGAAGCTATTAAGGTAGAAGCCATCTTTGAGGGTAATATTGGAGCTTTTCAATGTGACTCTGAAGAACAGTGTATACCACGCCAAGAACAAAACTTTAATGTACCAGATTACTTGTTTGCTGAGATAGAGCAGTTTGCTTTAAAAGAACTTACTGCCGGCGCCAGTATTCCAAGTGATGGTCAAGATGATAAACAGAATATTCTACGGTAATGGCTACGTATAACTATACAATTAAATATAAAACCTTTGACAGTTTGTTAGAGGATGTCAACGTTGATTTCAGGCAATATGCTTTGGATAACATGATTGATCCACAAACTTTGATCAAGGTTGCAAAACGTGTTACCTATGATTTAGGTCTCAGGATTTACATGACTAAAGAAACTGTACTAGAAGTTCGTAATCATAAGGTTCAACTTCCAGAAGATTTCTTTAGCGTAAATTATGCATTGATTTGTGCAGATCTTACAACAAAAGAGTTTGTTCCACAAGGTACTCATATTGAAGAAGTTAAGGTTGTTCCTACTTATACAGAAACACCTGGAACAATTAATCAGTGTGCAGAGCCTACAGTAAACTGTGCAGATTGTGGTTGCACGCCCTGTGGTTGTACACCGGCTATGTGCATGCCCGGGGATAATGGTACTGTATATACACAAACTAATGTGTATGATCCTAATAATCCATATGGTAATGTATGCGTGCGCCCGCGAACTTTTGTGAATCAAAAGGGAGAGCAGTATGAGATTGTACAGATTCTAAAATCACAAACTCGTCATTATCGTAGTGTGCACCCATTAAGATTGCGGGAATCACAAGATGTAGAATGTGGTTGCCCAAACTTATATTGGAAATCACCACATGAGGGTTGGATCAAAGATGGCTTTCTATATGTCAATTTTGAGCATGGTAATGTGTACCTAAACTACCAAGGTTCTTTAGAAGACGAAGATGGTAATTTACTGGTGCCGGATCATGAGTATCTCAATGAGTATTATGAGTACGCGCTGAAACAACGCATACTCGAGAATCTCCTTATGAACGGCGAAGACGTGACTGCCAAGATGCAGTTAATAGAAGCCAGATATAGAGCTGCTCGTAATACAGCATTAAGTTTTATCAACATGCCTAATTTTGCTGAGATGAAACAACTATGGGAAACTAACCGGCGAGCAATGTACGGCAAATACTATGACATGTTTAAGAGCTATCCCTGGAATGAGATAGCTTATCCTTATAGAAGATCATATATACTGTAATGGCAAAGAAAGGTTCATCAGAAAATGTTAGCAGCACAGTTGTAACAAGACCTTTTACAAAAGGTATGAATAAGGATGTGGATACCACATTCTTACCTGAAGGTTTTTGGACACATGCTAGAAATTTACAAAACAACACTATTACAGGTGATGTTGGTACAGTATCAAATGAACCTGCTAATTTTTTGTGTAGTGCTGCACCATATCCCATTATAGGAACAATACATCTGTTTGGAGATAAGTGGATTATTTATTCTACTAATAATACCAACTCAGAAATAGGTCTTTATGATGAGAGTGAGTGTTGTTATTTAAAAATTGTAAATGACAACTGTCTTTCATTTAAGAAAGAGAATCTTATTCTTGGTGTATCAAGAGAAAATGCTGATTGTACATGGTCAATTTATTGGGCTGATGGTTTAAACCCAGACAGGGTTATGAACATTGGTAACCCACAACTTTGGCCACAAGATTGTATTCAACCTTTGTCATTATGGGATGGTCCACCATGGAAACAAAGATGTACTACAGTTAATGGTTGTATAACGTGTGTTGATTTACCACAGCTTGATTGTGATAAATTACGTTTAGCATCATTAATGAAAACACCTTGTTTAAAGGTGCGTCAAGGCCCCGGTGGTGGTAATCTTCAAGCAGGTTCATATTATGCAGTAGTAGCATATTGTATTAATGGACAAACTGTAACAAACTACTTTTCGCCTAGTAACGTTCAAGTTTTATTTGATAGAGATGCTGAGTTTGCAGGATCTTTAGAAATTGAGGTGGATGCTGATACAGAGAACTTTAGTGAGTTTGAACTTGTAATTGTATCTATAGTTTCTCAACAAACTGTTGCTAAGAGGATTGGTGTTTACAGCACCCGGCAAAGCATTATATCTCTAGACATTATTGCTACTGAGTTACCATCAGTGCCTCTTGAGAATATACCCTTAAGAAATCCTGTGTTTGAGAAAAGCGAAGGGATGTTTGATGTAAATAGGTATTTACTCAGAATTAGGCCAACTGGTAAGTTAGACTTCAACTATCAACCTTTAGCAAACCTAATTGGTGCTAAATGGGTTTCTGTTGAATACCCTGCAGATTATTATCAGAAAGGGGGTTTTAGAACATCTTATTTAAGAGATGAGGTATATTCATTTTTTATAAGGTGGATTTATGATACCGGTGATAAAAGTCGTTCTTATCATATACCGGGTCGTGTTGCTAATTTAAATAACAACTATGATCTCTTAACAGTATCAAATGCAGATTCTGCACAAAATATTGCTGAGGGTTCTGGTAATGAAATCTGGCAGGTATATAACACAGGGGTTATTACCTCTGCACCAAACATATCAAAACCTGTTGATGACGTACCTTATCAAGGGCAAATCATTGCGGAAGGTGATATGGGATACTGGGAATCAACAGAGATATACCCTGATGATAAACCAGATATTTGGAATTCAAGTTCTCAACCATGGACCGGGGTGTTTAATATACCTAATAGCAGTTATGATTTGTGTGGTAAAAATATTCGCCATCACAAATTTCCTGAGACCTATCAATATAACCCTAATGGTTATTCAAATCGCAACGAGCTTGTGCATTTCAGGGTAGATGCAAACGGGAATCAGTTCATTCGCATCATGGGTGTAAGATTTGAAAACATCGCGCTCCCTAAAGACAACGAAGGCAATGATATAACAAACATAGTAGGGTATGAAATACTAAGAGGAACTCGTCAGGGTAACAGATCAATTATTGCTAAAGGTATTATCAACAACATGCGTAAGTATGAGGTAAAAGATAATACTGGTAATCTTATTGAAACAGTACTATATCAAAACTACCCATTCAATGATCTTAAAGCAGATCCATTCTTAGTTATAAGCCCCGCACCACCTGCAGAACAGTTTACTTATGACTATTTAAGTTTTCATTCACCTGATACAAACTTTAATAGACCATATCTAAGTACTAAACAATTAAAGATCTACAGTAACATTTATGGTAAATCTTTACATTATTTCCAGGAGCCTGAAGATCACCCACAGTTCAAATTAATAAAAAACATTTTTGTTGTATTTGCTTTAATGGCTGGCGCCGCTTATGGTATTATTAAGCTTAACGGTAAAAGGCAAAGAAGTTATACCTCACCAAGAGGTATTAATATAGCTTTTCCTATTACAGTAAATGGTACAACATCTCCGTTTCCTTTAAGTTTAGCTTATCCATTTGCACCTTTTCCTCCAGGATCACATGTTACAGCAGCAACAGGTGTACAGGCTACAGCAGGTAGTACTGCTGGTACAACTACTGGAGCAATAGTGCAAGCTGGAGCTCCTGGTGGTCAATCAGCAACTTCTCAAATAGCACAAACAACTTCTAATACAACTGCATCAGCATTACCAGGTTTTATAACAGGAGAGTATAAAGAAGAATATGAATCTACACCATATGATGGTTTTCCATTAGGTTTAGGCGGAGCTTTAAACTTTCTTTACTTCTTTACAGAAGGTGCTGAAACAGCAATGCGTGCTATTTATGCATTTACACCTTTTGCTCAATATGCACTTCAAGGTATTGCCCACGGTTTTTATTCAAATTCTGCAAGACCTATTATTAACAACATAACTAGAGAAATTGATAGAAACGCATATGTTAGACCAGGGCTTATAACTTTTGATGAGGATTATAAAATCAATAATATTAAGCGAAACACTTTTGTTGGTATAAAAACCATTATAGATTTTAATCCATTACTTCCACCATTTACATCAAATGTAGATGACAGTTTAGCTAAACCAGCAAGCTATTCAGATCCAAGACAAGAGTTTGAAAAACCTATCTCATCTTGGTATGGTGGTATTAAAGTAAGAATACAAAATCAGTATGGTCAGTTAGATAGTGTTAAACAAATTCCTATTACAGATTGCGAAGAGAAAATTAATTTCTCTACTCTTATATCATCTAGCTTTACGGTTAATGGTAAAACTTATACTAAGAGAGTTATACCTTCTGGTTTAAATCTTAATAGCACTGCGGCGCCGCAATGTTTATATTTTGGTGGAGACACATACATACAGAGATACACTGAAAAGACAACATTCTTTTATTTCAATGATTGGTTGTATGGTCAACCTGATGGGTTTGAATACAATTACTATACATATAGGATGTTGACAAAACCTAGATATTGGGTTAATAGCAAACAGTTTACTTTAACAGGAGCTGTAAATTCAGCGATAACTTCTATTTCAACATTTCCTCCTCAACCACCAAGCCCATCATCAGGTAATGGTATTCTGCCTCAAGACTTTTATGACTTAGATAACGGGAATAATATTTTTGATAATGTTGATGCTTGCTTTTATATATTCAATTCTGGTGTAAGAGATTTCTTTGTTGAGACAGAACGCTTATCTGAGTTTAGAGAGCAAGGTTTAGAAGATAAAGACAAGTTCTATGATCCATATGGTTTCAATGATATGGAAACCATGTTCAACGCAAACCCAAATGTTATACCGTTTGATAACTTCTATGCATACGATGAGTCTTTTAGTATAAGTAGGTTATTTAACAACTTTATATCCTGGGGTGAATTACAAGCTCGTAATTATGATCCGCAGGTATCACAACTTTGTTATCAATATTTTCCATACCGGATATTGTATTCACTACCTCAGCAAGATGAGCAGATAAGAGATAGCTGGAGAATTTATTTAGCTAATAACTATAAAGATTATCGTAACTATGTTACTGGGATCAAGAGTATTAGTAAAAATGGCGCAATCTTTTTCTTCAGAGATGCTAGCCCGGTAATGTTTCAAGGTGTAGATGAACTTAAAACTGATCTTGGTACAAAGGTTACTTTAGGCGACGGCGCACTATTTTCTCAAGCGGAACAAAGAATTGTAAATGCTGAGAACTCATTTGAGTATGCGTCTTGTCAAGACATACGTTCTGTAATAAGTACCCCTGGTGGATTATTTTGGACTAGTCAAAATCAAGGTAAAGTATATCAGTATACCGGTCAACTAAAAGAGATATCTCTATCAGGTTTGAAATGGTGGTTCTTTAAATACATGCAATATCAATTGCTAAAAGACTTTCCAAACTTCAAACTAATAGACAATCCTGTTGCTGGTATTGGTATGCAAACTGTTTACGAAAACGTAGACACCATACTTTATATTACCAAGAAAGATTTCTATCTAAAGGATCAATACAAAGGAACCAAACGAGTTTTATATGATGAATCTACTAATGAGTTTGTTGTTGATAGAACAATTCGTGTAAAAATCGGTGATCAGGCATTCTTTAACTATTTTGAAGATGCCTCATGGACAATTAGTTATGACCTTAAAAATGAGATGTGGATAAGTTTCCATGATTGGAAACCAGATCTATTGTTACCATCAAGAAATCACTTCTCTAGCATTAAGGGTTCTGGTATATGGCAGCACAACAATACCTGCGCGCAATACTGTAACTATTACGGTGTAGACTATCCTTTTGAAATTGAGATCCCAGTAGCAACAGGACAACAAGTATTTACAATGCGTAGTGTTGAATATACTTTAGAATCCTTTGTTGCAAGAAATCTTAATAACTGTACTGATGATTTTCAGATTTTAGACTACAACTTTGATGAGGCTGTGATCTGGAATACAGAACAAACTTCTGGTTTGTTACGCTTAAATCTGCAGTCTAAGAATAACGGTATAGCGAATCTTGCATATCCAATTATTAACCCCGGCAACATAGATATTCTTTATGCTAAAGAAGAACAGAAAATTCGTTTTAATCAGTTCTGGGATATTACCGATGATCGCGGCGAATTTAATCCTATTGCTCAAAGGCAAATTTGGAATACACAACCTAACGGTTATTTGAAAGATTTGAATCCAAATAACCTAAACTATAATAAACTTCAAACTCAGCGTAAGAAGTTTAGACACTATCTTAACTATGTACTTTTTAGAAGACGTGTTTCTGGAAATGTAAACATGATTCTAAGATCGTTTAATGAAAAGCTTCAATACTCTTCTCGATGAAAAAAGCATATTCTAAATCTTCTCGTAAAGGGTTACCTGGGGGCCCTAATGAAATGTTTCAAAAGGTAAAAGGTATCATTGTATCTGAAAGAGGTCAATGGGATTTTCCAGGTATGAATACGTTGGTGCCAACACAAGATGGAAGGATCACTATGCGCGGCGTTCCTTATCCAGTGCTAGGCCAGGATGAAACAGGATATACACAAATGATGTATCCAGAACAAGAGTATCAGTTTCCTGGTCAAAATGTACTTGAGTTACCCATGGCTCAGAAGGGATTAGGCGTACCTACATTTAATGATAGTTTAGAATTATACAAAAACACTGTAGCTCTAGAAAATTTTTTAAGAAATGAATCAGCAACTCTTCCAAAAGATAAATTTAAAAAATGGCATTGGGAAGATTCTCAACCTTTAGTGGGTGCAAATCCTGCACGTAATTGGTATACGTTAAATCCTAATTTATCTGATCGTGAAAAAGCTCTATCTTATGTAAACAGTTTATATGATATAGACAAGAGTAATAGTAGCAAATCTTTACCTAAAAGCTACTATGTTAAAACGCAAAACAATTTAATTGGAACAAGAGATTGGGCACCAGAAGGTGGTGATGATAAAAATTTTCCAGTTTCTTATGTACATCCTCAAATAAAACCTCAATTTGAAGGAGATACTCAAATACCTGGTGAAGGTATGTTTTACATGTATAGATATGATCCTATTGCTATTAAACCGGGTGCCCTATTAACACCAAATGAACTAGCAATAAGACTTAAAAAATATGGAAATCGTGGAATACCACAAAGTAAAGTTGATGAATACTATGCATCAAAAAAACCTGTTACTACGTCTGCTGCTCCACTTGTTGCTCCACCTGTTACTCCAAAAAAAGAATTTGTTAGAAATATAAACCAGTTTCCATTTAAAAATCCTGTAACAGGAAACACTGAAGATAGAGTTAGTTTAATAACTCCAGCTCATCAATATATAATGAATATGGATCAGTATGGTAAACTATTACCTACAGACTCTATACCACAACAAGGTAACTTTTTATATAGAACAAACCGTAAACAAAATGGCGGTGCTTTACCTAAAGCACAGATGCTAGGTCAGTTTAATCCACAGTTAGCTAGACCTAATCCATTAACTGGTAGATATGCATGGGAACAAAGTATTCCTAAAAAAACAGATGTAAATGTTGCACCTAAAATACAACCTGCTGCTAGAGCTACAACCAATGTTCAAAAGCAAAACCTTAACCTTGATAGGGATAACAGGTTATTAGATGCCAATTTAATTTACTCTGACGCATCTTCTAACCCGTTAAGTAATGCAGTGCATACTGGTTTAGATGCAGTAGGTATGGTACCTGTTATTGGCGAACCCGCGGATCTTGCAAATGCTTTGTTATATAACTATGAAGATGATTTAGAAAATGCTGCTATTTCAACTGCTGGCATGATACCTTTTTTAGGAATGCTGGGAACAGGAAAAAGATTAGCTGGTAAAGCAGGAAAAGGTTTTAAATCAACAAATACTCCTAAAGAGTTACCAGGTTCACCTAATGCTGGTAGAGGGTTTAAATCAGAAATAGTAAAAAAGAATTTACCAAATCCTATACACATTATAGATAAATTTATTCCAAGACCTCCTGATCCAGCAATGTTTGTTGGTATGGAGGGAAGTTGGAATAATCTAAGTCCTCTAAATTTAATACCTGGTTATGGTAAAAAATTAATAAGTGAATCTGGATATCCTAATTTTGTAGGGTTTAGAAAATTTGGAAACTCAATAGATGATGTAATAGAATCACAATCATTGAGACCCAAAAGTTCTGGCATGGGTTCAAAACAAATTGCAAATGAAGGAAATTGGGCTGAACCAGGTAAGGTTAATGAAAATTATACTGGAGTCTTTGAAGCAACAATGAATCCACAAATAGAAGGTTCTAATATAAAATTAGAAAAATGGAACAAAAGGAAAGGTATAGTTGGAACTACTAAAGAAGGTGATGTTGCAATTCCATTAACAGACCCAGGTTTATCTTTTAATAGAAGACTTCCTTTTTCAAATAAGTATATTCCTATAGATAAACAAAAATTAATAGACAATAAATTTCAACTATCAACATTTGCTCCTCGTTTACAGAGTTTAGCTGAAAAATATGCTCTTTGGACAGGTGTTGGAGTAGGAGGTGCTTATTTAGGGTTTCCTGAATTACACGATGCTAATAAAAAATATATTATTAATCCAACTGTAAAAAAATACAATGAATTAAATGATGAAATAAATAAACTTATAGGTACAGGAGCAGCAGGAGCTGCGGGAGCTAATCAACTAATAAATCAAGAACCAGAAATATATCAACATGGCGGATCACTACCTAAAGCTCAAGATGGTGAGGAACTATTTCCTGGTGAAGGTATGTATTATCAAATACCGGAGTATACATTTGATTACAAACGTAGATTTAGCGATTTACCAAAGCCGCGTTATACAGGCCCTTTAATGAGCCAACAACTTATTGATGAGGCTACACAGAGAGAATATGAGCAACGCAGAAGAGATATTGATGAAAGTATTGCTGCTGCTAGGGGGCCGCTTTCTGCACAAAGGTTAGCTAAAGAATCTGCTACTACAGGCGACAAGCTTTCATTACAAATGATGCTTGGAGATCCGTATAATTCTCCAAGAATATATGAAGCACTAGGGGGATTAGATTTTATAAACCCAGCGGTTATGCTTGGTGATATGGTTACAGGTTTAGGATCTATACCATATAATGTGCAAGAAGGAAATTATGGCTCTGCGGCGCTTGGTCTTGGGGCTCCTTTAGCAACAGGAGCATTAGCATCTATTGGAGTTAAATCTCCAAGAGGATTTATAAACAACTTAGTAAATCCTTTTGCAGGCATAGGTGATACTCCTAGACAAATACCGGGTTCACCTAATGCTATTTCTTCTGTAGATGATGTTGCTAAAAATTTAAAAGATTTGCAAGAAGCTAAAAAGTTTGCAAAACAATATGGGTACGAATTACCTAAAAACTTAGAAAGAATAGCTCAGTCAAATATGCTTACTGATAGAACTATTATAGGCATGATGAATAGACATAATACTTTTGTAAGAGGTGTGAGTACTAACTGGGATGAGGTTGCAAAAAGAAATCCTGACATATTAAAATACTTAGAAGAAAAAGGTATTAACTGGAAAGTTAATCCTGAAGAAGCAGCAAAATTAATGCTTACGGAAATTCCTCCTCAAACTGGATATGGTAGATACATGATGAATACAGGAGAGGATGCGCTGTATACTTCTAATTCAATACCTACTGGTCAAGGATACACTTATGGAGATGGATACTATGCAAAGATTAGAAGAAAAAATCTTGATTATTCATCTAATAATAGAAAAGACTGGATTAATAATAATCAGTTAGATTATCAAAAAGGAATTAATGATCCAGAAGGGGCAAATATAATAAAAACAGATTGGCAAAAAAGATTTCCTACAAGTATAGAAGATTTTGTTAAAAGTTCAGGCAACCCTGATATTTTAGATAATTTAATGAATAAAGTAGATTTAAAAGTAAAAAATAAAAGAGATATTTTAGATAAAGAACATGCTAGATATGTTGATACAAGAAAAAAAATATATGATAAACTTGATAAAGAAGTAAAAAGAGTTTATCCAAATGTAAAGTATACACATCAGTTAGAGGATGATGTATTAAACAAGTTGCTTACACCAAAAGAATTAAAAGATTTAAAATATACATCAAAAAAAATAAAAGCTATAAGGGACTATGATTACAACAAGTATGAAAATTTACAAGCATTAAAAGAAATATTTACAACTCCTGAGTTATATAAAAGCGCTTTACAAAATTTAATAAAACCTGATAAATTTGCACATTATGCATTTAAAGGTAATCCAGGTGAACAAATTTTTGATATTGTAGATTTAAAAAAAATGACACCTGAACTTTGGAAAAATAAAAGTAGAGCTCATATTGGTAAATATTCAAAAAAACTTAGCGGATTAGAATATGGAGGATATCTAGAAAAAGAAATATACAAAGCAAATCAACTAATGAATCAACAACCAGAAAGTTATCAGGAAGGTGGATCAAAGCTAAACCCTTATGGTTCTATAGAAACATATCCAGGCGAATCTGGAACTGGGGTATTTGGTGATGTTGGTTTGAGTTATGATTTACCTACAGGTACTTCTCCATATTTGAGTAATCAGTTTATTTTTGAACCAGGTTATGAATCTTACTTTAATCCAGGGGTTGGTATAGAGCAACCTATTGGTGGTAATAGGGGCTCCTTTTTTATGGGCGCAGAAATGTTTAACGGGGCACCAAGACTTAATGCTGGTTTAAAATATAGGTTTGATGACGGCGGCCCTTTACAAACAGACCCAGTACTAAACTTCATAACCCAGCAACAACCCCGCAGATTTTCTAAATCCAAAAAATAATCGTATTTTAACTGTAATACATACATTATGCTACCAGAATATACTCCCGGCGCCAACCTATATGATTATGCTTTCTATGGTAATATGCAGACTGATGACAATGTAAACACGTTTCGTTATCAAGTTGGTGGAACACCATGGCAACAACAGCAACAACAGCAACAACAAGGTGGTGGTGGTAATGAACAACTCATCGAATACATAAAGATGTATTCTGAGATTACTCAACAAGATCCTAATGACATATATGAGAAAGTTTCATCTATGAGTCAAGAGGATCAGCAAGCTGCTTTACAAGAAATTGTTGGTACAATACAAGAGTACTATACTATGCAGCAGTCTCGTCAACAAAATCAAATGGTTGATGAGCAAGGGCAATCTATGTATGGTGATGAAGAAGAAGATGAGTATGCTGGTCCACAAAAACCTATAGTTTCACCTACTCCAGATGAAATTGCTGGTTTAGAAGAAGAAGCTGAGTATGATGCTGCTGTTGAAGCAGCTACAGCAGATTATGATGAGGAGTACATGTATGGTGGTAGCAAGAAGCGTGGCCGCAACAAGTTTACATCTCAACTTAAGAAAGCAGCGCGGGGTATGGCTCAAGAAATGGTAAATACAGATAGTGTGCCTACGGGTACATCTTCTTATGGTGGCGAGCGTTTAAAAAAGTTTGTTTCAGGAATACAGCGCAATGTTGCTAATAACATGGCTGAGGAAGCTTTTAACCAAAGCATGGATTATTTTGAGCAACCTGAGGTGATGCGTTATGGAGGTTTACCAAGATACCAAGGTGATACAAGTGGAAGCCAAACTACAGGAAATGCAAATACTCAAACTCCTCAAAATATAACCTTAACTCCTGAGCAGTTTAATCAGCTGTTATCAAGACAATATTCTAATCAAGGTTATAATCCTGGCAACTATGGAGGATATGGAGGATATGGTGGTAGAGGATTAGGTAGCTTGCTTCATATGTTTGGCGCCGCACCAATATCTAATGATTGGTATATGCCTCGGGGATATCGCATGACAAATAAAAGTCAAAAAGATCTTAAAGATCAATTAATGCTCTCTGGTAAAATTCCTTTAGAAGCATCTTATCTATCTAATGTAGAAGCAACAAAAGGTTTTCTAGGAAACATATATAATCCTCGTAAAGTTTCAATGACTTTTAGCAGAGCTCTTCCTCCAATAAATGCTCCTGGATCATCTACTTCAACATCTGTAACGCCTACTGCAGCTCAAGCTCCTGTAAGTAATACTTCTGCACGAAATAATACACAAGCTGCTATTGGAGTTCCTCCTTTGTTAAATCCAAAGAATGTATCAACTACACAACCTGTTTCTTTTAATAAAAATTATCTAGGAGTACCTACAGAACAATATACTCCAAATTTACAGCAAAATCCTCCCATATCTGTTACAGGTTTACCTGTTATAAATGGTAATCCTGGTGTTCCAACAGATTCTGGTGTTAATAGTAATCAAGCAACTCCTACACCTAATCCTGCTATTATGGATTACATGCAACAATCTTTAAAACTTCCTCAAAAAGTTGATATTAGTGGTGTTGGTCCTATTGATTTAAATAATCAAGATGAAATAGATGCTCTTAATATAAGAGAAAAAAATATTTTACAACGTTCTTATAATAATAATCGTTCTATTCAAAAAACAGGTTATACAAATACAAACCTTTTTCAAAAAGGTGGATCAACACTTTATGATATAGTAAAGAGTAAAGGGCTTGATCCATCTTTTGAATCTAGAAAAAAGATATTTCAAGGTTATTTTGACGAACCTTATAAAGGTACTTATGAACAAAATATTGAGTTAAGAAATAAACTTCTTTCTGGAGACATTGCGCTTATTAATAAAAAATCTAATCAAACTGCTTCTGCAAAATCTACTAAAGAACAACCTGTACAAGAATCAAAAATCCCTTCAACAATTGCTGCTAACAATCAAGTTGTTAAAAATTTTCCCACAGGTAATAATGAAATATTTAAGGGCTCAGGATACTATGGTAAAGAAGTTTCTACTAATACTACTAAACAAAAAGTAACCAGTTCTAAAGAAGTTCAACAGGCAAAAAAACAAAACATTAAAGAGATTAACAAAGTAAAAGTTGAAACACCACCTTTGTTAAAAAGAAGAAATGGTATTGATTATGGTATTGATTTTAGAAACACAGGTAATAGTCCATTTCAAGGTGATGGGTATTATGAAGATAAAGATTTAAGAAGCAATCTTGAATCTGGAGTTATTGTTGATAAGGCGACGGGAACTATTAATTTTGTAAGAGAGGGGAAAATTGATCAAAAGTTTCCTGTATTAACGGGATTAGCTGGTAAAAATTATGAAACAGATCCTAATGCCAATCCTTATCTAGTACCATATTTAAAAAATAATCCTGCTGCAAGATCTACTCCAACAGGAACATATAAAATGAAATACGATAAAAGTGTTTATGGTTATCCTGGATATTATCAAAAACCTATTGCTGCTTTTGGAAAAAAAGCGCCTAATGCTAAATCTTTAGCAATGCATATTGTATATGGTGCAGGAGCAAAACCTGGTTATAAATGGGATCCATCACACGGTGATGGTGCAAAACCATATTATAATCCAGAGGAACATCAAAGAAGACTTGAAAGATTTAGTCAACCAGATAATAGATTTGGTAGTTATGGTTGTACAAATTTTGAACCATATTCTTTAGAGTGTTTAACAGAAAGATTTGGTACAGAAGGAGATACTGCAGTTTATATTGACTCTCGAAATCCAGAAGATAAAAGGTTTATTGAAAACTTTCCTGTGGCACCACCTCTTAAAAATAGACAAAACGGTGGTCAACTTTATCTTTATAGAGATGGTGGGTTACCTACTTTTCAAAGCACTGGTGAATTTGTATTACCAAGTTTAATGGAAGGTGAAACAGAAGTGTCTTCTCTTAGAAAAACATTTGGTGATATCAATCCTATGGAAGAATTTGATACTTCATTGTTAGATCAACAACGTAAGACAGTTAATCTTCCTACAAAATCTTTGCAAGAACGTGCTGCAGAAGCTGGCGCTAATCCATCAATGAAAACTCTTAAAGCTGATTTTGTAAAGAACCCTTTAACTGCTTCACAGTGGGCAGACATTGCTTATTCAGGAACTAATCTCGTAACTAACTTAAAGAATAGAGCTGATCAGGAATTAGCTCAAGCTCAGATGTTAGAAAAAGAAACTGATCCTCTTAACTATACACCTAGTACTTTTGCTAATTTTGATGAAGGTATAAACATAAATACATACGATCCTGCTAGAAACTACACTTCTTTTATGGGTCAACGTCAGCAGTTTAGCCCAGGTATTACATCTGGTTTTGGTAAATTTGGTGGTGTATTAAAGTATGGTGGTACATATGAAATGGATTTATCACCAGAAGAAATAGCATACATTCAGCAAATGGGTGGAACAATTGAATACATTTGATTATGAAAGTTAGAGTAACATTGCCTAAAGCACAATATGGAAATGAAGTTACCGCCAATGCTCGCCAGATGAGCATGTGGGGTGGGGCTGATGTAAATAAGTTTAAACAACCTAATTTACAAGAACGCAAAACACTAACTCGTGTTCCTCGTGAAGAAGCTAATCTTGAAGCAGAAGGTGGTGAAACTGTATTTGGAGATATTAACCAAGACAGTTTACCAGAATTCTACAAGATATCTGGACCACGACATTCAAGTGGTGGTGTACCTTTAAATCTTCCTGAGAACAGCTTTATCTTTTCGGACACGCGTGCTATGTTGATAAAGGATCCTGATTTGTTAGCCTACTTTGGTATGCCTACAAAAAAGGGTAAGAATTCATATACGCCCGCGCAAATATCTGAGCATATCAATAAAAAGGGTAATGAGTTTCGTAAAGCACTCCAAGATAAAAACAGTGATACTTTACAGGTTCGTACTGCAGAGATGATGTTAAAGAACATCAATCTTAAACTCGGGGCTTTAGCACTAGCTCAAGAATCTATTAAAGGTTTCCCCCAAGGAATACCTGTGATTGCGATGCCTTATCTAGAGTCTAAAGGTATTAGTCCAGAAATGTTAATACCACAAGGACAACCTGGTCAAGAGCAATTAGAAGAAACACCTGGAGAATCATACAACCAAGGCCCTATTCAAGAAGAGCCAGAAGCTCAACAAATGATGGCGCCTGATCAAGAGATGATGGGTCAAGAGATGATGAGTCCAGAAATGATGCAAGGTGTATCACCGGAGATGATGATGATGTACGGTGGCTCATACTATAATCCAGTAATGGAATATGGTGGTGTACCAAGAAATTATATGCGTGCCGGTGGACAAACAAACTCTCGTGTACGTATAACTCTACCAATATTTGATGACGGTGGTTCTACAGGAGATCCTACTACAGCTTATAATACTTGGAAAGATGAGTGGACAAAATATATTCTAAAGCATGAAAGAGATGCTGGCATGACTGGTGGTAAAGCAGCTACGCAAAATGATACGTCTTATCAAAATAACTATTCAGATAATAACTGGACAGGTAACAATAAGACTAGAATGAAAGAGCATATAACTAAAACAGTAGATGAACTTAACACTTTAGGTGTAGATTATAACTCTTTACCACCTGAAATGCAAGTAAGACTTGTTGATTATAAATTTAACACCGGTAGATCAATTAAAGATTTGGCTTTAGCTGCTAGCGGAAGTATAGATCCTACTACAATGGGTGGTACAGTTAAGGATGTACCAAACTTTGATTACAATTCTTTTCTAACTAATCCTAGTAACATTACTAGAATTGATGATGCTAAAATTAATGGTGCGTATCAAACAGGAAAAAATGTAAAAGCTGAACCTGATGTGTATGTTAGAAACTTTAAAGAAAACTTTGTTCCTAGATCTTTAATGTGGAATAATTTTGACTTTACAAGAAATGCGCCTAAGACAGATAAAACACCACGTGAGTTTTATATTGAAAATCAAAGCACTTATGATTACCGACCAACAATAGCAAAAGACGCATATGCTAAAAATAATCAAGCTACTGCTTTTGATAAAACTTTATCAGAGTATACTCCTGTAACAACTCCAACTCCAGATCCAGCTTCAGGTACAAATCAAACTAAAACGGAAACTCAAACTGTACAAGCAAGTAAAGTTCCTGGGAATAATAAGCAATATCCAAAAGAATCAGACCCGGGATTTGATAAATCTAAACTGCAGGTTGGAGACATATATCAAACACAAGGTGGTAAGTTTAAAAAAGTTACCAGTCAACCAGCAAAGTTTGATGTAGATGAAAAGTCTGACCAGTTTACAAAGATTTTTAATAGTAATAAAGGCATTGCTCTTCAGTATCAAGAGTTAGAAAAAGCGTTTAATGATCCTGATGTAAAAGAAGAGTTTGTTCAAAAGTTTAAAGATGGTTTAGACAAGAATCAATACTTTGGTAAAAACATTACAGCGGCTCAAAAAGAGGCCCTTAAAAAGTTAGAACCTGATGATGTAGTCAAACAATTTCTAGAATTTGAAAAAGCTAATCTTGCTTTAGCTGCTCATAATTATGATGTTGCTGTGCAAGGTGAAACATCTAAAGACATTGACGCTAAACTAAGACAAATAGGTATTACGCCACCAAAAAACGATATGGGATTAGCACAACAGATGTCTTATATTGCGTATAGAGATTTGTTACAAAGTCCATCTGAAAAAGTAAAACCAAAACTTGACAAGTTTAGTATTGAACAGCGTGGTAGATTCAACGAGAGTTTACAAGGTCAAGCTGCAGGTTCTATTTCTCAAGCAGATGCTGTTTTGGCTAATACTACTCGTGGTCAAATTGCTGGATATGATTTTGGTAAATATGGCGAGGAAGACTTTACACCAGAACAACCTGTTAATGAAACAGTAACTCAAGATGAAACCAAACAAGATGTTACTACACAACCTCCTATGGTGGGCGGTGCTCCATGGTGGGCTCAAGATGAAGCAATAAATTTAGCTACCTTTGGAAGCTTATATAACATAAACAAACAGTTGCCTTTTGTGGCACCATACGAACCACCTCAAATGTTTGCATCATACATTGATCCAGATCGTCAAATAGCAGCTATCAATGAAGCTGCAGGACAAGCTGTTCAAGGATTAGCATCATATAGTGGACCACAAGCATTTTCTTCTAGGATGTCAGACTTACAAGGTAATGCCGCTAAAAGCATTGCTGATACTCTGGCCTCTGTTAATAACGCTAATCAAAACATCTATAACCAGGCAAATCAAATAAATCTTAGTTTGCAAGATGCTGGCAGGAAAACTGCTGCTGATAGGGCAACCAGTATATTTGATAAGAACACTATTGCTAACCAACAGTTTGAAAACTCAAAAAATCAAGCTCGTCAGCAATATGTTCAGTCATATACTAATGCTATAACTAATGCTGCCAAGGCGCAGGCGTTGAATGCCCTTTATCCACAGTATAGAGTAGATCCATCTACAGGTGGTATGATGTTTCCAACAGGTGTTGGTAAACCCTTTGATGGTTCTCAAACAGCATCTACATATGATTGGGATGAGGTTGCAAGAAGAAAAAATAAATTTAAGACTCAGTTTAATATAGATGATAATAAAGCTACTCAACTAGCAAAGGACGATTATGATCGTGAATATAAAACATCTTCTCAGCAACAGGGTATAGATCCTAATTACTTTACTCAATACAAAGGATTATTTAATTAAAAACATGGCTACTTATTTACAAGGTGTAACAGATTATATTCCGCAGTATCAGCCTTTTCAGCCTGATTTTAATTTTTTTGCGGGTGTTATTCAGAAGAAACAGGATCAGTATGATAAAAACTGGTCTAAGTTAAATACTGTATACGGTAAGTTTTTAAATGCTCCATTAACCAGAGAGGATAATATTAAAAACAGGGATCAGTATTTTAAACAATCTGTTGCTGCTATACAAAAGATTACGGGTATGGATTTGTCTTTGGATCAAAATGTCCAGCAAGCTCTTCAGGTTTTTTCACCCTTGTATAATGACAAAAGTCTTTTACATGACATGGGTTATACTAAAAAAGCCATGGAGAATTATTCCTCATTAGAGTCATTAAAGTCATGTGTTGGTGAAAACTGTCCAGGTAAATATTGGGAACCTGGTGCGCAGTACATACAGTATAAAATGGAGGAGTATAAGAATGCTTCTGCAGATCAAGCCTTGTTAATGTCAGCACCAGAGGCTGTACCTATGATTAATGTAATGAATCGGGCTTATGAGTTAGCAAAAGAGTTTAAACCTGTAATTCAAGAGACTCCTCAAGGAATGTACATTGTTACTAAAAAGAATGGTCAACTTGTACAGGTACCTTTATACGAGCACTATAAAGCATTAATTGGTGAGGATCCTGCTGTTAAAAAAATGTATTCTGTAGAGGCATATGTAGAACGTGAAAACTTTGTACGTAATGCTGAGGCTCAGGGTGTATCTCGCGAAGAAGCTAACTCTATATATGCTAGAGAAAAATATGAAGGTTATCAATTAATGATTGATGATGCAAAGAAAAATGCTGAAACTCAAGGCACATCTTTACAGAATCAGTTAGATCAGATTAATAATTTTCTTAAAAATCAACCTAATATTACAGAAAATCATCCACTTGTTCAAACAAAACAAAATCTTGAAGAACAGATACAGGTCAATGAAGTTAATCGTAGATCTGTAACACAGATTGCTGATGATATTAACGGTGGCTATAAAACTGTATTACCTTCTGGTATTTCATCTGGACAAACAGGGCCTCAATATACACCACAAGGTGCAGATGCAATAGTTGCTTACTATAAGATGAATCGTGATTTTCTAGATGCCGCTATACAAACATCTGCTCTTGGTGCTGAAATTAAAGTTAAAGCGAATGCTACTGCTTTAGCTAGAATGCGTGAAGCAGGTGCTAATGCTCGTGCTCAGTATAGAGAAGAACAAGCATGGAAAAGGTTAGAAAAAGAACAAGAGATTAAACAGCGTGAAAAACAGCAAGCGGTTCTAGACTTAAACATGTTACAAATAGGTACTGATGAAATTCCTATGGAATTTCCTGATGAAAATAAACCTGAGCTTGATTATGCAAAAACTGTTACTGAAAGTGAAAGAACTGTTAAAAATACACAGATTGCTACTGTAAATAATGCAGTTAACTACTTAAATGAGGTTTCAAAAAGTAATACACAAGATGCTGCAACAGCTAAAGTCATTCTTAGTAAGATTAAACAAAATCGTGAAGCAACTAAAACAACCGGTTTATTTGCAATAAATCCTGTATTAGAAGCAATTGATCCTTTAAAAGTTGGTAATGAGGGATTATTAAAAACTAAACTTGGTGAACAGCTTGTACAATATGCTGAAAAACTTAGAAACATTGATCAAAGTATTAAATCAGCACAGGTTGATTTATCAAAAACTAAGGAGTTTAACAAAAGAGTTTTAGATGCTACAATGAGAGCATATCAAGAGTCAAGTAATAGTTGGATAGAAAATCTTGGAGAATCTTTATATACTGATTGGCAATCAAAAGAGAAGTATAATAAAGAACCTCGTCTTTTAGTTAAGGCTGTTGGTTGGTTATTAAAACCAAGTGAAGAAGATAAACAAGCTCGTGAGGCTCATTTTAATATGATTAAACAAAGCATGCTTGATCCAGATGGTGGATTAAGAAGTCCTCAAGAGATGGCTAAAGATATGAATTTAAAGTTTGGAAAAGATCTTGTAGTAGAAGTTGATCAAGGTGTTATGCAAGCAAGATTTTCTGGACTAGGATCTTTAAGTAGAATTCCTAGCATTTCTGGCATAGTTAGGGCTTTATCCCCAGAGAAAGCTGCTGTTCAAACAGTGCTACGTAATGGAAAACTTATTCAAGTTCCTGTTACAGGAGGAATTGCTAATTTACCTTTTTCTGGAGATGACGGTATTAATCCAACAAGAGTTTATTATAAAGGTCAGTTGATTTTTGAAGGAAAAACTAAGCTTACACCAGATAGAGATGAAAAGGGTGAACCTATCTATTTTGATGCAGATTTTGCAAGGAGAAACCCTAATGCTTCTAAAAACAAAGAATTTTTCTTTTTAACTACAGCGGATCAAGCTTTTAAAGCTTTAAATGCTACAGCTGCAGAAATGTCAGCTGATCCACAAATAGGATTAAAGATAAGTCCTAGCAGCCCTATGACTGCAGGCTTAGGTGTTTTTGGTACAAGTGTTGATGGTAAGCTTGCTGTAAATAACTTTAAAATTGCAGGTGAGTATGAACAGACACCTACCAACATGAGCTATTTTCAAGCTTACCACACAGATATTAAATCTGCTTTAGTTAAAGTTGACCAGCAGTTAAAAGGTGCACCAAAAATATCAATTGGTTATAATCCTAAAGAATTAGCTAATGAAAATGAGACAAAGATTATAAAAACTCTTGTTAGAGAGTTATATGATGAAGCTGTTGATCCTAAGAGTAAAAGTGCGTTTAATATATCACCTTTACTGCAAATAGGAGGTTCTGTTGATAAAAGAGGTTACTGGTTTAATAACTTACCTGACGACGTTGTTAATAAAGCCATTACTTCTTTAGGTCTTAAAGTTGCAGACGTAGCTACTGTTAAGGAGAAGATTACCACCCAAGGTTTTACAATTTATGGAGATTCAGATGGTTTTACATCTGGTTTGTTTGATAGCTATAATATAGATCCACGATATAATATTTTTGCTAGTAATAAAGATGGTAAAGGGCGCCCATTTTATCAAGAAAATAATCGCCGTGGGGATGCAGAGTTAAACATACAGTTTGATCCCGTATATCAAGGTTATACGGCAACCGTTGATTATACATTCTTTGATCCTATAAAACAGGTTTATAAAACTAATACTATTACTAATCCTGTTTTAGGAAACGTAGTTACAAACGGCGCTCAGTTTACCCAGCTTTTACGAGAGTATGATGATATGATGAATAAAGTTACAATGGCAAACATAAAAGCAATTATCAGTCCTGAATCTGTAATACCTCAATAACTATGGCTGAGTTACAAGAACCAAATGCTAATTTTGATCCATTAGCAGGTATTCAAAGAGATATTTTACCAAAAGATCCTGTATTACAAAGCGGTTATAATAATGCTATTGGTAGACCTAATCCATATGCTACAACTGCGGATCCTTTAGCATCAGGAATAACATCTACATCAGGAGATCCAGCAACACTTTTTCAACAACAGTTACAACAAAAAGCTGATGCTGCAAACATTAATGCTGCTAGATCTCCAAGACTAGCATCTCTGTTTCAATATGGTGGTAAAGATTTATCTGGTCAATCTTTTGAAAGATACTATGCATTAGGAGATGTAAAAAACAAACTGGGTTTCAATCCTTATAGAGATAACGAATCTGTGTACAATGCAAATACAAGTGTATTTGATGATTGGACCAGAATGATGACTAAAAGTTTTTTTCCATTAGCTAAACGTGGTGCCATTGATTCATTTATGGCTATCCCAGATTTATTGAGCTCAAGTAATAAAACTCTTGGTAATATTGATCAGGCTCGTGAGTATGAGAAAGCTACAGAGATGGGTTATTCATCCCGGGGAGGCATGCTATCAAGCCTATCTAATATACAAATGTCTTTTGCTTATACTGTTGGTATAGCGATGGAGTCATTAGCAGAAACTGCTGCTATTACGGCTGCAACTAGAGGACTAGGTACTGCACCTGCAGCTCTTCGTAGCGGTAGTAAAATAGTTAGTAGTGTTGGTGATATCTATGGTGCAATAAACAATACTCGTAAAGCGCTGCAGAATCTTTCTAAAAATCCCATGCGTGCTAAAACATTCTGGAAAGCAGCGGGTAGTGATTTTGTAAACTTTGCTAACCCTTTGCGTCAAACAACAGAGGCATTTATGGATCTTAGAAAATCCAAGAATCTTACATCTTTAGCTAAAGTAGCAACCACAGGTGGTGCATTTTTTAGAGATGTTAAAGAGTTATCTGTTGCTTTGTCTGAATCAAATCTAGAAGGTGGTTTTGCTAACAATGAAGTTTACAAAAGTTTGTATGCTGAAGAGTTACAAAAAAATAACAATCAACCTTTATCTGATGCTAAGGTAAAAGAGATCTACACAAGTGCTGAATCAGCTGGTCAAGAGACCGCGTGGTTAAACTGGCCGATTATATATCTAAGTAATCGTATGACTATTGGTAATGCCTTTAGAGGTTTTAAACCAATCAAAGAAATAAGCAACGCTTTTGCAGACAATGTAGTTAAAAGAAAAGGTGGTTATTTTGTTCTAAACGCTGCTGGTAAAGGTAAAAAACCAAGTATAGATTTTATAAAAGATACTGTTCTACCTCCTCTAAAAGTTTTTACAAAACCTAGAGCATATCTTCGTAGTGCATTAAGATATGGTTCCTCTAACTTTATGGAAGGTTTCCAGGAAGTTTTTCAAGAAGCTGTTTCCTTGGGAGCAAAGAAGTATTACATAGAAGCTTTTAATAATCCTACGGCGGCAAATGCTCTTGCACATAGAGCTGCGTATTTACATGGAGCAAAAGAACAGTTAAGCAGTCAAGGTTTAGAAACATTTCTTTCTGGCTTCTTGATAGGTATGCATATGAAACCTATTAATGTCGGTATTGAAAAGGCGCCAATTGCTTATAACTATTTCTTTGATAAAGCTGAGTATGAAAATTATAAACTAGCAAGAGATAAATATGGTCCCGAGTTAGCAAAGACATTGACTGAAATGATGCAGGATGTTGATGTAATGTTTGATAGTAGGTTCTTTAATACTGCAGCACAAGATGAGTTTGCAAAAGGTATGGATAATGCTCAGTTAAGAAATGACGAATGGCAACAGAAAAATGAGCGTGATGCAGCAAGAGCATCCGGGATATTAACTGCTATACAAACAGGAACACTTGATTACTATTTAGAAAACTTAGAGACTTTAGAAGAACTTGATGTAAAAGACATTGCTGATGCATATGGTGTAACTGAAGAGAAAGCTCAAAGTATGAAAGAGCAGGTACCAGAGTTTAAGAAAAAGGTTCAAGCTATTCAATCTAGATATAATTATGTGCTAGAAAACTTTGAAAAACCTGCAGAGGCATCAACTGAAGGTATGATTAAAGATTCTCCAGAATATGTTTTAGCTAAACTTAGGGAGAAAGCTTATCATCATACTGTGTTTAATGCGGCATTCCACGGGGAACTTTTTGATGCTCAACTTGAGAGGAAGGAGGCCCTTTATAAAGAGGCCATGGATTTACACTCAGAAGTAAACAAAGGAAGTAATAGTTTATTCCAGATGATGTTTAATCCAGAAACAGCCTACAATGAAATAGATCTTTTAGAAAGTGAGATTGAGATACTAGAAGCATCAACTAAACCACAAGACAAGGAAACTCTAAAGAAAAAGAAAGAGTTGTTATCAATGATATCTGGACCTGTTCTCTCTGAAGATACTAGTGCTGAAGATCTATTTGATAACATAATGGCATTCGGCGCATTTAATATTCCTGAAAATGTTTCAGTGATCAATCTTATTCAGATGTATAAAAGATATGATGATGTGTTTAAAGTAGCTTGGAAAAAACTTAAAAACAGTGATGCCTATAAAAATGCTGATGGTACGACTAAGTTTAAGAAAATAAGAGATTTAAAGAAAAAATATGAGCAAAAAACTCAAGAACTAAGAGCTCGCATTCATACTAAGTCAAAGAACATTTTTACTACACTTGCTACACAAGAAGGTGGGCGTTTATCAAATATAGAAGATGAGAAGCTTCAAAAGTTTTTAGGTAAACTTATAGATTATCATACTATAGAATCTAATTTGCGCAGCATACAACCATTCATTGATTCTTTCTTTGATCCGGCGGCTTTAAGTGAGCAGTATAATAGAAACTTTTTGATAATGCAGGATATGTATAACAAACGTAAAACATATGCTGATAAAATTGTCAACAACTTTTTAAAGAACCACGAGAAGAATGCTGCTCTAAACTATCTTGCTGAAAATTTTCAGATATACATTTCTCCAGAAGAGTTTACAAACTATGTGAATGCGCCTAATAACAGTAAGCCTTCCATAAATTTTATTGATACAAGACGAGGCGTAATTGTAGATAATAAATCTCTTGAGTATCAAAACTATATAGAGGTTCTTGAGATTGTACGCCAGCTTAACAATAAAGATTCAGTTCCTGTAGAAGAACGTGGTGATGTACCAGATGTAACAGAAGAAGAAAAAGGTTTTGCTAACTCAAGTGTTAGTAGCGTTGATTCTTTAATTGATGATACATTTGCTTTTAACGCAGATGTTACTGCAAGTAGAAATAAATTATCTAGTAATCTTGAGTGTAAATGATAACTTGTGCTTTAACCCGGGAACAGGTATTTGATCTTGCTAATGATGTGTATGCTCACATCAATGCGAATGCTGAGACATTTGACATTGATCAGTATATGACTGATTTGTTTGATATGGTTGCTTTACAAACTGGTAGTGTAAATCGCGCGGCCATGTTTGTTCAAACAGCTTTTGCTATTATCAATAAGGGTAGAAGCATTTCTACTTTTAAAACTTTGCTAGATGAAACAAAGTATAGAGAAGATGCTATTCTAGATATGGTTAACAGGTTTACTGATCCTGTAGAAGGTTTAGAGCGCATTTTTATATACATTGGATTTAGACCTGCGGGGACATTACCAAGTACAGCAGCAACGGGGCCTGCTACCACAACGACAACTACTCCTATATCTGCAGAAGATGAAGAAGAGGAAGAAGAAAAAGAAACTAGTCTTGTACCTGGAGAAAAAATAGTAGTCTCTGATATTACATATGAGGACTTTGAGCTATTACCTAACACTTCTGAGTTTGCTCAACTGCGGGCCCTTAAACAGAGACTAGATGAGAAGTTTGCTGATCTTAGAGCTAAAGAGCCTTTATTATACAGGGATATAAATAACTTTTTAAAGACAACGATTGCTAGGACTATTATTGAACAATATAACACTGCATTAAGTACCGGCGCCGTATCACCAAGCAGAAAAAAGCCTGACAATATTAAACTCAAAACAACTGGTCAAGAAGTTACCTCTGATCAGTCTTTGTTATATGTTAGTAGTCTTTATCAGTCTTTAAAGAACAAACTTTCTGGTTTAAATAAAACAGATGCTGGCTACGCTGATTTACAAGAAGATGTAAATAACCTTGGCGCATTTCTAAAAGAACTACAATCATTTAGAAATAAAGATGTTGCTATTGTAGAACAAGAAATTGAAAGAGTATTAAATGCTATTGCGGCAAGAATGCAGGCAGTTGAAACAGGACCTGACGGTAAACCTTTAAAGTCATCTACTGCATATTTGATTAATGAAGAAGATTACGCCCGGGTAACTGTAATTGTTGAAGGTATATTACAAAGGTATTTTAGAATTAAACCTTTTGGTGTTGTTAGCACAGTAAGTACTTATTTACTTGAGTTAAGAAAAGAAGTAGAAAGTAATAGAGCTACTGATGTAAGAAAACATTTTGAAGAATCAATTGTAAAATATACAAGAGGTGCCTTTAGTTTAGAAAGAGCCTTAAAAGCATTTGATAAATACATAGCTTCTAAACCAGATTTTTTAGAAGTATTGGCTAATCCTACTACTCCATCAGATGTTCTTACAGAGTATTTTGATGATTTTGGATTAGCACTTTCTGAAAGGTTATATGATACATCAAGAGAAGTAGGTGACGAGTTTGATGCTGGAGTACGTGACTTTGTAGCGGATGTAGATACAAGTGTAAAAGAAACAGAACTATTATCTAAAGAAGCTGCAAAACAACTTGAAGAACTTTTAAAACCTTTTAGAGAGGCTGTTGGTCAAATAGCATCTGAAACAGAAATCTTGTTTGATGAAGACACAAAGATTGCTGGTCAAATGGACTTATTGTTTATAGACGAGAATCAAGAGTGGTGGATTGTAGACGTAAAAACTGGTACAGCTGGAAAGTGGAAAAAATACGGTTTAGGTACAGATACTTATAAAAATTATATAAAAAACGCTTTACAGCAGATTATATACAAACGTATTTTACAAAAGATAACCGGTTTAGATAAAGTAAACCTTGGTATTCTACCATTACAAGTTGATTATGATTTAGCAACAGGAAAAATAAATGGTGTAGAGCAACCTTCAAAAGTTAAGAATCAGGCGCTGTCTCCAGAGCAACCCTTTATCACCATTAATGAGAACGAAAAGTTTGTAGTATTTGCTAGCGATTCTGTAGATGATGATACTAAAAAAGAAATGACTCTATCTCAAATGGTAGATGAAATCTTTAAAGAAAGATCAGCATTTGTTACAGAAGAAGAAACTGAGGATACAGAAGAAGAAACAGAAGAAGTTGGTGGGGCTACAGATGCTAAAGCTGATATAGAAAAAGACAAACAGGGTAATTTTGTTCCTAAAAAATATACTCTTAATGCAAGAGGAGAAAACCCTGCTCCTAATATACCAGTTTCTGCTATAGATTTACAAGCTTCTGGTTTAGAAGACGTTACAGATGTAAAACAAGTTAAACTTCTTGAAATAAGAGGTAAAAATTCAGAAGGTAAAACAGTTGGAAAAGTTTGGATTCAAAAACAAGATGGTCAATCTTATGATGCAGAAGTATTTTTTAATGATGCAGAACTAGCTGCTTTAGAAGGTGAAGGTGTCACAGGTACAGGTGTTGGGACTGATAATAATATATCAAATGGAGATAAAATAATTAGCGTACAAGCAAAACCTGTAACTAATGAGATAAAAAATACTGATGGTGAATTATTTTTAACAAACGATAATAATCCTGAAACTAGAATTTATATTAATATGAATCCTTTAAAGGATATACTTGTAGTTCCTAATAACACTTTGACAGTTATAGATAAAAGAACAGGTAAAGAAGTTGTAAATAAGGAACTTAATCCAGAAGGAGCTGTAATATTTGAAGCTATGCAAGGAAGACTTTTTGTTGTAGCTAATATTAATGGGCAACTTGTACCTTTTTATAAATCATCTGCTGGTACTTCTGGTAAAACAGAGGGTGATTGGTATCCATTTTTTGGGTATACTGGAACATGGTTAGTTAAAGGTGGTATTGATAAAGCTACTGGTAAAATGTCTTATTCTCCTGAGATTGATAAAGTTACAACTCTTTTAAATGAGAACTTAGTATTTCCTGATAAATATATTGGTAGAGATACCAATACTATAAAAAACACTAAGGGAGAGGTTATCATTGATATGAACCAATTCTTTAAAATAAATAGACTTTGGCAAAAACAATTTGGTTCTCAAACTGGAAAAGGTACTGATTATCAAATAAAAGGGTTAAAAGAAAATACAAGAACTGAGTCTGGACTTGTTGCACTTATTACAGGATTAAATAGTACAGACCTTGATAGTTCTAAAACACCAAAAGAACTTTCAGAATGGTTTAATCTTATAAGTAAGAATGCAGAACTAGCTGCTTCAGAAGAGGGTGCTGAAGAAACACCCACTGAAATTGAGTTAACTGATGAGCAAGTTAAAACTCTAAATAAAATCAAAAACCAAAAAAGGGGTGAATATATAATCGCGAAAGCAGATTTTATTAGAGAACTTATAAAAGCAGGAAACACTTTATCTGGCAAACTCACATATGATAAAACGCATACGAGTTTTACACTAGACGTTACAGTAAACGGAGAAGTTATAAAGCTTGCTGTTTATATAGACACTGATAAAAAAGAACAATATCAAGACCCCGGCGATAAAGAGTTTACAATCTCTCTATTATCAGAATCTGTCATTGAAGATTTTGGTATATCAATGGTTTATGAAGATGTTTTAAATGTTGTTGATGAAGAAACCGGGGAAAAAATAGGAAGAGTTGCTGTAACAGATACGGGTGTCTTTAGAACTAAACAAGAGGCTACGAACATACTGCGCGAAAAAATTTCAAATGCGACTACAGCAGAAGAACTTCATGCTATAAAAAATGATATAGTTAAGTTTCTTATAGACTACGGTTATGATGAAACAACAGATTCATTAACTAAGGCTTTAGATGATAAACTTGATAACTTAAAGATTAGTCCTATTGGTGAGTTTGACTTTTTTCATAAAAAAGATCAAACACCTTCTATAAATACTGCTTATAAAATCGTATCTTATAATGCAACTAAAAAAGAAATCACTGTATCTTTGGTAACAGATCCTAGTGTTAAAGAAACAATTAGTACTTCTCAGTTTATGAATACGTTTAATCCAATTGTTGATGCAACAGAAACACCTGTAGAATTAACTCCAGAACAAACTCTTTTGCTAGACATTACTGATGAAAACTTACAAAGAGTAATGGCTGATTCTTCATTTTTTACACAAGAGGTTACTGAAGATTCTAAAGGTCTTGAAGACGATCTAGCTAACAACGCAAAATGTTAATTCTATGAACTGTGCTATTTCAGATAAACAGATTAAAACTCTTACTGCTATTCTTAAAAGTGATATTATAAAGCTTAAGAATGCAAATAGTGAATATTCTTTAATACCAAGTGTTCAAAAAGTATATAAGTTAGTTCTTAACTCAACTAATGATGAGAATACAGCATTAGCTTATGCGCGTTTAGTACCTGGTTTGATTAGAGGTATAGCTTTTCATAATCCAGACATTGAGGGTTATTTAGTACAAAAAGGATTTGACTTAAACAAACTTAGTAAAGCTGTTGAAAAATTTAAAGATATTGATCAAGTAAAAAAGTTTGTAGGTGCTCAAAGTAAAAACATAAGAAATTTATTAGAGATTGTTGACAAACAAAGAATTGTACTTAGTCAATATGAAACTAATGAAGATACGGAACGTCGTGTTAAGGTAGCTAATACACCAGTACAGTTTACTTATAGACAGATACCAAATAGTGATACTTTTCAGGAAGCTGCTCCAATTAGTCCAGGAGAAGTAGAACCAGCTACACAAAATTTAGAGGATACTACACCATTTAAACAACGTATTTATAATCTTAAGCGAGCTGTTTTTAGAAGTGAATCTGATTCTGAATCTGAAGACTCAGGGGTTAATCAAATTAAGTTCCAGGGTGAAGACTTGTTCTACACCTTGATGCGTCATGATGATTTAGACAATAGTTTAGAACTTGATTTCTTTGGTAAAAATAAAGTTGAAAGGACACCTGCTGAACAAAGTGTTGTTAAAAACAGAGAAAACAATGGATTGATTTTATTAATAACAGATAAAAATGGCAACCCTTTATTCTTTGATGAGGATGGTAATATTACTAATCAAGATGATGGTAAAGTAGTATATACATATCCAAGAGAAAAAGATCAGATTGCTCCTTCAAAAGAATTTCCAGAACAACAGGCAGAGTTAATTGATAATTTAGAAGAAGCTAAAAGTCAGGTGCGTAATGGTGCAAAAATTATTTTCCCAATTACTGGTATACTGGCACCAAATATTAACATTGCTGGGTCTAGACGTATAAAAGATATTAGACTAGATGCAAATGGTTTAGAGATACAGCTGGATGAGGTTCCGCTAGAAGAACGCGGTGAAAAGATTCAGTTTACAGAGTTTGCAGACAAAAATGCTATATGGGAACAATTTCTTACACTTAAGGGTTTAGTAGCTAATAGTAATCAAGCATTAGAGGTTAACAAACCCCTTTTTAGAGATCTTACTGATTTACGAGATGCTGTAATCTTTCTTTTATCAGAAAAAGAAATTACTGTAGGCGGTGTACCTATTGATTTTCAAACTAGATTTGAATATCTCAAAACCTTTTTTCAAGAAGTTAAGGGTAAAGGTCTATTAAAAATTCCAAATACTAAGACAAACGATCTAATATTTGATAAAAATTCTGGAACAGTTACCACCATCATAGTAAAACAAGATGGGATTAAAGAAACTCAAGTATATAATATTAATGATGCTGAAAATCTTAAAGAAGTATTAGAAGCGTTTTTTAATGATAGAAATTCACAGTATTTATCTGTTAATATTAATCGTAATAACTGGACATCAGGAACATTCTATGATATTTCTGTTAGAAACAACACTTTAAACGTAGTAGAAAACGGAAACTATTATGAATGGGTATACAACAATGTTAGTGTAAAAGCTACAGGTTTAAACGCAAATGGTCAATTTAGAGCACAAAACCCTGCGTTTGTTTTTGCTTTATCTAGAGACTTTAAATATGTTACGGCTCAAGAAGAACTTCCTGTTGAAACAGATGAGGTGCCAGAAACTACACCAGAAGAAGACGACGCAAAAAATATAAACCCAGAAGGGTCTATAGATACAGATAATTTTGATTTTGATGAGCTCTTTAGGCAAACTGATTTAGAGAATAAAGTTACCCAAGAAGAGATAGATGCTGCTGAAAAGTGGTGGGCCCAAAGTCCTTTGTCTAAACATATTCCTCTAAACAGATTATTAGCTATTGTTAATAGTAATGCGTGGGCTACTTTTAGTAAATCCGGCATTACCCTTTATAAAGGATCAAGTGCTGTAGACATATACCACGAAGCTTGGCATGGATTTACACAGTTGTATTTAACTGTAGCAGAAAAAACCAGGTTATATAATGAGGTTCGTAAAAAACCGGGCACCTTTAAAACTGTTTCTGGAGAAGTTGTTAAGTTTAGTAATGCTTCTTTCTTTCAAATAGAGGAATACTTGGCCGAGCAATTTAGAGATTATGCTCGCCAACAAACTTCAGAAAAAGGCTCTCCTGTAAAAAATACTTTGTTTAGGAGAATCTGGAATTTTCTTAAGTCTTTGTTTGGTGGTGTAACCAACAAAACTGCTTATGTAGATGCGATGAGTGTACCCGCGGTGGCGGAAGCATTTAACAAACTATACTTTGGTCAAGTATTAAATCTACAACCGAATATCAACAACTCAATGTTTGATGTTCTTAACAGTGCTAAGAGTGTTGTAGATCAAACACCATTAAACTTAAATGATGAGGATTTAAATCTTATACGGGAGTCTATTGATGGTATGGTAATAGATACTATACTTAAGAAATCAGGTATTGAACAACAATCTAAAGCGCTGCTATTCTTATACACACAAAATGGTAGGAGAATACTATTTACTGATATAAGATTTGCTTTTAACGATAAGCTTCGAGAGATAAATGAGCAGTTAGAGGAAGATCCAGACAACTATAATCTTAATAACCAAAAAAGAATTTTACAAATAGTTGTTGATAATTTTGGAGACATTGATGCTTATGCTCAAAATAAAGAAACAACCGGTATACTAGAGTTCTATTCTAGATCTTCTAATAGCTCTATATCAAACTTAGTTTCTGTAAATGATGAGGATATAGAGGCTGAAACAAACCCGGATGTTACTGCTGACAAAGAGTTGCAAGTACAAATTGGAGATAAGAAGATAAATAATCGTTTAATTAAAGATTATTTACCAAGGGAGTTATTAATCATTCTTAGCTTAATTCCTGATGTGAGCATTACAGAGGGGCGAGATGCAGACTTGATTGCTGGAAATAAAAAGTTTGTTTACAAGCGTAATAGTTTAGGTTTTCCAAAGGTTAAAAATCTAGGTCATACAATTAATGCAATAACTAAGACTTTGATCAATGAGTCTTCTTATGATAACATGCTTTATAAACTAGGTGAGGCTGTTGATGCTTTTCCAGTATTAGGTGTTTTAAAAGCAATGTTGCCAAACCAAGACTCTTTTGCTCAGACATCAAAAACTGTACAGAAACAAACCCTTCTTGACATATTAATTGGTTTCGGGAAAGCTTTTGATAAAGCTAAAATGGAAGCTTTTATAAACAGACAATCGCCACAACAAGCAGATGCGGAAGAAGGTGAAACAATAAGAGGTAACCTTTTTACTATTGGTAGAGCAACAAACAGTCTTAATAATGTTTTCAATAATTGGTCATCCAATTTTAAGTATAAAACTCCTATTAATAGAGATGGTAGTATTCTTTTAGATATTGCTAAACTTCCAAAAATTACTAATGATAACGTATCATATGATAAGGTTTTTCAGTTTCTAGAGGTATTAGGTGTTGATTTAACAGATACAACTAAAAGAGTTATCAGCTCTGGAAAAATTCCGCTTACTGCTTTGAAAGAAGCGGTTCTCTCAATGAAAAATGATATTGAAACTCATAAAAACAATCAAGATTTTTTAGCTAATCCTCTTTCATTCTTTACTGTAAAAGTCAAAAGGTTTACTTCACAAAGAACACTTCTGGGTAAAATTGCAGATGTTGAAATGCTTTATAGCCCTTTATATAATAACAGCATCGTCTTAAATGCAAATGGGGATATCGTGACAGATGTTTCTATGCATAATTCTATGACCAGGAAAACCGCGGCGTTAAACAGTAGTTCAAACCTTACTCAGGCTGTTGGTTTTAATACAGCGTTCAATGAAGAGCTAAACCCTTTCTTTAAACACAGTATTATAAGATCAAAACTGTTTGATAAAAACGATAGAAGAACTAGGAACTTTAGTCTTTTTATAGGTTACCATTTAGGATACCAGAAATTAGATGAATATGGTAATATAGTTACTGGTTTAGCGGCCTCAGATTTAACTGCAAACCAGAAGTTTATAAATGACTTTTACTCATTTATGCTAGAGGGTATTATGCCTACTCTTGTGCATGAAAGTAAATCTAGTGTGTACGTTAATTACATACAGGATCAAAATGGTTCCGCAAGTTTATATGTTGATGCTAATAACTTTGTAGATAGTATTTTACCTTTTCAGGCTAACATTATTATAAACAACTATATAAGAGCTGAATATGAAAGGATCGTTTTATTTAATACAAATGATCTTTACAAGAAAAACCAAGCTTTAAACAAAGATGTAATAGTTATTGATTCTGAGGGTAACAAGGTTACTAGAAAAGCCGGCGAAGTATTTACGGCATTTGATGATATTTTATCAGCAGAAACTAAAGAAAATCTTTATAGAGATATTGCCGCAGGTATTTCTTCTAGCGAGAGTGTTGCTGCTAATTCGGCAGCAATTGCTAATGATTTAAAAAGTTATTTTGAAAAGAATGAGGCGTTAAATAGAAAAAGATTTAATGAGTCATCTAGTGAAATTGGCATTGACCAAAACATTGTAGATAGAGTTTTTAATACTCAAAACAATGAAAGATTAAATCCTCAAGAGAAAAACAATGTATTGTTAAGAGCTTATACTGTTAACTACTTTATACACCGGTTTGAAATGAATAATTTCTACTACGGTGACATGGCTCAATATGATCATACAAAGGAAGCTGGTACCAAATATGATGCGGGTGCTGCTTCTGGTGGGCCTGGATTTATAACAGATCAGTGGATATTAGATGAAATAAACAAAAATTACCCCAAAACATACAGTGAGTCTGTTATGCGAGAACTTCGCCCAGACAATGCTGTAAAAGCTACAACAGAAATTCTTAGCACATCAATCATTAAAGAAGATACAGGTGTTAGATCTGTTAGTCTTGATGACATGATTAATAAGGTTACGGAGCTAAGACATCAACGAGAGAAAGGAAACAAAAGGCAAATTAAAGCTGAAGTTACAGCAGCTTTTGATAAAGCTTATGGTGCCGGTATGAAGATTGGTGATGGTCACGGTTATATCAATTTAGATACATACCGTCACTTAAAAATTGCACAGGATAACTGGTTACCTCAACAAGAAGCGCTGTACCAAAAGATTGTAAATGGAGAAACACTTGATGAAAACGACGCGAAGTTTTTCTTCCCTACATACAAGCTTCAAATGTATGGTGATCTACAAACAGAAGCTCCTATTACAGCGCTTCATAAGTTTAGTCTTTCACCTTTAATACCTAATGTAATTGAAGATTCTTTGTTGAATGATATTCATAAACTTATGATTATCAACAACATTGATTACATTACATACCCTAGTGGTTCAAAGATATCCAATGTTGAAAACCCTGTAGATTTATATGAGGGTAATGATCGCAACAAGATTAACATGGATGTTGAGTTTGTTGTCAATCCTGTTAATATTTCTTACTTAAAAGAGGTTACAAGTAATACTAATCTTTGGAAAGCAGGTCAAACATTTGCTACGCAGATGCGCAAGTTAATTGTTGAGAACTTGTTTTTAGACGGCAAAATTATGCCTGGCAAGGAGGTTCTAATAGAAAAGTATTTAGAAAGAATTAAAGCTGTTACAGAAAGCTTAGAGAATGATCTTTTAGATGAAATTGGTTGGGTAAAGAATCCTGATGGTACATATTCAGGATCAAAAGAAAAGCTTGCAGCGTTTTTACAGAAGCAATTAGAGAAGAAGAACATACCATCGTATATAGTAGATCTTTTATCTGTTACTGAAGGAGGCGAGTTCATAAATGATTTATCTGCGCTACCCAATGCTCAGATAATAGAGGCTATTATTTTCTCTGTAATCAGCCGCCGGCTTATAAATCAAAAGTCATATGGTGAAGGATTAGTACAGGTGCCGGGATCTTTTTGGAGAAAAGCTACTGAGTCAGAGCGTAAAAAATGGTTAGGGACAAATAACTTCTTACCATTTTATGAATACGATCCTGTTAGAGTAAAAGCTATGAAGGTTGCTCTTACAATGCATGGTGATTATTTAAACTTGTTTCAGAGAAAAGATTTGAATGGTATTAAAATAGGTACCTACGAATTTGTTGAACAAGAAGATGGTACTACCAAAAAAGTACTTAATCTAGAAGCTAGTCTTAAAAGGTTGAATACTCTTATAAAAGATGATAAGTGGTTAGATAAGGATGATAATCGTAAAGCTTTAACAATACTTGGTGTAAGGATACCTGTTCAGGGTCAAGGTTCAATTGATGCTGCTGAGATATATGAGTTCTTACCTCCTGGCGCCGGCAACATAATTGTTTTACCATCTGAGATTGTTGGTAAGTCTGGTGGTGACTTTGACTTTGACAAACTACCATCTTTGTTTCCAAGAATTAGTAAGTCTGGAAAAATAATATCTGCTAGTAACTATGCTACAAAACAAGATGTTAGAAATAGAATTTCTGAATTAGAGAAAGAGCTAAATTTAGATAGGAAAGATGTTAAAAAGTATGTTAAAGGAATCATCGATAATCTTAAGGCCGACAAGAAAGTAACTAAAGAAGAACTTAATAGTGTCGCAAATATTCTTGAGTATGTTGAGATTCGTAGAGACTTTATTGTTGAGGATATTAATAAACTGATTGCTTTAGATATAGAGAATGGTCAATCAAAGTTTTTACCCAAACCATTACAAAAAGCTCTTTCAAAACCTAATTATGAGAATGAAGACATTATAAAAGCTCTTCGTATATCATCTAAGATTTTAAACAAGAAAGGTGAAAATATTTTGGAGAGGTTTAACAAACGACTATATTCTAAAATCCAGGAGTTTGATAAGTTAAACTTTGAAGAGTTAAAACCTTTGATCGATCAGATAAAACAGATTAAAGGAGTAAGAAATGAGTTCAATGACGCAATTGATAGGTCATCAGATTTTCTTTCTGAGATTAAGTATGTTTTAGATGTTGAGCGTAATTTCACCGGCGCGCTGCAAACAGACCTCCTAGAAACAGCAACAGATATATTACTAAGCCCTGAAAACTATGTGTCTTTAGTAACACCTAACAGCACAGATATATTTGATGATTTAGCAGCAGAGCTTAAAAGAAAAACTCAGACTTATAATCCTCTAGAAAGACTCACAACTTCAAAAAATACTGGAGTTATTAGTCCAACAAGACTATTTGAATCTGAGTATAACATTAGTAAGTATGAAGCTTATATGACGGCCATGGATGCTTTAGGTATTGGCGCCATCATGAACACTTATAATGTATTACTTAATAGCTTAAATGCTGTTTCACCAGAATCTTATACAGTTGATATTGGACAGGAAACTGTAGAGATACCTGTTAGAATATTAATGCCTCATCAAAAACGTGGCAAAAGGATATCATTGAGTAACACATATACTGCTAAGACAAAAGATGCCGCTTCTCATAAAATATCTGATGTCTTTAACCAGATGATTAATGGTTGGGTTGACGTAGGTAAAGATCCATGGATATTTTACATTCAGGGTAATAAAGAGATCACACCAGTTTTGATGTATATGATCATGGCAGGGGTACCTGTAGAATATGCTGTATATTTTGTATCTCAACCTATAATAAGAGACTTTATAAAAATTAAAGCAAGTACATCAAAAGAAAAAGCTTTAGAAGAATTGTTGGGTCAAAAAAGTGTAGCAAGAATTATAAATGATTCTCAACAAAAGTATACTGAAGATTTTAAACTTGCAGATTTAAAGAGTCAGCTAGATCCTTCTGGTTATGATAAAAAGTATCAAGAGAAAGTATTATTCCACTTTGTTGAGATATTAAATATGTCAGATGCGTTTACCAAATTTACGCGGGCAACAAATGTGGATACTACTAGAGAAAACACATATCTATCAACAAGATCTAGAGAAGCTGCTATAGCTGAACTTTCTTATGATGGTAGAATAGATCCGTCTTTAATAGAGGCGGTTCAAGATCCTGAAAAATCTATATTAGGTGGATTTTTTATTGGAGACTTTGCTATAGCGCTAGCAAAAGAAGTTTTACCTTTTAGGTTTAGGTCTGAGGTTGATGACTTTATCAACAGCAAATCTAATGATGATCAGTATAGAGAACTAGCAAAAGCCAAAACATCTGGTAAAAACAATGGTAATGAGATTCTTAATAGCCTTTTTAGAAACGATCTTATACTAGCGTTATATCAAAATGCTGTTAGAGGATTTACTTTAGGTTCATCAACATCTTACAATGGGATAGGTGTTACTAGAGATACTCCTGTAAAGTATGCTGACTTTTTAAAATCAGGTGTTCATATAGCTTTTGAAAATGGTGTTCCTGTAATAATGGTAGATGCCAATCAGATATACAAGATGTATAATGATCAAGCATTAAAGAATGACAACTTTAAAAACTTTTATCCTACGGTAGATGATTATGCTAGATTTTTGATTGAGTATTCTATTTTAGACTACACCAATCCTGAGTTAGATTCAGAAACTAAAAAGGTAAATAGGGCAAACTTTAAGAGTCTTAATAGCTATGCTATATTCCAAAACCAGCGTAATAGTTTTGCTAGGATTTTAAATAAACTGGCGTTAAAGAACAAGGCTTTAACAGAGCAGTTTGTTGTTCTACAAAGTTTGTTTGTAGAGTCTGTAGAAGGTTATGATACTATTACTCTTAAGGATAAAGGTTTAGATAATATAACCGGTACCTCTTATTACAATGAATTAAAAGCCCTTAAAGACTTTAATGCTGTTAAGCAGCGTGTGCCAAGTTTATCAGATGATTCTATCAAGACCATAAACTTTTTGTTCAGGATGTTGCCGCAGGTAATATTTTTACAAGAGGGTTTGAATAAAAACTTTAGCAATCTGGTAAACCTTATTGACTTTAAAACTGAAATCAATCCTATTATTCAGAATGCTATAAATACTGTTAATAAGAATCAAAAGGATCAAAAAGAAAGTTTTCAAAACTTTTTAGAAAGTTTTTATGCCAGTTTTATCAGGAATAACAGAATTGGTAATAAAATGCCTGTAAAAATTTATAGGGATCTGGATAAGGCACAACTTGTTCCAGGCGCATATACCAGGTTTATACCAGAAACCATAAGAGGTCAAAACCTAAGAGCTGTTAGATCTAAAAAGATGAACAATCTTTTGTTCATGCAATTAAGAGGTGCACAAAAACCTTATGAAGAATATGATCGTATTATTGATCAAAGTAGTAATGTTATTTATGTTGTTTATCCAACTGTCTTAAATCAAGAGAAAGCCGCTAATTCTTCGTACATAAGAAACTATAAAACAAAAGCTCGCTATATACCAATAGCCATAGGTTTTAATAATATAGAAGATGGTTTTGTGGAAGGTGGTGAACAAACAGTTAAACAACAACCTCAGCCAAAACAATATAGAACTGAAAGGATTATATCTGATGAAGATGTTAGACTCTTTAATCAGTATAAAGGAAATAGAGCTTTACCTGAAGAATTTTTTACATCAAAGACTAGATTTAAAGAGTTTTATAATAGACAAACAGGCAGAAGAGAACCTGCTCCTCAGAGCACTAAATGGTTTTTGAATGAAAAAAACTTGTATGATTTAATAGATCAGGAAACAGGAGAGCTTTATATTTCAGATGTAGACTTATCAACAGGTTTGCGTTACATAGAAGTACAACAAGCTCAACCATCTACTACTAGGATATCAGAATCAGTAGCCGATATTCCACAAAATAAAGTATCTGGAATAAATTCTTATGGTTCTACAGTAACTGCTAACAATGAAGCTGTTAAAGCACTTGGTCCAAATCCACATTCTATTGATATGATAGACGCAGGATTTAGAACAAGAACAACCAGAAGTGAATCTGAAATGGTTAAGTATGCTATTAAAGTTGGGGATACTATAAAACACTTTGGTAAATCTGCAGATGGCTCAACTAAAACTGTTTATGCTAAGGTAACTGCTATACATCCTAAAGGTTCTGAAGGTTGGAAAGGTACTTGGAATAAAGAAGGTTGGAAAGCTGAAGATGTGAATGTTATAGATAGATTTAAAGATGGTGCTGCTGCTATAGAGTTTGAAGTAATTCAACCATCTGCTCAATCTACTCAACCTTCTACTCAAACTAGAACATTTAAAGATGAGGAATATCATCAAGCATATGTAAAAGGAGGACTAGATGCTGTGCGAAAGCTTATACAAAAGAATAACCAAAAAGAGATGTCTGCTGCAAAACAGCTTTCTAAAGAAGTAGATATGTTAACAGAGTTTGAAGAACTTAATAGTAAACCTGATAAGACAAACTCTGAAAATGATAGGCTTATTGATTTATATGTAATGCTTAAAAACTCTAAAGAATTAGACTTTGAGTATTCTTTAAATCAGCTTGGTTTATCTACTCAACAATCTACTCAACCAATCGTTAAAGAAGCTGTTACAAAGATTTCTATTCCGACTAAATCTAAAAAATTAGAATATACAGTTTACAATAGTATTCGAGAAAAAAACGTTACTAAGTCAGGATATAAATTAACTATTCCAGAGTTTCCAAATGTAGAACTATATTTAACAAATGAAACAGCAACTTATGAATCAAAAGAAGGCTCTACAGAATTTAATGTAAAAAAGAAACAATGGATAATAGAAGTGAATCATCCTAAAAAAGGTGTAATGTCATTTCCTGTTTCTCCTGGCGTTACTACAATAAAAGAAGTATTAGAAGCATTTACAGATGATATAAACAATAAATATTCTAAAACTAAGAACAACTTAGAACTATTAAAAGAAGTAGGAATAGATTTTGCTCAACCTTCTACTCAACCTGTTGTTACAAAGACCCCTTTACAAACACCAAGTATCACAGATGCTAAGACTCCTAGTGTAGAACAAGCAAAAAAGATAATTGATCAACAGCTTGCAAAAATAGAAGAGGTATTAAGCAATCCTGAGAACAATGTGATCATGGATAATAGCTTACTTATATCTGAGAAAACTAAAGAGATCGCCGGCGACTATGCTGGGTCAAAAGCTATTGCTGATTATCTTTACGGTGAGATATATAAAAGGTTTGGTCTACCAATTTCTGGCACAGGTAAATTTTCTGTTAGAGAACTTATACTAGAGAACCAACAAGGTATTGAAGGTGTGGAAGCAGACAAAATCAATAAAGAAGATCTCAATGGTCTAGATTTAGACGGAACATGTTTCCGTGCTTAATATTTAGTATATTAGTACCATGGCGTGCAAAATTAGAAACTTAACAGACAGTGCTGTTCAATCACTAATAACAGATATAGTTGTAAAAACTAATGGTTTATATAAACCAGAAGGTACAACTCTAACTACATCAGCAGAAAACTTTTCTGAGAGTGATCTAGAAAAGATGGTAAAAGACTGGTCTATTGGTCAATATAAGAATACAGCTTTTACAGATAACTGGTATACTGTCAACGCCGGGCCCAAAGAAGTTGTGGTAAGCTTTGCGGCGCCAACTAAACTAATCAAAGCCTATGAAGTAAAGCTTGGATTAAAATCTCTAGATCAAGCAAATGATGAACTTGCTGGTGTTGAACCTGAAGCCCTTTATCAAGAGTCTGGTGTTTCAAGAAGAGAATCTATTGACTTAGAAAATATTACACCGCAAGAATTAAAAGATTTAGAGGACAGTGTAAAATACTCAATGGAAGTTGAGAAAGATCAAAATCTGTTATCTAAAGGTGGTCAGATGTATCATTATTTAAATGAGATAGATGCTCAAAGATTTGATGATCTAGTAAAAAGATTTGGCGAGTTTCCTAAAGAGTTTAAGATAACACTAAAAGTTACCAGGTATGAAAAAAGAGAAAACTCTGTAGGATATGATTCTTGGAATGAGTATCAAGATTTGATGTATGTAAAGCTTAATAACAATAAAAAATCTAATTTATATAAGCTTGTAAATACAGATACCGGCGAGGAAATTGTGCCAAAAATCCGTCTTTTATCAGCGAGTAAAGATGCTAAAGGAAAAATTGCTGAAGATTATGGTTTAGAGTTTAAGCCTACAAAAATATTTAGTGCTAATCGCAGCATTGCTTTTGTTTTATATGTTCAGAAGCCTAATAAGAAAAAGTATATATCTTTTGCTAAAAAGTATATTTATGATGCTATAAAGTTTTTACCTTCTGGAGCAGGTATAAAATATATAAACTTAGATCTTATTGAAAAGTTTTTAGAGGCATATCCTGAAGAAATGTGGGACTATATTAATACTACATATTCTCCAGAAGATAGTACTAATATTAATGCTTCTATAAATATTCAAAATAATATAAGATTTAAATTACCTAAACTAGGTCTTTTAGAAGCTATAGAAAAAATTACAGGTATTAAGTTACAGGGTGCAAGTTTTAAAAACTATGATAGAACAGGAGGTGTTAAAAAGGTACTGCGTGTAGAATGGGGAGAACGTGTTACAATAGATTATACTAAACTTAGTGAAAAACAGTTAAGAAAAGCTATTTCTTATTATTTGCGTTCTAAAAATTACTTTAAACCTTCTTCAGTAGAAGAAAATGTAAGAAAGTATGCAGAGCATAACGGTATTGATTATGATAAACTAAGAGAGCTTGTATTTGGTGATATTGATGAAGCTATAGAAAATATAGCTTATAATACTACGGGTAACTCAGATGAAATGGAAGTTTCTAAATGGAGAGAATCTATTAGAGAATATGATTGGCAATCAGTTGAATTGTTTAGTAAACCATATAAAGACTATTTAAAAACTGCTAAAGAAAGAATCACTAAAAAGTTTAAGGATAAAACTTTATCTAATGGTATATCTCATTTAGATTATTTCTTTACTGGTAATTTTAACTGGTTAAACATTAACTTAAACAGAATATCTGGTCAGTACTATTTAAGTGATATGGAAACACCCGCAGATGTTGGTGTTGATTTTAAGATGATGGGTTTTGCTAATCCTTTTGAAGTAGCAAACTATAAAAAACCGGTACCTGGTAAAACATTTTTACCTGAAGAAGAGGTATTTAATAGATTAGCTGCTGTTTTACACGAACCATTTCATGCTCTTCATGCATTGTCTTATGGAACAAAAGAAGAGTTGGAGTTAAGAAAAGCATTCCAGGCTTTATATGATACAGATTTTGGTAAAACAATGTTGTCTCAAACATTTGGTGGTACATACAATAAAAAAAATGTATCATTTGATCTGGCCTATAAAGAGTTTTCTGCATTTTTTACGCAGATGATGCTGTTTCCAAAAGATTGGATTAACGCAACAGATTTAAGAAGTAATGATATATATGAGTTTTATGAAAAGATTGCTACACTAGACGATAAACAATATACAGAAATTGTCAAAACTCTTGAAAAGATTGGTACTGAAGAAGTTGTTGTTACAGAAGAAGAAAAACTAAAGCTTACTTTTTTACAAAAGCTTTATAACTTTTTGGTTAAAGCTCTTAATAATATTATCCCTTTATCTAAGAAGTTCTTTTCAGTTATTCAGGAGTCAAGACTTGTTGATAAAACTGTTATTAAAGATGTTTTTGGAGAGGTTGAAAAAGAGGTTGTTAGAAAAGTTCCTTTACCAAAGGAGCTTCGTGCTAAAAAGGAAGAGTTTTTAGCAGCAATGGATGATTTTAAAAATGCTATCAATGTCTTAATGAACATTGATACTGAACTTTTTTCATCAGAGAATATAGCAAATTTCTTTTATAAAGAGGGTCCTTTTTATCAAGAGACAGGAACACCAATTAAACCAGGTGTACAAGAACTATTTGATTCTAATCCTGAATTAGCTAATCAAGTATATGAAGCTTTAGGATTTAAAACTAAAATAGATAACAAATTTAGTCTGACGAAAAATGATACATTATATAAAAAATTAGAAGAAGGCATAAATACTTATCAAATAAATTATGACGGTAGAGTTATTGGTAAAATTGCTGTATTTGATACTGGTAAAAACATAACTATAAAAGGGTTAGAGTTTAATCAAATTGAAAGAAATAAAGGATTAGGTAAGAATTTTTATAAATGGTTAAATAATGAAGCTAATAAAAAAGGAGGTGTTTTATGGGGAGACCCTGAACAAATAAGTCCTGATGCTTATAGAGTTTGGGAATCTTTAAATAAAGAAGGATTAGTAGATATTACTAAATCTACTCCAAGGTTTATAGAGACACAAATTACCCCACAACAAAAACAACAAGCTCTACAACTATACTCTCAATACTTAGATAGTATATTTCCTGATAGTAAAGTAAAGGATATTGTTTATCATGGTGTAACAAAAGGTAAAGAAGCTTATAACAGTATCTTACAAAATGGTTTTCTTACTACTAACAAAAGCAATTGGTCTAATAATAAGGATAAAGAATTCAAAGGTGTATTTTTTACAGACCTTTCTACTGCCACATCTTATGGAGTAAACTTAGAAAGAGAAATTAGACCAGAAGAAAAAGATTTTGTTATTCCTGCAATAGTAAATATTGAGACATTATTAACTCCAAAAATGGGATTAGTATCGGGAACTGTTACCCGACTTAGAAATGAAAACTTAAATGTAAAAAATCTGGGTATACAAGGTGAAGAAGGTTCAGAAGGTGTACATGAAAACACTGTAGTATTTGAACCAGAACAAATCCATATACTAGGAAACAAACAAGATATAGAAGGATTTAAAGATTTTGTTGGTAGAAATAATGTTTCTTTCTTTAGACCAGATGTTTCTACACCTACAGATAACTTAGATAGAGATGTAAGCATTAAGCTCCCAGATTATAGAGATCAAGTAGAAGAGTTCTTTGAGAATAGTGAGGATAATTATAATCCCGGCGCTACTTATAGCCAGGAACAAACTAGTAATAACTTTGGTAACGAAGCTATCAGTTCACTTATGCAGGTGTTATCTGATAATTTAGGTGTTCCTTTTGAAACAGTTGCTTCTTCCGAGGAAGCGGCGATGATTTTAAAAGATAGTGGTATTGAGTATAGAGGGGAGCCCGCGTTTTTCTATAATGGCAAAGTGTACTTTGTAGAAGGCCAGATTACTGCAGAAACTGTATTCCACGAGTTTGCTCACCCTTTGATACAATCTATAAGAATACAGAATCCTAAGTTGTTTAATGCTCTATATGAAGAGTTGATTTCTACACCAGAGGGTCAAAAGGTATTAGCTAGAGTTCAAACAAACTATGATTATACCGGAGATAGATTAAAAGAGGAGGTTATTGTTACAGCTATGGGTCTTGAGGGACAAATGCGTAATACTGGTGAGCCTGTATCTAAACAGTATAAGTCATGGATTGAGAAGATTCTTTTCCACATCAAACAGTTGTTAAGAGGTCTGTTTGGTAAGAGTATTAAAATCGAAAAGCTTAATACTAATACCAGCATTAAGCAGCTGGTAGATATGATGACGGGAGAAAAGTTTGCTTTAAGTTCTGAGGTGTTTACTAATGACGAGGTTGCTGAGTTTATACGCCTTGAAACTAGAGAGCAGATAGAGTTTGTAAATGCCGTAGAAAGCACCGGCGCAAGTGTTTTAAGTTTAATTGATGCTGCTACAGTATCAGCTCAAGAATTTGAACAGCTTGTTAAACGTTCTAGTGATAATGAGATAAAAGCTTTAATTGAGAAAGATTCTGTGTTTGAGCAGATGCGTTCTCAGTTAATGTCAGAGTCTAGCTTAAACAGAAGGAACATAGTAAATGCTATGGCTGAAGATGCTATTGCTAAGAACAGACAAGCTGCCGCATTAGCAAGAGCTCTGTTTGGATACAATCAAGTATTTGATGTTATAGTGAAAAACATTGAGGCTCTAGAAAAATTAAAACCAGAAGATGTTACCCCTGATACAATTGCTAGAATTATGTACTATCGTGATTTAGCATTGTATGTAGAAGAGAATTTTATTAACCCTCTTCAAGAGGTAATTCAGGATAGTAACTTAAAGAACCCTGTTCAAAAACAAGGCATCAGGGATTTTAAGGATACGGTAAGTGCGATGATATCAAGCATATCTATCATAAAAAGAAAATCAAATGATATTCTTGAAAAGCAGCTTACTGAGTTTTTAGGTGACTTAACTAAAGACATGAGACTGAACATCGAACAAAATTTTGGTGGAAGGTTTAAAAACATTGTTAGAATTGATACTGGTGACGAAGCTTTTGCAGAGCAAATTGCTGAAAAACTTCTTGCTAATCAACCATTAACAGAAGCAGATAAAAGCAAAATGTCTAGAGGCGCTGAGGTTGCACTTAATGATCAGATAAAAAACTACAAGGGTGTAGAGATTACACCTGAGAAGATTAGAGCTGAGTTAGTTGGTGAAGGGCCAGGAATGAACTGGTTAAATGCGTATCTAGAATCATATAGTGCTAGTCAAAGTTTGATATCTGGTCCATTCTTCGCATATCTTAAAAACAAATATGCTGAGATTGACGCTGAGACCTCACGTATATCTAACAATCTTATAGAAGAGTTACAACCTTTCCTTAAAAATCTAAGCAAGAATGAAATTTTACTTCTTGGTAAGGCTTTAGCTTTTGAAGATGCTGTCGCTGACATTAATGAAAAAGGTGAGTTAGTACCCAAAAGGGTGTGGTCATACATGGATAGATTTAAAGATTACCGGTTTGATCTTTCTCAACTAGAATTTGGTCTTCAAAAAGCTATAGAGAGTAAAGATCAAACAGCTATTAGAGCTGCATATAAAGCTTTGGAGAAATTCAAATCTGATTATATGTGGCAGATGTATGATCGGGAATATTACGATGTAAAAGATTCTGTTTATGATAAGAATGATGTTACCCGGGATGCATTAATGGAGAAGGAAATTATTCTTAATGAGCTGCGGAATGCAAGAACCCCCCTACAAACAGAATTAGATCGTTTCAACAGCTATTCAAACATTAGATCTCTAGAACGTCAACTAAAAGAGTTATCTAAACTTACATATGAAGATGGTACTCCAAAGATTGATGATCCAGCTCGTGGGATATTTGATTTAACAAAAGCAAAAACTCATCAAGAATACGCTGAAAAGAGTAGGAAGTTTTATGAGTATAAACTTAAAGAGGGCGCTTTTGAAAAAGCTTTTTCAGCTTTTGAAGATAGTTTGATTGCTGAGGGATTAAATGAAGAAGAAAGGGAAGAAAGGTTAATGGAGTGGTTGAATCAAAACACTCGTGTTGAATTCGACGAAAAATACTTTGATGATAAACAGCGTGCAATACAAGCACTAACAGATTTCATTAATGCTAAGTTTCCTGCTGGTGCTAGAAATACAAGAATTGCTGAAATACATTCTGAGATCAATGACCTTTTGATTCTTGCCAGGGATCCTAGTGGTCAAATTGATGTAACTGTCTTATCACCAGAAACATTTAAGAAAGTAAAAGACTTACAAGAAGAGATAGTTCAAATTCAAAGAGAACAGGTTGGTATATCTGGGTTATCTTCTGTTGAATGGGATAGATATAATGAGCTTAATAACAAGACAACACTGCTTACCCCATCCGAGGCTACAGAGTTTGATACTCTCAGAGCTAAGAAAGATACTCTGGGTTTAAGTAAACCAGATAAAGATATTTATTACAGTTTGTTAGCTGCTGTTTCAGATCTTACTAGTAAAGAACCAAACCAGGATTATGTAGATACTATAAACTTTTGGATGAGTAAGCTTGGTAGAGATGAAGTTACTGCTGAAGAAGCTGCTAATATTTCTGCTGACGTCGCAACAGCTAATTTTCTAATGTCTCTTGATGGATCTTTTAAAGATTGGTTTTTAGCAAATCACGTACAAAAAGAAAATAAAGATGGTGTTTACTATGAAAGGTTGTATCTATGGAATATTATTAGACCAACTAATGAGGATTATGTAAAGACTACTACGGTAACACTGAGTACAGGTAAAGAGATAACAGTTAACGCTGTACCTGGTTCAAGATTCTATGATCGTTCTGTAAAAAAAGAATACAAGCTTTTAAAGAAAGATGACTGGTCCAGCTATGTAGGTGTTTATATCGACAACACTAATCTTTCTGAGAATCCTAATTTCTTACCTAGACCTTATGTTCCAGGAGATAGAAACTCAGCTAAAGATGATAGGTACATAAACAAAGATTTTGAGGCCATGGACAAAAACTCTGATATCTATAAGATATTAGAGATTATGAAAAAATACCATCTTCAAACACAAAATGTAGTATCTACATATGGTAAGCTTTATCTTGACTTACCAAGATTCGGTATAGAAGACAACCAAGAATTAATTCTCCGCGGCGAGATTAAGAAAAAAGCTCTGCGTACATGGACACAAATTAAAGGTTTAGTAAGTAGAGAGGCTAGAGAAAAGGAACCGCTATTTCGTGAAACTGCAGATTCAGATGTAAACTATGATTCTCAAAAGAACATGGTTCGTGTAAATGCATTAGGTGAAGAGCAGGAATATATTCCAATTGGTGGATTATCTAGATTAGACACTGACCAAGTATCACTAGATGTAATAAGAACTTTCCATAAGTACTTATTCAGCGCGATGCGCTATAAACAGCTAAGTGATATGGACCCATTGGGTAGAGCACTTAAAGAATTTACTGGTTCAGAACAAAATGCTCAGAAAAATACTAAGCTTGTAAACAGAAACATTGCTCGTGTAAAGGGTATAACTAAGTATGTTCGTGATAAACGCCGGCAAGATTTAAGAGCTGCTCAGATATCGCATCTTTATGATCGTGAGTTTTTAGGTATACAGAATAATAGTTTTGGTAATAATCCATACCTAAATAAAATCACTAAGTTCTTTATGAAGCAAGTATCATTTGGATTCTTTGCTTTAGACGTGGTATCTGCTACTAAAAACTGGGGTGGACAGATTGTACAAAATGCTATTGAAGCTGCGGGTGGTAAGAACATAACACTGTATAGTTTGGCTGTGGGTAGTAGAATGGCTCATCAACAAATGGTTCGCATGCAGGGCCAGAGATATGAGAAAGGTTTACCTTCTCTACAGACACAGATGATGCTAAACTTTGATCCGGGCCAGAGTTACTTTAGCCAAAACTTTGGTAAAACTCAAAGTCGTGGATTTATTAGCGATGTTACAAGTTTGTCTTTCTTTATGTCTCCTCGTAAGTTTTTAGAGAGACAATCTGTTTTAGAGTTATTCTTTGGGATGATGCATCACAAAATCATCGAGAGAACTACTAGTGATGGTAAGAAGATAAACATCCGGTACATTGATGCTTGGGAGCTGGATGCTTCTGGTAAAATGAAATTGAAAGACGGCGTTGATAAAAAATATGACTTAGGTGGTACTGAGTATGCTAAGTTTAAAACGTTGATGCAAAATGCTGCTAATAAACTTTATGGTGCATATGCTGATATTGACCAACCCATGGCTAATAAGTTCTATGCATATAAAGTAACAAGCTTCCTTCGTAAATATTTTACTGAAATGTTTATGAATAGATTTGGTTTTAGTACCCGGGATGGTAATGTTGGCGGATACAGGTATAATTGGGCAATGAACACTGTAGAAAGAGGGTATTATGTGGAGGGTGTTCTTGCAATAATTAAAATGGCTAATGTATCAAATAAGTATTGGAAGTTCATGAGTAAAGAAGAGAAGTATGCTCTTCGTAAAATGCTAATGGAGGTTATCATTGTAGCTATGCTATATATGATGTCTACAATACTGTTTGGATATGACCCAGATGATGACGATAGATATCAAAAGTTGCGGGCAAAATCAGGAGATATGTTTAGTGATAACTTTAACGTTGATTGGTGGTTAGCCCAACACTTAATTTTATTTTCTAAAAACGTATTCGCAGAAACAACATCTTTTATCCCAGTGCCAAAACTTGGTTTAGAAGACCTTCGTGAAAATGCTGACTTAACAAGTTTAGTATTTGGTAGGTCAATAGGTCAAATGGGAACATTAATGAAAGATATGTTCTACATGTCAATTGGCTCAGAGAAAGCTAAATATACTAGAGATGTTGGTCCATTCTCATGGCAAGAAAAAGATAGCTACAAGATTATGAACCATACTCTAAGTCTATTTGGTGTTAAAGGTAAGTTCTATGACCCCGTGGGTAGAGGAATTATGCCACAAGAATCTGTTGAAGCACGTAAGTAAAAAAAAATGGGGGAAAGAGCATAAGCTCAATCCCCCACATTTAAATTTTAAATCTTTAAGATTTATGAACACACTCGTCTACATCTTCAATTTCAGCTGGTGTATCATCTACAACAGCGAATCTTGTTTTTTCAAATGATGTAAATGGCTCTGGTGGAATAGTTGCTTCCAGAATAAAATTACCTTTTTCTGTTACTTCTAGAACTTTATATACAGCGTCTTCAATTAAACCGCTGTTATAACCACTCGCGTTTATACATTTTACAAAAAGGCTCATGTATTACGCTTTAAAAGTTGCTAAATCTAAAGCTTCACCGGCGCCGATTAAATCAAATACGTCGTATTTTCTTTCAATAAGCAGGCTAAACAATCTCCCTACTGTGTAGATATTACCTTCCAGATAAACTTCAGCAATAGATTTATGCATATGGTTGGTGATATCCTTTACCATATCATCATTAAATACCTGGTCAGTTTTAATTAGAAACTCTCGGATATCATCTTCTGTTACCTCAGTCAAAGGAATCAAGTAGGGTTTACCATCTTGGTATACCAAATCTGTGTAGAGGTGTTTTACCTCATTTAATTTTACGATGTTCATTTTTCAAAGAATTGTTTAATGTTTGGTTTTCTGTAATTAGGGCCTTTTAAAATCTTACCGTCTTCTCGCAAAATAGGTAAACCATTTTCACCTAATTTTGTCATGTTGCTATCATGGATTTCTCTAAAAACATCAGCGATTACATCTTGCATACCATGTTTGATAATGGTACCAAGTAAGATGTATAACTGATCTCCTAGAGCGTCAGCAATCTCTGGTAGATTACCTTCTCCACATGCAATAAGATACTCTACATTCTCCTCTTTCATGAGGTCGTGTCTTAGAGTGCACTCTTCCATGGGAAGTAGTGTAGGTATCTTAGAATAGGGTTGTCTAAAAGATTGGTGAAAGTCAATGACTTTCCACAGTTGCTGTTGCATATTCTTCAGGGATTAGTTCAGAATCAATGTGGTCAAAGATACCATTTTGTTTAAAATCATCTCCGTAAAAACCATAACAAGAATCTATAAATTCAAGATGCTCGTGGCCTAAATCACACTTTTCTTTTTTGTAAAGCTTGAATCCATAAACATCACCAGTTAGATACTGGTCATATGTCTTTACTTCATCTTCTAGAATATCCTCAACTTTAGTTAAAGTGCTTAGGTTAGTGTTACCATATTCTTTTAGGATCGTGTTGGTAGGGCAATATATGTACCCTACCTGACCAGAATCCCAGCGGCAACTAAAACTAGAAGTACTCATAGTAATACCACTGTGATCATAAAGATATAATGGTAGAATTACAAAGTCTTCTCTTGATTTAATCCAATCTTGAAGCTGCTCTTCATCGTTATAAACTTCTTCATACATTTCGAGATCTTCTATAATCTCAGTTATTCCTAAATCGTCTGCAATTTGTTGTAAGCACTCAAGTTTACTGTCTGCTTGAATATCTCCAAGATTATATCGTCTGTGTACACAAATCATTGTTCCTAGATTATCCCAACTTCTGGGAGAATCAGGATTTTCGTCATGTACAATATGTAGTACATGATCATTTTTTAATTCTATTATTTTGTATGGTTCCATTAGAAAAAAGTTAATTGTTTAAAGTTTGTTTGTTTAAGCTTTTCTATTTCTTGCTTTGCTTTCAGTATGTAATATTTAAGATTTAAATCATACTGCTCAAAAGGTTTCTTTTCATACTTAACAAAAATTGTTTGCAGCCACGGGCCGCTTTCAAGTTGTATTTCTCTACCATCTGTGTAATTATACTTTATGACTTTACATCCTTTGTTGCTTACATAGTATCTTAGTGTGTTCTGCAGTTTTTCTTTTGTTACCTCGCCATTTATAACACATGTTTGTACAAACTCCCAGTCACCTTTAATCTTTACACCTGCGCAGAAGTCAAAAATATCTTTGCAATTGTTGATAGTTTCTTCTACAGGAGTGTTAAATACAAGGTTGTTGTAAATAGCTTTGCGGATTATTAGAAAACTCTTGTTCTTATGAAGCGGAAGGTCTACAAACTCAAATCTACCCTTGCATTTTACTGGTTGGTAATAGAATTTGCCGTTCTCTTCTCTATGTGGAAAGTGGGGGTTTGCTATAAGTATCTTAGAAATCTCCTCTTGAGAGCATTCCTTTTCTGTGAATAAGGCAATATAGTTATTCACGTCGCCAAGGAATATTCTATCGTACTGGTCATGTTCTAGAGATAATTTTGTTATCTCCTCCCACCGTTTACACACCTCCATATATTTATCATACGCGTGTTCAGGAATCATTGTTTCTAGACCATCTGTATTCTGCATAATCGGTATAGCTTCCGGGATAGCTTCACAAATCATTTCGTAAAGCATCATTAGTGTTAGCTGACCATTCATGGTGATACGCATGGTAAACTCGGGGTCATATAAGAAACTATTTTCCTCATTGCTCAAACCATATGTACTGTTTAGAATAATCTTGTACACATAGTTCTTGGGGTCTTTCTTAGGTATTTTTGTACGCTCATCGAAGAACCACTCATACTGCTCACAGAATATATCTTTGGGTATGTGTGCAGGTGACCATTTGTTTCTAATTGCAAGATTTGGGTAGAAGCTAGTTACATCTGAGGTCATGATAATCATGCCGTCCTTAGCAACATATTCACCGCTTTTATTTGAACCATGCACGCCGCCAAAACCAAAGTCTGTTTGAACATTGCGGTACCTAATGTGATACTCAAAGGCACCTTTAGTATTCTTCGGGTCGATTATTAAGCTTTTAAACTTCTCATGCAACCTTTGAAACTCTGGTCTAACAAAACTGATATAGTCTAGTAGTATCTTAGAGATATCAATAGACTTCCTTACAGTTTTATATTTCTTGAGCTCATACTTAGGAACCTTAAGCTTCTTAGATAAAAACAACAGAAATAAATCTTTAGAAATCTTGGGCTCTGATGCTGAATAAAGAGATATCTTATACTCTTGGCTTAGTTTGTTTCTTAGATTTACCTGGTTTTTAGACAGGAACAAAATTGCTTTAGTGGACTTTACGTCATTGATACAGTAGTCTACGATTTCATTGATTATATCAAAACTTTCTACATCCAGAGTATGGGTGTATGGCATGTCTTGTATGTTGGACCAATCCATGGAATACTGTATCCATTTTAAACTAGAGCGTTTCGCGGCATTATCCCAGTGGTTTAGCTTAAATACATCTATCTGTTTAATCTTCATCTGCCACTCAGAATAGCTAGCAAACTCGCCAGCGTTACTAAGCTCAATGACCCGTTGCGCCTCGGCGTAGATTTCTCTAGCAACAGCCTCCCCGGGTATAGATAATAAGTGATCACAATGCTTAAGTATATACTCAGTAATTTGAGCATCAAATGCTAAACCATTAAAGGATATATGCCTTTCGTTATTCTTGATATTACCATCTAAGAACTTGAGTAGTTTAGACAGATCATTGCGTAGCCTATGAACTATAAAAACGTGTTGAGTTTCTGTGTTAATATCCTCGAATACACCCACGAAGAGGTTGGACATAGTTTCAAAGTCCATTACATATCCATATGCCATATCATAGTTATTAATCTTAGTGGTTTATAACAAAAAAAGCCCCACCGAAGTAGGGCTGTTGGGTTTATACATTAGTTAGTGGAAATGCTATTCGACATCCACCTCATAATCACGTTTAATTTTTTTAGCCAGTTTTATAGCGACATCTGACGGCAACTTTTCAAAAAGCCGCTCAATCAAATTACTGCTATCAAATTCAGCTTGACGGCAGTAAATCATATCTTCCAAAAAATTTACAAATTGCTCTAAAGCATCTGTTTTAATATCACGTTTTGGGTTTAGATTTATTACGGACTTGCCATTTTCATCTTTAGGGTATTCACGGCTTTCAATATCTTCCGTTACCCTTACATTTTCGGCTTCAAAAATCAACTCAAAGCCATAGTTTTTTTTAAGTGTTATGTTCATTTTTATTTGTGTTGTGAGATTTGTTTCAGTTTAATTTCGTGTTAACAAGCCGTACCCTATCGGGGGTTGTTTGGCTATACATTAGTTAGCGAAAATTTTCCCACCAAAGTTTCCATAGCTCACCTGTATCTTTCCAATTATCTTTGTTTCTTTGGTCAGCATATTTGT